TAAATAGCAACACACATCTTTTTGCAAAAAGGTAAATACCTCTCTTATATATAAATATATTTTTTAAAAAGTTCAAATATTATATATATATAAGACCCCCGGATTCTGTGACTGTTAGGGTGAACCCTAAGTTTTTCTTTTTTTGTTTTTTATTTCTCTATTAGAAAGTGAGGTATGGTTTGAAAAAAAACCAGGACAATTGGACAAATCAGCTGAAAGCCAAGCCCAGTATACGTTTGCGGCTGTCCAATTTCTCTTTGAAAAAAGGACACTTTTGGACATGTGCTGTAAGTCGTTGATTTTAAAGACTTTTCTAAAAATAAAATTGGACACATTTGTCCAGTTTTTTGAACAGACTAAAAAAAGCCGAGTCGAAACCCGGCTTTAGACTACTTTTTGATCCTATCGAGCAGCGCTTCCATCTCCGTTCGAGATGCCTGATCTGTTTCAAGCTTCTTTTCAAAGTTGAGTTCGAGCTTGTCGGAGATCTCATCAATCTCCTTGACGACAGTGTCAAGCCCTTCCTCTGCAAGCTGAAACATTTCTTCAAGACTAAGAGTTTTCAGGTACGCCTTCCAATCTTCCTGAGAAAGCTTTCGAATCTCTTCGAAGCTCAAGCCTTTCTTCTCGTCCATGTTCCTCTCCAAAAGGAAACTGGGCCGAAGCCCAGTCTTGACATTACATACGACCAGCCGCAAACTCCGAAATGAACCTCGGAGTAGCCGTATCAAAACCTACCACGTCAAGCATGTTCGGATCCGTAGGATCAGCAATGCTGAAGCTATTGACCGCCATACCAATCGTGATAAGCTTTGCTTCCGGCTTGTTCATTTCCTTGCGGTACTTGCGTACTGCCTGGAACACATGCTGACCGCCGTTCCACGTTTCGTTATCGGTATAGACACAGACTGCATCTACGTTCCAACGATTCTTGAGAGCATGCTCAAACGGAAGCGCACAGTTCGTACCGCCGAAATTACGACGGTGAACCTTGGTCGAAGCCGACTGCAGAGTATCCTTGTCGGTAATACCCAGATCGATAAACTGCGTAGTGAAACCGTACACATACGAGTTCTTCTCTGCTCGTGCAGTTACCATTGCCATAACGGCAGTACCTTCTGCACAGGAAAGCAGAGGAGCACCTGGGATTGCACAGCTCATCGAACCCGATACATCAAGGGCCAGAAGGAGGTTCTTACCAGACGGTTCCACTGCCTGAAAGGCCAGGTAGAATGCATCTTCAAGAGCGCCCTTAATTTTCTGATCCGGAGTCCAGACCAGAGAACCCTTATCGCCACGGCCCTGAGAGTAAATCTTCTGAGCAACCAGAATCGACAACGGATGCAGACGATCCTTACGGATAGCTTCAACATCACCAAGCTTGGCCTGAACGATCTTGCTCGTTTCCGAGAAAGGCGAAATCAAACCCACGGCTGTGAGCTTGTTCAGATTACGCGTCAGGGCGTTAAGACCCATATGCGGAACCAGCGCTTCCCAGACACGCGCATCATTCTTCTGTTCATTCGGGATCATTTCGTGTGTAAGCTTGAAATCCTGAATCAACTTGACAAGCTCAGTCGTCGAAGCAGTCTTGGCTTTCTCTACAGCAATCAGGATCTCAGGCACAGGATCGCCTTCTTTCAGCGAGTCAGCGCCCTTGACGATATACTTGTAGAGATTCTGACGAGGTACGTCGTTACCAGGATTGACGTGGGCAAGCCGCATAACATCACGATGCGACCAGCCATCGCGCTGCTTATACTTGACAACCTGATATGCAAGGTTGTTGACTGACTTTTCCGAATACCACTTGTTTGCAACCGACTTCAGCGAACGACCCCAACCACGCAGACCATTCGAGAATGCAACGAAGTGAAGGAAGTGCGTACCTGTACGGGCTACGAGAGCAACCTTGTCCTTTGCGTACATCTTGGTTGCAACGTCGCCGTGTGCAAATACCAAAGCCATGACAAGCAAAGCATAGTCATTGTTCTTGGCACGACCGGCCTGGCTGATCTCAACACAACGATCAACCACAACCTTGCCGTTTGCTTTGATCAATGCAACGACTGCGTCCACGTTCTGTTCGGTCAGCTTGGATTCGTTCTGGTAGAACGTGCCTTGGCTAGTACCGATAATCAGAAAACGATCCAGCTTTTGCAGCGGCGTGATTTCAAATACAAAGCCACCGGCATTGTTCTTGATCTGAGCTACAGGAGCGTTGCCTGCAGGTTGGGTCTGGGGCGTCGTTTGTTTCTTTTGACGCGTATTCGTGTTATTTGCGAGCGAATTGAAAGACATGTTACGGCTCCTTAAAGGACTAAAAAAGAAAGGTCTGAAACCGAAGTTAACAGACCTTTAAACGCAATCCCTGCTTGGTGGCAGGATTTGAAAACGACTTACCTCATGCTGGGTTGGAGGTGCTGGAGCCCTGCAGCTCTTCACCAGGGTACCTGGGAAGAACATCCCAGCTCCTCGACTCGATAGTCCGTAGGACGAAGAGTCGAAGCATAAACTGTAGAGTTACTCTACACTATGTTCGAAGAACAATAATACGTAAGTCATGGATAAAGCTACCTTTCCTCATCGAGGTCCTTCTGGGATCTCGAAAGAAGACCTCGGGAGTAGCGCAACGTAGGGTGAAGGGCAAAGCCCGTAACCCGTAGTGGAGCGGATCCCGTGGAGAAATAACCATAGAGTTGCTCTATGTTCTCAACATGCAACTTGAGTATACGAAAGGTAATCTAGGAATAGAGCAAAAGATGAACTAGGGATAGACGATTGGAATCGAACCAATGATAATCCAGACCTTCTGGCGTCCGCAGTAATGGAGCGGTAACCTAATTCTAGCGGCTCTATATTTTGAACTTTCACCGCCCTTCTATAGGGTTTGTCTCGAATCTCTCAGATTAGGTTGCGACCCATTTTCCAAGATGACCGTCTAGGTGAAAAAATTGAAACGGACAAAAGGCGTACTAGGAGATTTTTCGTGCTCTACCACTGAGCTACAGTAGCATTGCCACTGGAGGGATTCGAACCCCCGACCCCGACTTCCCATAAGTAGATAACCTAATACTAACGGTCCGTAAAGATGAAGTGAGCAAAAGAATTGATCTGGAGGAAATCTTAAAAGGATAATCCAAACCTGAACGGCTCACAAATTTAATGCTGAACAAAAGGTGTACTGCGAAATTTGCGTGTTATACCGATTTAACTACAGCAGGACTAAAAGCACTATATACTCTTAGCCCTGCCGTCAGGGTTCGAACCTGAAACTCGTTCTTAACAGGAAGGTAACGCAATACTAACGGCTCAGCGAAACTTGAAACGAGCAAGGAGTGCAAGGGAGATAGTCTTCAACCTAAGACCAGAGGTACAGCTAGTTTGTTAACCCTCTTGAAACTCTCTCCTTTCGGAGTAATGCAGAGTAACCGTCGTTTAACTTCCATAGTAGATAACCCTTAGCTATCGGCTCGATGAAACTGGGTGTTGAACAAAGGATCGAAATAGACTTCGGAATCGCTGCCTTGCCAGCTTGGCTAAACCCGACGTCTAACTACCGACGGGTTACAGGATTCGAACCTGTGAATGGCGATTTGGGCTTGATAACCTATTTCTACGGTTCAACTAAAACTGGAACGGACAAATAAATGAAACTCGGAGGTTTCTTAGCAATAGATAACCGAGATTCGAGCGGTCCGTGAACTTTAATTCCAAAATGTCTTGTGGCACTAAGACACTTCAGGATTAAAGCGGAGAGTGAACTAAAGAGTAACCTGGGGTAGAGTTCACCAATTGAGATAACCCAGATAAGACGGCTCACTAAAACTATTATACCATTAATACAGAAATTGTTGAAAGCAAAATTTGGAGTGGAGTAATTTTTGGAGATAACCCAATCACGTCGGCTCTCAATGTTTGAACACATTCTGCTAAGAATACGCCTGGTTAGCATCTAAAGTTAACTAACTATAAACCAGGTTCTGGCCAAGAGCAGAATCAGTTTTACCCAGCCCCAGCTGGGTAATGGTTTTGCTTTTCGCGGTGTGCGAAGGAAGCGTAGAGTACTGTTACAGATACCCTCTGTCCTTTAGTTTCGCTCTACCTTTAAGGGTAAAGGTTAACAAGGTCAGCTTGAGCACTTCAAACTTCTGCTACCAGAGCGGTAAACTCTGGTTGTCCATGACGGACTCATGCTCGGTTCACGAGCTACTGGGATGGTACCTATACGGATCCCAGCTCAAGGACGTCGGCGTCTCGGTCGACGACATCTCATCACCTCATCTCGGCGCAGCCGAGACAACGTTAGAGGATTGTTACAATTCCTCTAGCAATGTTGCCATTACTAAAATACTAAGTCATGGAAGCAATTCTGTAAGGTTAACCCAGGTTGCTCATTCGGGGCAGGAGAAACGGACCTTACTTCCGGTGCATATTGTTCTTTACGTTAAAAGGGCCTGGCGATCACGGTCTGTCAAAAAACACCGAGGAAACTGGATTTCAGTGATCTCGGGACTGTCTCTTGTAACCATATACTTGCCCTGCGTATCTTCGATGAGGGCAAACCCTTCTTCATACTCTGCAACGCTAATAACTTCGTTCATCATGATCGCCTCTGTTGTACCGAGATTAACAGAAAGGCGCAGCGTAACCTACGCCTTAATTGTACTGCTTTAGCGAAGCTTAAGCAACTTCCAACTCAAGTTGCAGAAGTTCATCAGGCGTTACTTGTGCAACGTTTGCAATCTTAACGACGGTAGCCAGAGTCGGACGATAATTGCCCGCGAGTGCGCCGAGTCGTGCATATTTTTCAATACGCTTGAGAGTCGAAATCGACAGCTTGGTTGCTGCTGCCATATCAGCGATGGAGATATCGCTTTCCTTACGGAGATTCGTAGTGTTACGAACAAAAGTACGTGCTGCTGCTTGAAGAGAAATCGTAGACATCTTTGTAGAACCTAAACAAAAGCCGCTAATAATAGAAATGAGGAAAGTCAACGCGGCTATGACTTCCCTCACAATTTGCTTATACCAACAAACAGAAAATTATTGAAATTAAACACCGACAGGGAATGGCCAAGGCATAGAGATCTTGACTGGGTCAAATTCTTCCAGAACACCTAGACTCCTGGTTTTGTAACCTCTCTGGTTATACCCTTCAACCGTATGCTCAGGTATAGTTTTCCAACATGGAGCAGGCGCTCTATCCTCGTAGTATTGCCAAAGAACAGGTTCTTTCATGTCGATAGAATCAGTTTGCCCTCATAGTCCTCTCCGCTCTGAAGCTGAGGGATACCGAAGTCCTTGCCCGTAAGAATATACCCTGCTAGTAGACAATCTGTAAGGCCAAATCCTTCGGTTTCATCTGTCTGTACAAAATGCGCCTGTTGATCTGGTAAGAACGCTTGCACATCGTCGATAATGGTATAACTTTCGACTTCGAGCACAACTTTGCTAAGTGATTCGAGGAGACGCCCTTGAGATACAAAAAAGTCTGGATCCTGATGCGACCGCTTCTCGCCAATTCCCTGTAAGAAATGGAATATCTCCTCCCCGCGATTAGATCCACCGCTGTGCGTTTTACCAATGACACGGTATGGGTCGATTCCCATCGCTTCGAGAACTTGCCGAATCTGGTAGACATCTATTCCAAGCCTCCACGTTGATGAAAGAACAATGTGTGCATTTGTCACCTTACAAAGTTGATTGATAAGCCCAACTGCATGCTTATCAACCGACTCCAGGTTGCGCACATACGGCGGGCAGAGCACTTTCTTCTCGGAAGAATTGAACCATCCTCCGTCGTACATGGAATAGTCTACAAAAAGTCTACCCCATCCACCTGCAAGAAGCGCGGTCTTAGCAGAGATTACGACTCCATCGATATCCAGGAAAATCAAACGCACTTTCTCTGTATCAAGCTCCGGTGCTTCTTTCCTGAGAGTCTTCGTAGAAATCTCGTTCGTCAATTTGCCTCCCTACACAGAAATGAGCCCCGATACATCCGCACTCGGGGCAGCGTTGTTTTTCTTGGTCAAGCACTCTTTGCCAAAAATTGTTCGGCAAGATTTCGGACAACGTTTCCATCATATTTTCCCTGGAAGTTCTTCTTGAACAGACCCATGATCTTACCGAGATTATCCAAAGCGGCATTCTCGATCAAAGTCTTGATTTCAAGCTCAGACAACTGCGTAGGCATGAACTTGGTAAGCAGATCACGTTCCACAATCAAAACGTGGGCTTTGTCATATTCCTTCTCATGCTTAAGCATTTCAGCAATGCCTTCGAGACCTTTCTTGATGATCGATATGACTTCTTCATCGGTAGGATCACGATTTTCTTTCTTCGTGGCAACCTGTTTGGCTTCACCAAGGATAGTACCAAGCTTGGTGAATGTAAAAGAGTCCCCGCGTTTCAAAGCGTCGGTCTTCAGTTCATTAAGATGTTGATACAGAGTTGTCATGTTTACCTTTTCTTATTGAAGTGTTTGATAATTGCGTAGCCTCCGAACCCTGACAAGGTAAGAGGCAATACAATAGGCCATACGCATGAAAGAAGCATCGGTATCAAAAGCGCAGGCATGAATTCATCAGCGTCTCTGGGGTCAATACCTACGAATTTGGCCACCACACCTACGATGATAAAGTAGGATACCACTGCACCGATGATGTAGTACAAAATATGCACTTTAAACTCCGTAGCCTTTGAACTCTTTCTTCATTCGATAAAATACTACGTATACGCCAAGCGCATCGACACCAACATCTGCCCTTTGCCAGAGTTCATTCTGGATTTCGTAGAATCGTGTACCTTCGAATTCCACTACTTCAAAGGGAACGCCCGAACCATGGATACCCATGCTGAGTTTCACAACATCGGTATCTGGCCGATAAATGAAGTACTCATTGGGATCTTCGTATGACATCTTCATGTCTTCCGGAAGGACCGGTTCTACCTTTTCAAAATTATCGTCACTCATTTCTTATCCTTGTTAAATGCATTTTGTTCAAAGGCCTTCATTCTAGCTTTATGCGCTGCTTTTTTCAAGGTCTTGGTCACGCCCCCCATTTTGGTCCAATCATTCCGGACTTGAGACAAAGTTTTAGCAATTGCCTCGTTCAAATTCTGTTTTTGAAGTTTGTTCATATTGTTTTTGATTTGTTCCATCTAAAGAAAAAAGGGGCCTGTAAAAGCACCCCTGCGGTCACAGCCCTAGCGCCCAGAGCACAAGCACTACTGGGAACGTAACAGGCCAGAGAACGGTAATTATGATAGCCTGCACAATTTCCCGAAAGACAGCGGAACTATACCCATCATCCGTCATCAGGAATGAGCCGATATTGATACCTCCGAGAAGCAAGACACCAGCGGCGTAAATGTGCAGCATAATACTTGTAAGGCTCATTTCAGATCCATCCAGGCCCACTTTCCGTGATTGTTCGGATCGATTTCCTGGAATGCCGGATGCGTACCCGTCGTGTCCTGAATGTCCTGCAGGTTCTTGTAGAAACATGCACGATACTGCGATAAGGCATTCACAAACTTCGGCGAGTGATACTCACGCGAAATCAGGATAGCCTGAGTCGAAATCGTCTGGACACCAGCCGCGTTGACGTTACGGTAGTTCGCACGGCTAGGCTGATACACGCCACTCAAGGCCGTCATCTGGGCAGGTCCCACGGACAGAAGCTTGTATGCAGCCGACAGCGCCGAAATCGCAGCCATCGGTTGACCGCCGACAATGACAACCGCATCGACCTTCTTGTCCTGCAACGCAGCCAGAGCTTCGTCGTTGGTCTTGAATTCGACAGTGTTGTAGTTCAGCTTTGCGTACTTGGAAACAACCTTCGATGTGAGGACAGATCCACCAGCCGCACCAACATTTCGGCCTGCGAGGTCAGCAATAGTGTTGAAGTGGATTGTCTTTCCGCCGAATCCGAGGACGCCGCCTTCCTGTTGACCTTCCGCACGAGCCACGAAGTGGACTTGTTCGGGGAAGAGGGCGAACACAGTTTTGATCTTGCTGAGATCTTCGGTGGCTGAACGGAAGAAGACGACATCGGTTTGGACGAGGGCGGCGTTGACCTGGTTGCCGACGAGTTTGTCGATGTTGTCATTCGAGCCTCCGGAATGCATTTCGGTGATTTCACCATTCTGACCGCAGTACTTGTTCAACTCCTGAAAGACTGCTGAGTACGTCGAACCCTTCACGCCACCAGTGGCAACGATGAGGGTTTGGGCTTGCGCGTGGGAGAAGAACGTGCACAGTGCGAAAAACACTGCAAACATGCCCAGGAAGTTTGTAACCTTGCTTTTCATTTCTGATCCTTACTTGTTGTTGATGTTGATTTGCGGAAGATCATCCGACGGGGCTGCAGCAGGAGCTGCGGATTGGGTTTGGACTGCGTCAGAGCCTGTCTGAGCGGATGCAGAGTCTCTGCCAAAGGCGAGATAGCCACCCACACAGACGACGACCACCAAGACGCTGCCAATGATTCTATACAGCATTTTTAACCTCGGTTGAGATGAGACAACAAAGCGTCCGCTTGAGATTCAATCTTTACCGGAACAATGAAATTACCATCCGGATCGAGGATCTCCCACCAATCGTTTTGCAAATCGTATTCTTTTGTGTACACGTTTACCTCAAACTTTGATAGCCCTCACTTCCTTTGCGAAAGCGATTGCCACGGATTGTTGATTGAACGTCGTGTGATCGTACTTCTCCCAGATTTTTGTGATCTCGGCATTCAGATCCGGTTCGACGGGTTCATGGAGTTGGGAGCCGAGTACAGGGTCAGCCCAACAGTACTGGGAAAGAGGGCCGGGATTTTCATTAAGCCAGGTATTGGTGCGACTTGGCATCAATCTGCCCAACACAAGCTTAACGTTACAATGTTTGCAGATAACCTCTTTCGTGCTCATGCTTACCAACTCCTGGTTATGACCTGGTTTCCGCACTGGCCGCAGTTGAAGCCATCCTGGCCCTCTCTACAACCGCTTATGTCTTTGCCCCGATACAGCTCCCGTACTTCATTAGGCAGGTATTCGTTGACAGCTCCGCATTGTCTGCAGGTTGCCCGCTTAACGACGGATGTATCCTGACCAACTACTTTTACCATGTTTCACCTCAATGATTTGGCGTAATCAAGCGCAGCAGCCCAACACAGCTTAAACTGGTCATCATGTCCAGCCGACACCTTCCCAGTAGAGATGGCATCGTGAAACCAGTTCTCGTAGCCTTCGTTAGGTCCTGCATTGGCAACGTAGCCGCTGTGCTTGTCGGCGTCGTAATCAAGAATGAACGGTTCCTTGTCAAGCTCTCCAATCATCCAGCGCATGCGGTCAGCTTCGTAGCGAACACGATCCGGGTATTCGCTCATGTCAATGGTGATGCCGCTCGTTACATCGCCACGATGCAGAATTGCGGTCCAGTTGGTCTTGCCGTTGCTCTCTGGCATCGAACCGTACCACACCGACAACTTCGACCCCTGCGCCACATTGGCGGAAGTTGATGCGGCGCGGGCTTGCCATTTACTCCAGAAAGCCTGGGCTCCGCAACCCCTACACACCGCCAAGGAATTATTCCCATGGAAGGCGTTGTACTTGTATTCAGCTTTATCGCCACAGAAGGGACACGGCAACAACTCTCCGCGCTCGTCCTGCTCGACCGATGGCATAGGCTTGCTTGCTTCATTGGCGAGCGGGGCGGCGATACTCATCATCGACTCATCGAACATCGCGCATTGGCGACTGTGCCCGAACACACCTTTGCATGTGCATTGCTTGTCGATAGCGACAGGCTGGCGGGCAACGTTTCGATCATTGATTCCGCTCCAATCTTTGCTCATACTTTAACCTGTTGTTTAACAGAAAGGGTTCTCATTTCCGGAACGTCGCCGTCAACATATTGCAGTCCCAAGGGCTTTTCTTCCGTCTTTCCAGGAGCTACCGAGAAATTAACCTCTTCCAGAAGCGACGTTTCAAGCTGAGCCATTGCACTGTTCATGCGACGGCTTACTTCGTCGATAGCAGTCTTGGACTTCAACTCTTCCATCAGCTTGTCGGAATCCATCTGCGCCATTTTGTTCAGAGCGGCCATTTCTACGGCCATCTCATTTACAGCACGGCACTTCTCGATTTCAAGCAGATAAGCTTCCAAGGCTTGCTTCGCAACCTTGTAGTCACCTTTCCACTTTTCCAATACCTTGTTGGCATTAGCCACTGCCTGATCGAACATCGCAGCATCGTTGGGCCACTGCTTCTTGAACCCAACAACCTTATCTGCGAAGTTTTTGACGCTTGCAGAGAGGTCTCCGATTCGCTGGAGCGCTTCCTTAAGCTTGTCAGCCCGATCATTGGCAATGTTGACCATTGTTTCAATCGGGTTAGTCTTGGCTTCGGAGACAATCGCCTTGACCTTCCAGTTAGCCAGTTTCATGGAAATCACCGGAGCGCCATTGACGATTAGCAGACCCACGGTACCGGCTATCGCAATGCCGATAATGCCCTTAACCAAAAGCATGATAGCAGGAGCCAAGACCGCAATTGCCAATGCTCCGATTGCGATTTTTACAATCCCTGCAAACTTCTTACGTTTCAAATCGATGTCGTTCACGGCAAGGTTCCTTCGGTGTGTAAAAGTGCAGTCATGATCAAGGCTTCATTCTCTCTCAAGAACTTTTCCTGTTTCAGTAAACCGCGAAGATGAATAATGGACCTGACAAAATGCGGGCGGAACGGAACAGCATGTGCAAAATGCTTTCTACCATCCCGTTGAGGTCTTGCACATTTCCGGTATATTTCTAACGTCTGCTTTGCGTAGTCAAGAGCTGCAGGCAAGCCATCCCTTCTGAAGACTACATCTAGTTGTTCTTTCACTATCTCTCCTCGGTTAGGGAAGGCTGCTTACAGCATAGATCGTATACACATTGCATGCAATACCGATCCAGACAGCTGCAACTGCAAGCTTTTCAATTAAAGAAAGTCTTTGCTTTTCCTTCACAACCTCTCCTTGGCTAAAGTATTGTCCTACTAATACTCTTATACCAAAAAGAGTATCGTAAATTACTCCTTAAACTCGGCAATGGTTCCAAGCAGACATATCAAAGCTAGGAATACATCTACGAATGTATAAATGGCGTCGAGACCCTTAGCATATGAAAATGCAGCCATGGCAACGTTAATCAACAGGAATGCCAGAAAACCGTAGTTAGCAGTTTTCATACGAGGAATTTCCTTGCATTGGAATCTTTGTAGAGATCCATTTTTAGATCATTCCACTGATCCCATGTGAACCGGTAATCAGCGATCAATGTGGAATTATTGTAGGGCTGAGCGTAATGGATATGCTGCCAGTCAGGCAGTCTAACTCCCTTGACTTTTGGCTTATCGTCGATAAGGTAATCGCCCATAACCAAAGTCTTATCTTTGGTGATAATCGCCCGAGTAGCCCAGAACTCGCCGAAATGATCGTTGAGCCATTGCACCTTCTCGGAATGACACATGAGGTCATCGAATTCCATTTCAGGCGCTGTGCAGATAAACGGCTCGATAAAGTCCAGGCAGTTTTCTTCAATGTCTTTCAAGGCTTCCTTTGCACCATCAATTACAGGAAGACTTGTGTAAAAGCCTCGGGTGCGTGCAATGCGGAGCACGTCTTCACGATGTTCTTCAGGATAGAAGCCTTCCACGAAGAACTGTGTTACTTCTTCCGCAGGAACCGTCGAACGGTCTGGATACTTTTCCTTGTACAGATTCACAAGGCCGGGATACCAGCCAGCAATAACACCGTCCATATCAATTAGAAGAATGACTTTACGATTCATACTGCACGACCTTTATTGGTGATAATGAAATCAATGTATTCCATGAATAGACATAAAGCCGTGAACGCAGCCCAGTAATATTGATGGCTTTGAAGAGCATTAAGAAGACCCATGCTCAGGAGGATAACCCAGATATACAAAACGGCTGGGATGTCGAAGAAGCCTTTAAGAGTGGCAGAGATTTTAGTTAGCATTATTTCGAAAATGTAAAAAGGAAGCGTGAAGCTTCCATGCGCAATTAGCGCGGTTGATTCCAGATCTTCAGAGGAGCCTGGCAATGACAAAGTCTGCACTTGGCAAAGTCCTTGAGAGGATTGTTTGCGTCCATGCAGACCTGGACTTGTTCGGATTTACAGAGAGGACAAGGAAGCGCATACTGAAGAGGTCTTACCTCAGGAAGTTTACTCTTGTTACCGGCCATACTATGTTCCGAAGTAATAATACAGAATCAGCAGGTACGTACAATAATGCAGCCACTGATCGAACCCAAGAGCATACCAGAATCCCTTAGTCTTTGGGGTTAATTCCAAAGCTCTTGAGAGATTCATTTTCCCATTGTCAATGAGGTAATGCACTGCAGTTTCGAATAATCCCATGACCCAGAATTCGGGTCTACCCCAGAGGATTAAAGTCGTAACCGCTCCGTGCATTCCTGCATGGACGTACCCGCCTGGATGCTTGAAGTTATGCTTGTTGAAAGCCATCCAGTTAGACTGCAGAAGGAAGTCCACGAAAAAATGCTTCGTGATTAAGAGAAAGATCAAAGTAAGCATTGTTGTTTTCCTGAAGCTGGGGCATTACGCCCCTCTTGTTAGGCCTCGACTATGATTCCACCCCAGCTGCGATGGTTATACAGAACCTCCGGAAGCTGGTGACTGTTGAAGTGATGCGGCATCCAGCCGGAATTATCGGCACGATGCCAGAACAATTTAAGAGCGATTGCATTCGGTTGATCCATGTCTTCTGTCCGGTACATCACAGACCTGAATGGGAACATGGAGTCTACCATACGGAATGCTTCAAGATAGTCAACGTTGAAGCTGCGAACAAGCTCATCTGCAATTTCTTCTTTCCAGATGAACACCGTGTTTCGTTGAAACATTATCGAGCATCCCGATGCTACAGCAAGAGAGACCGCCATGAAAATAACAGCGATCAAAAAAGTGGTCTGCATGGTACGTTTTTCCTTGGTTATAAAATGTATAATTATTCCTACTACAAATTTCTTATACCAAAAAGGCTTAGGAAAAGTAAAAAAAGCCGAGTCGTAACCCGGCCTCTCTTCTACCAGAACACCAATACATCTTTTACATCTGGATGTTTAGGATCTGCAAGCTCTCCGAATTCACCATGACCATAGTCTTCTGCGGATTCAATATCCACGGAACAGGTTCGGTAATTATGATCACTTGCTCGAATAACCACCTCTACGTCATCACTTACCGTTTCCAGAAGCTTTTTCAGATCCTTTGCTTTCATCTTTAATCCCCATTTGATTCTTAACCGCATCCACAACGCGTTTCTCTACATCGAGCTGAGCCTTAGCCACAGCTTCCTTACCGAGAATCGTATCAAGGCTACCTTCCAGTACTGCCACAGACTTACTAGCAATACGTTGTCCAGCGTCACTTTGAGCAGCAGCTACAACTGCTCCGCCAGCTACGATGAACGCTGCTTCTTCCTTGGTTGGAGTGAAGACGTTAACGAGGCCTGAGAAGATCCAAAGAAAAAGGAAAATCCCCCAAAAGGCTCTGATTATGAAATGTTTTTCATTATTCAGTTCAGCTACTACAAAGACAACCGTACTAAAAGCCGTTATGAAGCAAGCGAAGGCAAACAGGTTACCGAACACGTCATGCATGTAAATCAGACGTGTAATCCAGTAAAGTTCAATCATGGTATGTGTCATTCTCTTCTCCAATTAAAACGGGGCATAAAGCCCCGTTGTTCAAACTTCGTCAAGGTCCACCTGGGTACGTAATAGTTCACGTAGCCAGTGAATTCGTCTATTCGAGACACAATAGTTGCAACCACCGTGGTTACGGCATGAACGGCAAACGCTTTTGGCGTAGCTGTACTTGTAATTACGACGGTTGTCTTTGCGATTCGGATAGTGGTTGTCAAAAGCCATAAAGCCTCCATAGTAGAGTTACTTCATGGTTGATCTCCCCTTAGATAGCAGCCAGCCTGCGAACATCGTTAAACGACTGGTCACGGATAAGAACGCCATTGGCGTACACAGGTTCCAGAAGACTAGTTCGACCCATCAAAGCATCTTCTCGGATGGTCACCAGTTTACCATCGTCTTCAATAAGCGCAAGTCTGCCCCGCTTACTTGTCTTACCGCCAGCTTTAGGGTCTTTATACACATCTCTCCACTGACCCTCTACGTTGATAGCGGAACACTTCATTGCAAAACTAAAAGTGTCTCTATCCCACGCGGAATGTAACCCACCCCCCATACCGAACACGATATTTTCCGCGCTAAAGCCTTGCAACTTCATAGCCGTAAGAATTCTCTTAATAGAGGTAGGATTTACGCCGTCTCCTTGAAGTACACGTACGTTTTTGAGGACTTTAAACCCCCTACTATTTGGAACTGATCCGAATGCTGCGTCAAGATATCCAAGTGCCTTGGTAACTCCTTCCACAGGTTCTCCGCTGTCCAATCGAATAACTACGGTAGATCCGCAGTTTACGATCTGTTCTTTCAGGTCTTTACCAAAAATATTCTGAATAGAGTTATCGATATCATATGAGTCCGCTACTAGACTGACAATCGGGTATTTCCCTGCATAAGTTTTAATGGCGTGACTGTAAAAATCACGTTCCCCATCTTTGCCCCAACTAGTAGTAGTGGAGTGTTCGCTGGCAGGGACGCTATACCCTAAATGCTCAAGCGAAGCGCCGTAGTACCTGCGAGCAAACAGCATTGCATTGATAGTGTCGGTCCCGAGAAAGTTAGTCAAATGCGCCGCCCCTGCAATAGCCGCACTTTCTTGAGAACTATTTCCACGGTATCCAAAATCGGCTAATTTCCAGGGAATCTCGTTGATAGGCACATCACTGGTTTCTTTTAGAAACTCAAAAATCACTTCTTTACAATGACGTGAAATCGTAGCAACGGTAGTTCCATACCAAGCTGCTTGAAGCAAAGGGGTTTCTAGAAAGCTTTCTACCCAAGGAAGCAAGCTATCAGTAGACTCCGCAGTGAGCAGCACGTTCCCGATTTCTACTTGACTACCTTCAGGTACCGCACTGATAACGGCAGGGTAATATCCATCATGTTTTTCGATGATATCTTGAAATCCCTGTTTATTAAAAGGAATTCCCTGTGCCCTTGTTACTTCTTCCGCTTCTTTGAGGTCATCCCGAGTGATTGGGTCTAGCAAATATTCTTTAATAAAAGCCTGCAGTCCGAAAAATGAAACTTTATCAATCGGGAATCCACTGTTGTTTTTCCGAGCTTCTACGTACGACTGCATGCCTACTGTACCTAGGGGGTACTGAGGGGCATGAGAATATTTGTAACTATCCCCGATAAGGATTTTATTTGCTTTCATGATATTAACGCCTCGTTAATTAAAATGCTTAAGGTCTATTCTTAAGACTTTGAGTTAAATTTACACAATTTATCTATCCAATCAAGCCATTCTTTTTCAGATAGATTATTCTTAGCTCTATTGCAAATACGACAGCATGGCACACAGTTATCCGGTATATACCCCAGATTATTATCCACCCTATCTATTCCGTTATATTTGAAAGGCTCATTTGAAACTATCTTATATGGTTTAGGAGGTAGTACTTTATTTGAATTTTCAGTTCCGCAGTACTTACACGGCCTAGATATAAGTTCAACCACTTCAGACTTGGTTAAGCAAAATTCTATGTTTCGTCTAACCGCATCTCTCTTATATTGATCTACAACTTTGTTTTTTGCAGCTTCAAAATTTGGTTTATATACCAACTTAGATACAAGTTCAGCCCTTGCGCAACCGCATGATTTAGACTTTCCAGACTTTAGACTAAAACTACTTACCAATGTCTTATTGCCGCATATACAATTGCAAACATATCTTTTAGTTTTCTTATCATAACCTTCTACAGTCAGATAGTTAAAAACCTGTCCACCGCCAATAGAAGGTTTTGAACCCATTAAATACCCACCAGCTTACGGATGATGGACAAGTGATCTTCGAAAATCTGCTCGGGCATGCTCAGAATTTCATCATACGTGAAAGGCTTGCAGTCCGATGCATCATCTGCTGCCTTCACTTTCGGCAAGCCTGGTTTCTTGTCTGCCTTATCGAGGTCAAAAAGGAAAGCATGCGAAAAAGTGCGCCCACGAAGGCTACGCCCAGGATGATCAAACACAACGCCTTCGCCCATAGAACCAAGCAACAGACCAGGAGGAAGGTCAATGTTGGTCTCTTCCATGAGTTCACGAAACGCTGCAGTTTTAAGTCTTTCATTTGGTTCTACGAATCCCCCTGGGAGTGCCCAAAGCCCTTGACCCGGAGCATGTTTACGTTTGACTAGGTAGATGTGTCCGGATTTCTTTACAACAGCATCTACTGTTACGAACGTAGGTGCATACGGAGCTACTGACCACGCCTCTTTGTATTTCCGGATCATGAAGCACTCTTTCTGAAGTCGTACATACTCACTCGTCTTCATGAACTCTTTGAAGAATTCGAATACATTAGCAGGCACTACGCTCTTAAGCAGATCTACAAGACCAGGCTTTTCAAAAAGAACTTCACGAACAGTCGTAGCATCGAAACCGAGCTTCACTTCATCCACTGCTACGTAGTTGTATTGCGGAAAGAGATCGAGATAGTAAGAACTTTCGTCTTTCTTGTTGCCAACGATGGCTACCTTCGAACCTGCAGGAACACATTCTGCAATGCTACGTTGGACGGAGTTAACCCAATCGTCATCCGAATAAAGGTTATCCACCAAAGGCATACAAATGATGTTCTCCGAAGGTAGAGATTCAGAAATCATCTGAGCCCGTTCTTCAAACGTAAATGGATTCTTTATCGTACGTGGAGAATAGGAAGATCCGATCAGGATAAGAACCTTCTTTGCTACCATGGACGCTTTGTTGAAAAGAATGCCATGGCCTACGTGCGGAGGTTCAAATCTACCAATCACGACTGCGAGTTCATATTCTGGTTCTGCGCGTTCCGACGGAACGTCTTTGTACAACTTGGATATTTCAGTTTTTAGTGACATTTCGAGCCTCTCGAATGTAAAAGAAAGCGGCAACTCTTTGTTACCGCACAAACCTATATTACTCTTTCTTGCCAAATCCGTCAAACATATTCTTGATTTCCTCAAGACTAGTCGTACGAATCTCTACGGGGTCTTCGCCGTCAATACTATCAAGCGCATGGATAGGAACATTGTTATCCAGCATTACTTCAGTAAGTTCGAACATGCTCTTCTCAAGTCCGGAAATAATTCTGGTCTTATCGCCTTCGTACTTCTTATGGTCGAAACCAGCCCACATAGCTTCATTCATCTGAAGTTCACGAGGATCCATGAATTCTTTCGTAGCCTGAAAGCGTTTCCAGAGGCGATTCACAGTTTCACTTTTGGATCGTTGATCCTGAATCTGAAAATTAATGGCAATCCGGACTTCGTTCAGCGTATCTTCTACCGAGATATCTTCAGGTGCTCCGATGTGCTTCAAACCATTTTCTGTCTTTTCAACAATAAGGCTGAGAAGTTCGATAGGGATAATGGTAAAGCGGCCGTTTTCAAGTTCTTGCATTTTAAATCTCCTGACTAAAGAAAAAAGGTGCCGAGATATTATCCCTCGACACCTTGCTTATACCACAATTGCTACGTTTGTTTAACTCTTCGAAACGATATCCTGCTCGCCGCGCTTCACAGTCCAGTCACTTTCCTCTTTGTCATAAAAAACCGGAATACCGAGTTCCTCAAGAGAAGCAGCAAGTTTCTGTGCAACAGGACGTAGAGTAGCATGGACAGTCTTTCCGGAACGAAGCTCAGCCACGTACACAGCTTGACCTACATCATACTTGAGCATCGTTGGTACGATGAAACCCATAGGAAGAATGTACTGAAGCTGAACAACTTCTTCAGTCTTGCGAAGTTCAGTATACACCTTCTCGATTTCATTCAGAAGTATGTATGCGTCTTTCCGCAATTCTTCCGTGAGATTTTCGTAGTACCACGGGTGGATACCGTAGTCACATGTCAACATGGGCATGTTGCAGTATCCATTACGGTGCCTTTGAATATCCCGGAACGAGCCGAAGTCAATCATCGTAGACACATATACGCTCTGAATGCGAACAAGCGAATGCTTCGGAAGCCGAGTTTTACGCTGACGAGCCTTATACCCTTGGAAATACTTGAGGTGAATAGACAAATCTTCGTCGAATTCAACTTCTGTGTATACGTCTTCGGCGCTGGCGATTTTACTGAACTTTCCAGAGTCTTTAAACTCTGTATAGAAATGCTCCATCTGAGAAAGATACGTGAAGGTAGCGTCACCTTCTATTTCCAGAAGCAACCCGTCGCCATCGTCCAGTTCTTTCATCGCATGGACAACATCGGCGTAGTCTTTATGAAATGAATTAGGGTATTTCTTATGAAGCATTTCATATACCAATGCCCCGATTCGTTTTACCTCTTCCAACGGGTGATGCATCATCCACCGGAGATGCTCATCAGCGTTGCTAAGTCGGAATGACCAAGCCACATTGGTAGTAGCACCTGCAGGGAGAAAGCCACGAAGGATATCAAAAGCCCTAGCAGCAATAGCTTTTTCGTAAACCGTATCTTTGTCATCTTCTTTCTTAGGAAATCTTTCACGGAGTGCAGCCTTCAAAGGCTCTAGGCTTGCAGTGTAGAACGCCCGGAATTTGTTGTACAGTTGATGGATTTCCTCCATGATCTCCACTTTAGCACAGGGCACATAAAATTCCTGCGTGCTAAAGTCGATATATCTGGAGCTGCATTCCTGACCGACAAAGAGAGGGTTATCCTCGATGGCCTTTGCGGCAAGCATAGAAACACCTTCGATAAAGACGGTGTCGCTTCCACAATCGCCAATTGACGCATGGCCATATCCCAGATAATACTGGGCCATAAATTTGCCAGACCCAGCTTTCTCAACTCTTTCAAGATGGGTCGTGACAGATTCAGCGCTGCGGGAGTACAGTGCTTGAAGCATTGCATTGTCTTCCGCATTCGCTAGAGATTGGATGATGATTTTCATTTATGTTATAGCTGGTATTAAGACATCGTGATGATGCTTGGGTTGAGATTGTACCACGGGATGTTCGGTAACGTGCCACGCTCCGCACTCTTTGCAGCAGTACGCTTTATACTGACCGTGTCCGCCTTCTGCTTTAGACTTCTTATTCCGAAGACTGCGACTCATCCGTACCGCATTGAATTTTGCATCCAGAGCGGTTTGCTGCTTTAGTGTACAGTTGATGCTCATAGCTACCTCTTTACTTGTAAGTGGATTGAGAGTCGCCTCTATTATAGGTATATTGTCCAACTTATTTCCATTATTCTTATACCAAATAAGAACTTGTAGAATCAAAAAAAAGGAGCTAGGCATCTAGCTCCAAAAGGGGAGGACCATGTACAACAACTGCCTACAACAAAAATCAGTTCAGCGTGACGTTACTTCCGAAAGGACATTCACCTTGCGGACAAGAACGATGGTCCATACTGCGAACCTCATGACCGCATTGACCACACACTGCAATTACGGGGTTGGGTTCCTGGAAGGGGATACGATCCTTCTTGGGGATCAAAGGAACACCGAGGCGATTCGCTTTCTGAACAGGCGTTTCTTCTTTGCCTGCAAAGCCGATATCAGCAAACTTAAGCTCTTTAACTTGCTTGTTCATTTCAGTTTTCATTCCAAGTCTTATTCGTTCATGATGACTCAACAACGTATAGGCCCTGAGAGACTTTCCTCTAGAAGTATCCCACCCGCATTGTACACAGACGATTCTTTTTACGTTGAGTTCCTCGTACGAACGTAATTCGTGATTGCACATTTACTCCAACTCCTTCTGCAACTCTTTTTCGAGTTGTTTTCTGGTTGTGCGTTTATCCTTGCGATTCCTATGCTCACCGCCGCCTTTGGCTTTGGCGAGAAGAACTTCATTCAAGGATTCGTGACGAGGGGGTCGGGTTCGTTTTCGTTGAGAGACCATGCGAGTTTGAAGCCCTTGCGTAATTCGGGACGTGGGCTGGCTCCATTGCGCAGCTTGCCATCGTCATCATTGTTACCACAAACAGGAAGATTGCTCTGAGTTTCATGATTGGTTTCCAATTTAATTCTCCAGGGAGAAACTTTAGTAGGACCACCGGGAATTGAACCCAGATGAGCGGTTTAGAAGACCGCGAGATTATCCTTTATCCTATGGTCCTCTTAAAGATTCTGTTGGAGCGGCTAGGGAAAATCGAATTCCACTCTGCACAGCTTGGAAGGCTGGCGACACACCTTGTGCTTAGCCGCTCTGTAAACTTGTTAGCCCAACGAAGCACCCACGGCGAAGCTCTTGTACGTTGTGTTCATCACGTCGAACGACTGTTTCCAGTTCCATTCGTCCTGGACGTATTGCTTGAACGTAGCCTGGTCGAGAGTGATGGACGCATCGGTGGACCATTCAAGCATTTCGATAGCGTCGAGGTATTCCTTCTCGTAGCTATGAGGAGGATTGAAGGGAACTGCTTTAATGTCAAGAACCCTTTCTTCAGAAAGCATTTTGACAGCTGAAAGCTTATCCTCCAGATCAGCCACAAGTTTAATCTTGTACCCGACTACTGCTTCAGCGTAGTCAGCTTTGTGTGTAGCCAGATTGAGCTTCAGCTGTTCGATCAGCTTAATACGATCAACCGTAACCGAACGTTCACGACTTGTCATCATTTCTTCTTTTCCTTAAGGGGCACTGACTATGCTGGAAGGCCAGACGTGAGCAATGCCGGTGTTGATAATGATGGAGGTTTCCACTTTCGTACGAAGAACTCGGAAAGCTTCTCCGGAAGGAACGTCTTCAGGAGTAGCACAAACTTTGATCTCGCCAGAGTGCATCCGGATTTCAATCGGGTAGTAAGAATTGCTATCGACGATTTCGTCCAAGGTGGACCTCACTATTAGAAATTATTGGTAGGGCTACAGGGTACTGACCCCTATTCTACGGATTAAAAGTCCGTTGCTTCACCTTAAAGCTTTAACCCCAAAGAGAAGCAATTATACACTGCTTTGAAAAGGCCTTCAAGACCTTTCCAAAACAGACTAGGCCTCGTGAGCCCAGTCGTTTTGTTGCTTAACGCGTTTGACGCAGCGACGGAACCAGCGGCTGCTGTTGCTTGACCTCAGGCTCGTCGTCGAGACCGCCCATCATGAGCAGCGGAAGCAGGCCACCCAGACCGCCTTGGGCTTGACCGCCACCGAGGCCACCGGTCATTGCCAGCATCATCAGCATGTCCTTCTTGCCGCCACCCATGCCGCCCTTCATCATCAGAAGCGGAAGGATGCCTTGCAGGTTCATGCCCGTGCCGCCTTGGCCAGTCTGGCTCTGCATGAGCATCATCGGCAGAATCGATTCCATGTCGATGCCCGAATCGCTGCCCATCATCATGAGCGGCAGAAGCTGGCTTTGCATGTTCGATGCGCCGTCGGTGCCGAGGAGATTGAACAGATTCTTCACGACCATGTAGCCGTTCGTGCCGAAGATTTGCGTCTTCACCGGCGAATAGCGCGTGATCTGACCGTCCTTCTTCAGGATCTCCAGCGAAGCCTGGTTCTTCTTCACAACCCAGCCGAGGATTTCGTTTGCACCGACGATGATGTCGCCGAGTTCGATGTCTGCATTCGGCGTGTTCACAGCGTAGGCCGGAATGCGATGAGCGAAAGCGTCGAACGGGTTGAGAGACACGTTGAAGGTTTGCGCCGAGCCTTCGCCAGCCGTTTCCAGCGTGATGATGCCGTCGAGCGATTGAATGCCCAGCTTGCCACTGGACAGATCCCACACGAGCGTTTCGACCTTACGAATCAGCTTATTCAGGCCCTTAGCGTTGAACAGGTTTTGCATTTTCTTGCTTCCTTGAAACAGGTTGGTTGAGTTGTTTTTTGAAACGGGAAAAGAAGAACGGGTACTACATTGCAAGGCTCCTGTGCATTTACTGCTCCAGGAAACCTTGCTCTCACTACGTGCGGTCAAGCCGTCTGCAATGAGTTCTCATTTGAAGCTTTCACTCTTGCCGAATTAGTTATAGACGAGAGTTACTTTGTTCCGGTAGCTAGCACCGTTAATTAATCCAAATAGTAGTTTAAATACTGGCTTTCTAGTAGAACCCTTTCGGGACACGTAACTCGCACCAGTAAGACAAGTCATTAAGCGTAGCGGAAGAGACGTGTGAGAGCGCCCCCTCCGACCCTGAGTCACACAGGGTACTACCTAGCTGACTTTACAGCTTGCCTTCCAATTCCAACCCCTGGCGATCAGCTGCGAGGCCGCTAGCAATGCTCGCTTGCAGATCAAGTTTGGGCTTCGGAGCCCAGTCCTTCGGCACTTCGATCAGGTCCTTGTTGTGGACTTGATGCGGGTAGACCGTGCCGACGACGACGCCAAGCGGAACGAAGTTGTTCGTTTCGAGGCCGTAAGCCTTGGCGCGATTGACCGCTTCGATCTTTTTCTTCGCGGCCTCTTCCTGGCGACGAGCCTCGCGGATGAAGCCGACCTGATACTCGATTTGGGAATTCGCCAGCTTCAGGACTTCGACGATTTCCTTCGCCGCAGCCTGAGCCGATTCCTTGCGTTCCTGGGCTTGCAGGTCAGCCAGGGCATCCTTGATGTCGAGGCTCAGACCGCCGAAGTCTTCGATCTGCTTGTTCAGTTGCGAATCCGCCAAACGAATGATTGCGTTGCTCATGATGCCGGTTTCCTTGTTATGAAGGGTTTCAGATTCAAATGCTTCTGCTACAACTCTATACGGGTGATGTGAAGTTTCACCGTAAAGCTTTTCTTTCAGGAGTTTACCGACGGATTTGACCTCGACGACTGCACGTGGTTTGAATCCCTCCCAGCCACCAAAACCAGGAGTACAAGATCCATCATCGTCATCTACGGGCATATTCAGTTTCAGCCCGTTCGTGTTTGTGTCCTTGCAAGTTCCGCCTACGTTCTTTGCGCATTCGCCACAAGTCTGCATTTCTCTCTCCTTTATTCACAACGTTTAAGTTCTGCTCAAGCACGCAAAGCTTAAGCGTTGAATTCCTCTAAAATGCTTCGCCAGTGTTAATTCACCTGTCTCTCGACCTTTCGATCAAGTACTCACATTTCATTCCGTCATCCAGAATGGAAGGTCTACAGTAGCCCTTCAAGAGGAAACCCGTACTGGACTACGGGGGTTCCGCGGTCTAGTTTCGGTGGTCCAAACACCTAGTCACACTTTTCCTCGGACTGTGACAGCCTATCTGGATTGACTTCTACTGTCGCCAATAGAACAGATTGCCTTCGTATCAGAGTAGGCTACTGTACATCTTTGTCCACATCCAAACGTTTAACTTCGGACTACTCGACGCGACTTTCTCTGCATTGCTGCAGTTAGTAAGGCCACGAGGGTCTATGGTGATTTTCACACCGTCGCGTGATCACTGGGACAGTCATCGTTACAACACGCCTTCTCGCAAAGCGTACAGCAAGGTACGAAGTACTACTTTCCCTTCACAGCAGAAGCGCTGCTTGAAGGGCTTGCCGCAGACACGTGACCGATAGGCATTACAACCGGGGCCGGTTTTACGACGTGTACTGCCGTCGTAGGCGCTTCAGACTCGTGAACTGCAACAACGTGGACCGGAGCAGTGTTCGAAGAATGCGAGACTGCAACCGGATGAGCGGAGGCTACGGCATGAGCCGAAACAGTAACACCGAATGCTGCCTGAGTGGTAGCGATGACGATAGCTGCAACGGCAAGAATCGAGTTCTTCATTTCTTTGTTTTTTTAAAAAGGCTGAAAAAAGGAAACTGTATAAAATTACACTGCTTCCTATTTAGCTTATACCAATCTGCATATACAGAATTGAATCGCAGACTACAAACAGCGCTCAATAACTTTTGCAATCTTCTTGAAACTGAGTTCCTCAGAGTCATTAAGATTTGAGAGAGTAGTTTCTTTGTCGCGGTAGGTTACTTTGATGTCCGTAGGATCTCCATTCTCTTCGGTGGCTACATTTGTAAGCCCCGCCCATTCAACTACTGCCGGGGGAAGCAATCCATGAGCGCCCATGTAATATCGAGGACTCTTTTCCTTCGCAGCAATTTCAGGATGTTCCTGAGCATGGATATTACAAAGAACTCCGAGGCAGCAGAATGCATCGCCTGCCCGCAAAGCACCCTCAGTTTGTTTATAATCACCGCTACGCAGCGCTTTGATCCACTTGTTTTTGATTCGCTTTTTCATTACAGTTGTGCTTCAATAAGATCAGCTAGTTGGTTGAAAGAAAATTGCTTGATGTCGTTAAGAACAGAAATATGGGTTCTCCATTCTTTCGGATAAGCAAACGAAACAGGTTGATTCATATACGGATTGTTTTCGGAAAGTCCTGCCCAGTCTCTTACGTGATCTGGCAATTCTCCTGAAATGCTTTCGTACGATTGTTCGCAACCATGTTCTTTGTCATGCAATTCACACAGAACACCTAGACAACAAAACTTCGATGTCCCGTCCCTTACTTCTGTTTTGAGCCTCACTGCACCCTGCTCAAACTCACCGCTTCGAAGAGCAGCGAGCCACTTGGTTTTAACTTCTGGATTCACAGTACAAACTCAATAACGTCGGCGATCTGAGAGAAAGTCAGACCATTATCATTGAGATCAGCGAGGCTATAGCTTTGCTCGAAATCTTGATTTGCCGTAAAAAGAACCGATCCCCACGTTGTGATACCCGTGTAGGGATTTTCTTTAGGAAGATTCGCCCATTTCACCACTTCCACAGGAGGAACTACATCGCTTCCTCCGAAAGTACCGATAGCCTTATACTTTTGGAAGGTCGTAGGATCTATATTGTCAATAGGTCTTTCCTTCCATTCCTTGCCCTCAGTTTCCTGAATGTACAAGTCACAGAGCACACCCAGGCAACACATTCCGTCGTCACCTTTGAGAACGTGCTTTGCCTGACGATACTTGCCACTACGAAGAGCAGCTACCCATTTGGCTTTGATTTCGGTGTTCATAATTGTGCCTCGATAAGATCTGCAATATCGTTAAAGGTGAACTTCCCACTGTCGTTAAGAGTGACCAGGTTCTCCTCTTTCTCAAGAGGTCCAAATTTATAGATCTCTTGGTTCACTTCATTCAGATTCCGATTATGTTTAACGTACGGGTTTTTTCCTGAAAGACCTGCCCAGTTCTGTACCTCATCAGGAAGTACAGCTATGTTTCCTAGAAATTCCTGAAGCGTCTCTTCTTCGTGGCCTCCTAAAACATCCGTCCACTGCACGGAATTTTCCTTTGCGTATAAATCACAAAGAACGCCGAGGCAGCAGAAATTTCCAACCCCGTTATTCAGAACCTTCTTACCTTGCTTGTATTCTTCACTACGAAGAGCGGCTACCCATTTGGCTTTGATCTCAGGATTCATATTTATCTCGTTATTCCAAGCTTTGCTGTTAGTAGAACGCAGGAAAGTCCAACTACGATAGACATTACGTAGCCTGCGAGTTTGAGGGTATTACGACGACGCATTTTGACCAGCCAAAAAAGAGATGCAGAATTAAAAGCTACTTCTTATACAACTCTCTTATACCAAAAATGAACCTTTAAATTAGCCACCTGAAGACCAGCCTTCTCGCTCCATCATCTTCATAGCTTCATCGGCAAATGCGTTTTTAAGCGATTCAGAGGTAGCTTCTCTCAGTGTCAACATCATAGCTAGATTTGCAACGTCCACGGGATCCCCTTTAGCCACATGCTCGACTAGAAGCTTGGCCAAGAATTCAACGCTGCATTGTTCCGGATCGTCCCAGCCACCACGACCCTTCTCACGAGACTTGGCAAGCTTCACTTTCATCATCGCTGCGAACTTGTCGACTGCTACATCATCGCTGTGTTGCAGGTCTTTTTCGGCTTGCTGGTCCCAGCCAGTCCAATATCGTTTTACAAATCCCTCTGGTACCTCGTATCCGGCATCTTTACAATCATCTAGAGTTTGCTTAATATCAAACCCGCAGGCCCAACCGTAATCCAAAACTTCAAAAAGAGTAGCCTTCCGAACTAGACTTTCGCTCCAAACATTAACCAACTCAGCCAATTCTTTTAAGGCTTTTTCTTTATTACGATGCTGGCTGCGGTCATCGTTACATTCAGTTGAAATCCCACTAGGTAGGTGGGTAGCCCTAACACCTGTATCCATACCTACTCTTTGACCACCATGCTGATGACCAAACGAGTCCAGGCGGATATCTTTAGGATCGAGCGTCATTGACATCTTGTGCAACTCCAAAATTCGTTTCTGCCCATTCGTTCAAGGCAGTCTTGAATTCAGAATAAGCTTTATCTCTTTTATCATTCGAGGAAAATACCATGCTTCCAGAGCGGTCCTGCTCTTTAGCTCCCAGAAGCCAAAGACGTTCCGTCTGAATGTCCATACGGCTACGGGAATACACCTCATAGCCATTTGATGCGACAAACTTGAAGTAAGGACCATCGTCCTCACCTCTATACCGTGTGAATTCCGCCTGTTCGATAATATCGAAAGTCAGGCGGTTCACAGTCTTAAGCAAAGCGTATCGAAGAATAACTCCGTTAGCTTCACCCAACGAGCCTACAGACTCCATCCTTTACCTCTCTAATTGCTGCGCCACCCATATCGGCGGCAAGTATTCGTGCATCGCTTTCGTTATCGTGAAAGATCCAGCCGTCAGCATAGTCATGCACATACCAACCTGGCTTTGCGCTCAACCAACGGTCGAGATTTGCAAATCGTTCACGCTCTTTTCCATAAGCTTCTGCTAGAGCGATAACCGCCTTAGCCGATGTGCTGATGTTTCCGTTCTTCTTGCATTCTTCTGCAAATTTCAGTGCTTCGCTCAAATCCATTTTCAAACTCCTCGTTAAAAGCTTCTGTGTAACGATACGCATCACAGCCGAATGTGCTGTTGTAGTCGTCACCTTTGTGAAGTTCTCCTCCGAAGGCTGTCTTCTTAAGAGGGATCTTGGCTCTACATCCGTCGCATTGATTCATACCGCCTCATACAAAAAATAAGGATTAGAAGGTAGATGCACCGAAACCAGCTAATGCTAGTTCCAGTGCAGTGTTTTACTTCAGACGCTTAAACAGCGCTACGGGGATGATCTGGACCCTTCTTGATTTTGAAGGGCATCAGAGCAGTTGCTTTGCCGATGTTTCCACCGTTCTCAGCGATTGCCTTGTTCAGATCGAAACCCGCTTCCTTGTTCAGTTGGTCACGGACTTTTTTCAGTTCCTGCTTTTGCTCGTGGTGATGTTCACCGTTCGTGCCACGAATGATCCAAACTTTCTTCATTTACAACTCCAGTATGGTTTATTTATGAAGCCAGGCTTTTGCCTGGCCCTACGTTACTTGCCGCTAGCCTTGTAGCTGATCGTCACACGTTCGTTACCCTTGCCGGTAACAACAGTGCGGTTGCGCTTGCCGTTGCACGAATTGAACGGGAAATTCGAGATCGAAGCGCGGTTGTCACCCTGCCACTGAGCGCGGCTAGCCTTGTTATCGGCATTGCGGCGTTGGGCATTGGCCAGACGATCCTTCAAAGTCTTTCCGACACGGGGACGGCTGTGCGTCGAATCCGTGACTTCCATGCCTTTCCAGAACACCGTCACTTTTTCGCCCTTGGTGACAATGGTCTTGTGACCGTCTTTCACAACGATTTCTTTGTCGTTGCTATTCGCCTTGTTGCCGAAGGACTTTTTGCCTTGAGCGTTGGTCTTTGCTTGGCGGTTTTCAGCCATTTTGATACTCTCCATTTAGTATTACAACTTCAACGAGTTTTGACGAGGGAAAAAACAGGTACTACTTTTGCTGTACCACTACCTTATATCGCTTGCGGTAGTGGACCAGGACCGGGGATGCCGTCTGGTTATCCAGAATCACTCTGCTGCGGTCTTTCTTGCAACCTTGAGGGATACTGGATTCGTCTATTGACAGAACCGGGTTTGTGTCGATCCTGAAAAGGTCACGAATGCATTTTGGAAGGAACATGTTATGCCTGACAAGTTGGTTACGAAACATAATAAAAATACTATGTATGTTCCGTAATATTCTTATACCAAGTCACATGCGGAAATTTGAATCAGGACTTCGAGCTTGTTGTATCCCGAAACAAAACGGTTCCGAGGATCATGAACAGCCACGTCAGAAGAACGACATGAAACCACGGAATCACGAGATACTTCACTGGGAGAAAATCGAAGTATAACGGAGCTGCCCAGTGCCACAGAAAGTATGCCACCGTGCCGATGAGTAACGACGCAAGAAATCCTGCGAGTACTGCTAGCCCGCTTATTACAGCAAGAAGAGCTGCGCTTGCTGCGCCAACAATCATGCCACCGATGAGTTTATGCATTTCACTTCTCCTTGAACTTGTCGATTAAAGACTTCCCTTTCTCCACAGCACTTTCCTTAAGTTCCTTCAGCTCTTTTTTAAGAGCCTCACGTTCTTCAGGGGTGAGCTTCTCATAGTGCTCAATTGACCCTTTTGCAAAGCTTCCAGCTGCGAAGATCAGAAAGTCTAACATCACAGTCTCTTACTTAATAGCGGGGAGCTGAATCTGTGTCGAAGACCCACCGCCGAGTTGATACACCGGCAGTTGACCATTCCACTTCTCGATCCACATTTGCTGAAGAACTTCCGGATTCTTCGCCAGAGCCTGACCACGAATAGCCGTAGCTTGTGCTTCATTCGTCGCAATCTTCAGATCTGCATCCGAGTTGGCGATACGCTTTGCAGCGTCAGCTTGCGTTTTCTGCAATTGATTCTGCGAAGTAATCGCATCCATCTTTGCTTGCTGCTGTGCATTGATGGAAGCTTGGATCGCTTCAGGCCAGCGGAACGCGCCGACGTTAGAAAGAAGTTCCACTGACAAACCATTCGGAGCTGCACGTTTCGAAAGTTCTTGATTGACTTTCGTCATGAATTCTGGAATGTTGTTGCTGATGTCTTCGAAAGACATTCCACCAGCGACTTCGTTCAGACTATCCCGGATCAGATTACGCAAAGGCCCGTCGGTAATACCATTCAGGTCTTTGTGATATTTCTGGAACACGAGCGGAGCGTTATCCGGATTGATGTGATACGCAATACCGAAGTCAGCGTTGATCGCAACACCGCCCTTTGCCTGGAACGTGATCGACTCGTCAGCCGGATGGCCTTCTTCCGGAGCCTTGCTGTACACATAGTTTTCCGTGAACGTAGGATACTCGTACACGGTAGTATTCCAGCCCGTGAAGTACGAGCCAGGACCCAGGACCTTGTTCTGGACGCCACGGTCGCTGCCGTAGTTGTCAACCTGAACACCTACGAAGCCTGCACCAACACGAGTACATGCACCAAGCATGAACACCAGTGCGATAAGAAGAAGTTTCTTCATTGTGTTTTTTGTTTCTTGGGTTTGAGAAAGAAGTACCAACCGCCAAAAGCGATTAGCGGAATGGTCAACCACAGCAGAGGCACGAAATAGATCAAGTCTCCGCCGTTATTGACCAACTGCTGTGTTACGGGTAACAGCAGAAAGAGCAGGTAAAGCGTTGCGAGAATCCCGTATGCAACTGCTGTGATTTTTTTAAACATTGCCTTAGTATTTAGCAATAATATTGTCAAGACGTTCGAGAAAGACTTTCTTGTCACTTCTCCCGGCCCAGTCTGACTCCTTGCGACGACCAAACAGGGATTGAGCGTCAGTATACTCCAGTCCGAACTGTTCGGCTAGAGCTTCGAAACCATACAAATCTCCCTTGTAAATTTCGAAACTGCCTTCGCCCTCGCTTGTTAGGGAGAGACCTTTTCCGTTCCAGGTATTTGTAGCCGCCCAACCAGCAGGGCACATGATGGCGTCTCGGAAGCTTTTCTTCGTAGCTTCTCTGGTCACATAAGCATCGAGATCGATGTTCTTTTTAGGAATCATCTTAATCTGGCGACGAAGGTTTTTAAGCTTTTTAAGTGTACTCATTTCTTTCTCCTTAAAGGGAAAGCCGGGATTTCTCCCGGCCTTCATCACAAATTACTTAACGTCTTTGAATTCGACGTCAGCCACAACGTGTGCGTCTTTGTGCATGCCGAGCAACGACATGTCGTTAGTAGCGCCACGCGAGAACACTGCCTTCTGGAACTCAAGACCCTTGTTGAGAATCAACTGGAAGTCCTGGATGTTCACCGAACGCTTACCCTTCAGTGCCAGTGCCGAAGCGTTACGAGTAGCCGTCTTGATCTGACGACCATTGATCTCGTAGTTTTCAGCAAGGTAAAGAATTTCAGTGTCCGTGAGGTTCACCGAATTCATACTGAGGTTGTTTTCCCAGATTTGAACACGGTCTGCCGTAGTCAGCGCAGGGAAGTTAATCGCCATGCTGATACGGGAGTAGAACGCCTTGTCGATGTTGTTAGCACGATTCGACGTCAGGAACAGAACACCTTGGTAATATTCCAGCAGACGAAGGAAAACACCGACCATGGCATTCCGCTGGATATTGCTATCCGTACGGGCTTCCATGAAGATGTCGCATTCATCCAGCAGCAGCACTGCATTCCACGTCGAGGCAATGTCCAGAACCTGACGGAGATTTTCTTCCAGCTCCGATGCGCTCGTACCGAGTTCACCGACGCCAACCATGTACAACGGACGCTTCAGATGCTCTGCCGTAACTTCTGCAGTGAGCGTCTTGCCGGTACCCGGTTCGCCTGCCAGCAGGAAAATCGTACCACCACCCTTGCCATCGATGATGTCGACCTTGCGACCTTGCAGCTGGGTTTCAACCAGAGACACGATCATTTCCTTCTGACTTTCTTCCATCACCAGCTTGCCATACGCATCTTCACGGAAGACAATCGGGCTGATGTTGTCGACCAGCATTTCACCCCAGACCTTGGAAGTGAACGAAAAGCCGTAGACATACGGAGAGAACGTCAGATAGACGTCTTCGCTGATAGTCACGGTTTCCGACTTCGGCGTATAGCCGTACGATTCACGATCCTGCGTACCGCCGAAATACTTGCGGTAGTTCGTATCCATGACGCGCATAGCCTGGAAGTCAACCATCACACGACCCGTCGAACGGAATGCCGAATCGCTGAACCAGCCCTTACGGATAACGTCACCCTTGTAGGACATATACGACGACGAAGCGGTAACTTCAACTGCGCGCTTGCCACGTTCCAGGAACTTAGCCTTCAGTTCCGGGTTGTTCATGACCGGCTGGATGCCCAGTTCCTTCAACGACTTCTTACCTTCGTATCCACCGAAGTAGTACGTGTGCTTGAACTGTTGAATTTCCTGGCCATTGCGGGCATGCATCGTGCCGATTGCTTCGATGTACGGGCCGCCCATCATGCTGACTCGTTGAGTTGCAGTCACCGTGCTGAGACAGATCGTTGCGTAAGCGTCTTCGATGGCGAGCTTTACCCCTGCTTGCGAGAGCAGAACTACGAGTTCATCGTAGGAAAACTCGTCGGTCAGCGAAAGATTATCGATGTTCCCAAGCGTTGCCGCATAGAAAGCATTGACTTCTTCCAGGACTTTCGTCATCTCTTTGCGGATACGGCCGATGAACTCTTCATCGTCGTGGTAGCATTCGAGTTCTTCGAGATAGTCCTGAATCTTGGCTTTGGAGTGGAACACATCCAGGCCTTTGACGGAGACCAGGGTCTTACCGATTTCGAATTGCGCCGGGTTCAAAAGATACTTGAACTCGTTAACGTCCTGACGAAGGTAACCACTACCGATGATGTGGCCGATTCCGTTCATATCCTGACGGATGTCGAAGGGGATATAAACTTTGATCTGCCCTGCACGGGTTTTGGTGATGTCTGCGGAAGGGCGATGCTCGATTGCCAGTTCTTCCTGCAGTTCTTCCTTTGCTGCTGCTACGATGGGATCTTCAGGCTTCTTGAATCCGAGACCTTCCAGAGCTGCCTTGATCGATTGACCGATAAGAGCAGCCTGATCCACCTGTTCTGTAGCCGGGGTGACTGCGGGAGCTGCCGAAACAGCTGCGCCTGCATTCGATTCCGCGATGGTTTCTTGAATTTCGCTCACGTTGATTTCCTTCGTTTCCATATCGATTATGCCTATTAGGCTTAGGGGCTACAAAAAGTGCTGCAAAAGAAAACCCCTCTAAACTTCAGAGGGGCTTGAGGAATGCTGGTGGGCCATGCTGGACTTGAACCAGCGACCAACGAATTATGAGTTCGCTGCTCTTACCAACTGAGCTAATGGCCCAACTAAAACAAGGGGGACTCGAACCCCCAGCTTCACATGGATGTGTGCTCTACCGATTGAGCTATTGTTTATAAAAGAAATGTTCTTTCACAATTCTCTTATACCAAGACTACGGGGTAATATTGGCTTCGCCGTCTTTGATCGTTAGCGTACCTTTGACAACGAGACACGCTTTGGTACTAGCGTGGTCGGGTCTCTCCTTGGTTGAGAAGCCAATACCACTTCCGATTGTAACGTGATTGACATTGTGCGTCTGACCTTTAGATTGACAGACCCACGGCGGTATCGAGGAATCAGCATTATGCGCCTTATTATAAAAAATCAGGATCTTGTCGCTCATTACGGCCTCCACAGACGGAGATTGCTAAAGAGCTTGCGTTGGTCCTCGTTTAGAGGCTGAGTCGTTAGCGAGGTATACCCAAAATCATCGTCGGGCTCATAAAACATGTGATACAGGATATGGGCGTCAAACAGTTTCTTTGACAAAGCCAGAAGAGATTCTTTGTCGGTAATTTCCAACAAGATCAAGGAGGGCACGTTGCCATCCAAATCTTTGGTTTCGTTTCCAGCATGGAAAGCTGAATGCGCAGTCTGAACAATTTGATCTGCGAGGGGGATATCTTTGCGAATGATTGAATAAATGTAAGACATGATTAATTTCCTTAAGTAAAAAATATAGATACAACGGTTCTTTTAAGTAAGGAATGTCTTACGGAGGCTCAATGACTCACAACTCGTATAGTTTTTGCTTTTTCATTTGTAACTCCTTAGTTAATGGTGAGAACATCGGGACTCGAACCCGAAACCAACGGTTTTGAAGACCGCTACTCTGCCAATTGAGCTATGTTCCCATACGGATAGTTTAAAAGTATACAATCAGTGTGTCAATACATACGCCAGACAAATTGCAACGACTGCGGCTACGAAAGCTTCTGGCCAACTCATGGACCCACCTTTGCCCATACAATCAGAGCTACTGTAATACCTGTAATCCAAAGATACGGATGAGCAAACATACTAGACTCCTATAAAAATATTGCTATTACCAATACTCTTATACCAAGTTACGTATCGAATTAACGATCCTGATAGCTGAAACTGGGAGCTTTAGCTTTTTCACATTTGGCCACTGCATTACCTTGAGAGTCAAATGTTACTTCTTTAACATCCAGGTTCATACTTAGAGTTGCGATATACCGGGTAACTGCCGTTTTGATTTCATCAGCAGTTAGTTTTACAATTACTTCCATGTTTCTTCCAAATAAAAAAACCCAGCCGAAGCTGGGCGTTTGTTTAGTCCCACGGCAAGAGATTCTTGCGGGGAATTTGTACTTCGTAGTCAGGGTTCTTCTCGAAACGCTTAAGTTCCATACGGGCTTCGGCTCGGTACTTCACTTGCGTGTGGTTACGGGTGAACTTTGTCGTGTCCTTGCCGTAAGTACGACGCCAGGCGTAGCCGTGATCTCCGAACCAACGGGCGTTATGCTGGGCCAAAGACACGGCGTTGTAATCAAACCATTGCCCGTCTCGGTAGTCCATGCAGCGATAGAATTTGAATCGGCTGAAACGGAAGCATTCCGTATCGTAGCCAATGCATTTGTGCGGCTCTATCGGAAGCGCAGCTTCCTTAACGTAGTTCGGAATGTACCCTTTCTGACGGCGGTAAGTGCGTGACATGTATGGTCTCCATTGAGTTACATATATGCCAGTTGTGAAAGTAAGCATCGTTAAACATTAAAAGATAGCTTTATAGAGAAGTTCAGGAAGATCCTGGAGAAGAGTTTCATTCGAAATCTTCTGCAGTTTGTAGTCATCTAAATCTACATCGAATTCATCTTCAATAGACATTGCCATTTCCAGAAGATCCAGACTATCGAGGTCAAAACCTTCAAGAGTCATGGTGTTCCTGGCATTGAGGCCATCGATGAATCCAACTGTGTCGGCTACGTAATCGCTACATACCCGCTCAAGAACACGCTTGATATCTGCTACAGTTGTCACTTATTGAACCTTTCTTCGTAGTGATGAATACGATGACAATTTGAACAAAGCACTTCACACTTTGACACTTCGTCTAATAGAGTTTGAAAATTAGGATTACGACCTGCCATAATACTTAGATTGAATTCTTTTTGGGACGGATCTTTATGATGGAAGTCTAATACTCTGTGATCAGCAAGTCCACACCGATTACATCTAAGAGTCTTTTTGTATTCATTCCATAATTGAAGCTTTGCTAATCTGGCTTCATTTTTTGACGAGTAGTAACACTTTGAACAAATATGTCTCCTATAAGGCGTTCCACTAAAACTAAGCTTAATTTTACGTCCTGCTAATGGGTACTGTTCTTCTGGGTATTGCTCGCCGCATTTTTTACATTTTCTCAGTGCGGACATTTATAAAATGGTCTCTCGTGCAGGATTTGAACCTGCGTTATGCCTGATCCCAAATCAGGTGCCATACCAGGCTAGGCGAACGAGAGGTTGATGTTTACTCTTCAAACTCGTAAGTTTTCAGAGCTTCTAATTGTGAACGTTCCTGAAGAGTCAAACACTCGCCTTTAAACCACTTGTGTCTGCGAGGATTTCCACACGCAGCGCAGGAACACATTTGCGGGTGTTGAGTAACTTGGCCTAACTGTCTAGCGTCCATATTATCTGAACCTCTAGCCCGAGGATTGCCATACCCCCAGTAACCTTTGCGTGCTTCTTTTAACCGTTCGATGTGGTGTCTACGTTCTGATCGATTAAACATTCTTTGTTCCTTCTTTCACATTCATCTGTATGCAAAATCCAGCAACTACATTTGTACTTCCTGTCTCCGACCGTTTCTTTGAGCTGTGCTCTACACCAGGCAGCTTCTTCTTCTAGGTGGTTCATTTTGCTTTGTTTGGTCCCTGCGAGTGGATTCGAACCACTGACCTACGCCTTATCAAGACGTTGCACTACCGCTGTGCTACACAGGGGTAAATCTATTTCAATTGCCCAACTAGATGTGCAAGATGCTTACGATTAGCTTCGCCTAGTTGTTTGCAGACAAGTTCAAATCCAACCTTCAAGTCTGCGTTTTCTTTCTCTAACTTCTCGATAAGGTCAGCGGCCTCATGAGCCATCGGCCAACCTTTCTCTTTATTGTAACTACGAAATACGCGGATGATTTCTTTACTATCTGCCATGCTTACCTCGTTGTTGTTTGGTCGAAACGATAGGAGTTGAACCTATAAAGTACACCTGAAAAATATCAGGCTAACCAACCCATAGTCACTTTAAGTACTTCGTTTCGATGGTAGGACCTGACGGGTTTGAACCGCCGACATCTTCTGTGTAAGAGAAGCGCTCTACCAACTGAGCTAAGGTCCCGTTATTCTACAAATTCAACTTCTACGCCTAGAGTTTGTGCTAGCATTCTCATAGCGGCCCAAGCTGCAAGTGGATTATTTGGGTAATATCGATTCGCTTCTCCTATCTGAATATATGCACTTCCAAATTCAGTAGGCACAAGATCGTACGTCATTCTAACAAATGTTATTTCTGTCATATCTTTTTAAGTTTATTTGGTAGCGGGGACGGGATTTGAACCCGTGACCTTCAGGTTATGAGCCTGCTGAGCTACCGGACTGCTCTACCCCGCACCAGACTTTACGCTACAGGATTTGCAGCGATAAAGTTCTTAACTGTTTGTCCAAACGATTGTTTAATTGTAAGGTCAAAGTTTACCACGCCCCATGGATCACCGCAATAGAGTTGATAAACCATAATACCCATTATGCCAAAAACATCCTTTGCATTGCGAGCACCTGTCATAAACTGGGTTGCCCACGCTGAACGCTCAGCATCGGTGTTACTCGCTTTGGAATTCCACTCAGTGAATAGAATTGGTTTACCAAATTTTGCCTTCAGGTGATCACAAAGGTTAATGTTTGGTTTCTGATAATCCATCGACATGGTGCCATCAAAGGGATTACCGTAATCTTCATAGTTGTGCCAGGAGGTAATATCCCAACGCACCGGCATATGGCCAGAAGTGCCATCAGGTTGAGTACCATCCCAAAGCATATCTGCTACCGCAATCGATGCTGCCGTAAAGCCATTCGATGCGCATTTTACCTTAGAGCCGCCAACCAGACGAACAGCCGTCATACAACCATTCATTACCCCACGTAGCGCAGGGAATACTGAGTTCTGAAAATCAACTGCAACGCCGCCTTGTTCGCCGACGTAAGTTCGAATATTGTTCTTGGAATCAAGCTCATTACCGCATTCGAAAATAGTAACACCAAGCGGAACCAACGCCTGAGCTACGAGTAGTCCTTCATTGAAACCAGTTTGATACGCCAAAGCTTCGCTGGTAAACAATGCACCCGTAGAATCGCACATGCTTAAATCGATACAGCAGACTAGCGTAATACCCGTGCCTTTCAATGCTGTAGCGATATTTTTAAGATAAGTAAGACTTGCGTCGTTACCTTCATAGGTAGCACGATAACTCGTGAAACCCATCATTTTTACGTCAGCTACTTGCTGAGCAATCGATTGATTATAATCATAATGACCATTTACACCATAAAACATTACTTGGATCCTTAAAAGAAATCCCCGATTTGGTCGTTATTTGTTATTGGTCCCCAGAGAAGGACTCGAACCTCCGACGCGCAAGGCTTCAACATGCCGCTCTACCAACTGAGCTACCTGGGGGAAATACTGGTGCCCGTAACTAGGATTCGAACCAGTGACCTCTCGCTTACAAGGCGAGTGCTACTACCAACTGAGCTATACGGGCATTTGGGCCAATTGTTTTAATTCGCTGGCTGTCGACGAATTTCCCATCCCGAGGGAATGCGATCCGTATGGGGCACTGCGCAACCTAACGGAGGAGGTTCTTTTAATCAATGCTTACTTCTTGTTCTTGCTTTGCTTTTTCAATCGTCTTCATATGCGCATTCATCCAGCGCATAAACAACATCGGCTTATCTTCAGGTAAAAATGCTGCATCGCCTGTGTCCGAGATTGGTACGGGGAATTCGAAACCGCAATCCGTTACATACCAAAGTTCATTCTTCTGATACTTGACAAACTTTACCGGTTTTCCGGCTTTTACAATATCTGTGATTTTACTCATCACAATCCACGCTAAATACGGTTTATGTTTCATGGCGATCTAATGGGGAGTTGAACCCCAGTGTCCGGATAGACAGTCCAGCATAATAACCGTTATATGATTAGACCCATTTGGCTGCTTTCTGTTTCAGGTAGCAGCTGACCTGTTATTTGGAGTCGAGGGAAGGAATCAAACCCACCTGGGAGAGGTTGCAGCTCTCTGCCTAAATCGCTCGGCCACCCCGACATTGAAACTTTAAGCCTTTTCGATTGCGCTCTTTACGCCATCTGCAACTGCTGTCGAAACTGCGGCTGCAACATCGGCCTTAACTTCGGCAAGCTTAGCTTCAATCTTCGGCTGGATCTTGGCACGTAGTGCCTCAATCTTTGCTTCAGCAGCGTCTTGAATCTTCTTGACTTCTGCTTCTAGCTCCGCCTTGATCTCTTCAGCAGTCTTGCTGTGGAAAAAACCTTCAATCTTTGCAACGATGCTTTTAACTTCGTCTTCAACTGTTTGAACAAAACTCATTATACATTTCCTCTATAGAAGTGGCAACCCACCGGTCACTTCATTTATCTTATCTTCAAAATCCGGACCAACCGCGATGCAGGTATTGGTCGGAACTCCGTTAAACTCGGTCAATCCTGAATCGGTAATCAATGAAGTAATGATACCAGAAGCTTTTGCTTTTTCATAGAGTGCGAGCAGTTCTTCTTCCGAATTTACATATACACACACTTTTTTGAAGTTGCCTGTGAGCCAGGGAATAACGCCACCTTTAAGATCCGTAAATGTGTATTCTATTCTTTGAAAAGGTCCCGTATTTTGGAAATACCCTTCCGGGTACGTACTCACTTCTTCAGAAAAGGCATTCAAAATCGCCGCAAGACTTGCATGCGCACCTTGAGCAATCATTTTCCCTTTGCGCATTCCGAGATCTTTGCGCATTACGATTACTTGTTTATGTGACATTGTCGCTCTCCGGGGCTAAGCCTAGTTCCTTCTGTAACTTCTCAAGTTGCTTAAGCTTATTAGCACGATCTCTCTCGGCTTGTTTGGCGCGGTTAGCTTCTCGTTCGGCCTTTTGTTTAGCCTTACGTTTTTCTTCCGCTTCTTTTTTAGCCTTGGCTTCTTCAAGAAGAGTCGTCACTGTATTTCGAATGAACTCAGTTTGATTCAAAGGAACTTCAAGTATATGAAATCCTTTTTCGTAACTGTACTGGGTTAACAGTTTAAACTCTTCTTCAGAAACAACTGTCCACTCCGTTATTGCTTCTATAATTTCACGATAATTGTCGTATCTGTCGTAGTGCTCATTAGAGAACAATACTGCTATCTTACGATCCGTCATGCTTCACCTTCGAAGGATAGGGCTTCCACCCAGGGTTAGCCTTATAGAAGGCGTCATTCAGATCTTTGTACATCTGAGCAGCTTTTTCAGTTTCACCGTCCTGAACTGCTTTGAAAAGATCTGTGTTGGTAGATAGGACCATGTCCTTGTACTGCGTTGTTTTAGAAGACATAATTCTTCTCTGTTTGGTGAGGTTGGTAGAATTCGAATCTACTCACCCGAAGGAACTGATTTACAGTCAGCCGCAACTCTCCAACTTTGCCGCAACCCCATGGTTATTCGTTGACCGGCATAAACCTGGTCACTGTTACTTCTTTCTTCTCTACTAGAATACAGACAATATCATTACTATCGTATTCAAACGGACGTTCATCCTGGTACTCAGTTGAGCCTCGTTGGTAGTCAACTTGATAGTGTTTATTTCCATGACTAAAAATCAATCTATGATGAACTGTCCATCGACCATTGTCATAGACTTCATCTTCTACAATTTCGATTGGTAGATTTTCAAAATCCTCAATATCTTCCCGTAGCAAATCTTGAAGCACTTTCTTGGGAAACGTACGAGTAACGTATTTGGACACGTTGGATCCTTCATGTGGCAGTAGCTTCAGGATTTGAACCTGAGAACCCCTTGCGGAGTTGGCATCTTAGCAGGATGCTGGGTTAAACCGCTCCCCCAAGCTACTATTTGTTAATGGAGTCACATATGGGAATCAAACCCATCTCTACACCGTGAAAGGGTGTTGACCTAATCGATAGTCGAATGTGACAATGTACTTTAGGAAGATATCCGATTTGAACGGATGAACCCCCGTCAAGAGGCTGCTAGTTTTCAAGACTAGTGCAATAAGCCGGACTCTGCCAATCTTCCGTAAAGTACACTGGCAACGGCGACAGGACTCGAACCTGTGACACACGGAATCAAAATCCGTTGTTCTACCAACTGAACTACACCGCAACAGATAGTGGTAGGACTGGTGGGAGTCGAACCCACACGCCTCAAGGGCATCAGCTTCTAAGGCTGACGTGTATAGCCAATTTCACCACAGTCCCATAAAGAAAATTCTGGAGAAGATCGGATTTGAACCGATAACCCTCTGCTTGCAAAGCAGTTGCTCTACCAATTGGAGCTACATCCCCTCCAGAATTTTCCTTAAACCTATCGATGCTGTGCTCCGAAACTTGGGCTCGAACCAAGGACCTCTTTATTAACAGTAAAGCGCTTCTACCAACTGAGCTATTCCGGAACAAAGCACCGACAGGTAAAAATGATTTTAATACGGAAACGTATATGTGTCAACAATTATTTCACATTGGCTTACAAGGCCTATGCAACGCTCCCATCACGATCTCCAGATCTTCAGGCTTGGCGTCCATATTAAAGCCCTCAGAACGGCCATACACGTAGAGTTTTCCTTGCTCATCAGCGCCGATGTATCCAGCGCCGGTGACATGATTGGAGCCGATCCCTTGACCGATCATGCTAGCTGCGTCGCTGTGATAAACAGCTGCTGGGAATACTACGGCGAAGTGATCTTCGATAATAATGTATTTCATAGTATCTGTCATTTTAACCCCGCGCTATTTAAATGTCACATATGGGAAACGTTCCTGGTTCAAACGTTTATAAAGTGGGTCTTTGTATTCCCATCTTCTTTTACTTGGAATCTTATGGCTGTGGGAATATTCTCTATCTTTAGCTAATTGTTGTTTCTGTTCTCGCAACGTGTTCTGCTTAGGGCCATGTCCTAGCCAAATTCCGTTTCTACCTCTAACAACTCGGGTATCAATCCACCAGACTTTCATGATAGCCCATTCTTTTACATCTCTTCTAGGCGGGGCTCTAAACCTAGGACCTACGTCGTACATCTCTGCTTTGCAAGAAGGGCAAACGGTAGTTTCCTTAAAACAAAGCCTGCAATTAAAGCAGGCCCATTTTCCCTTCTTGCCGCCCCGTTTGTTTGACGGAGCTACCTTCATTAGTGCACCGTTTGTCCAGCCGACGATTTGACATCAACTTCAAACGTTTGGCCTTCGCCTTCAACCACTTCACGTTCAATGTTGCTTACGACGGCATCGTAAGCTTCAGGGTCTTCTTCCGCAAGTTTGTCGAAATCGACAGGTTCGGAATCAGTAAAAATAGCACCGCTCTCAACTGCCTTGAGAATCTCATTCATGAGTTCTTCACGGTCTTCTTCAGGAACTCCGTCAAGAGCACCAGGGGCAAAAACAACTTTCATTTTTCACGTCCAAAAAAATTAGGATCGCCGTCGTCTTTATACGGCAAATTAGGTGCAGGCATCTCATCTCTAAAAAAGCGAATGCCTGCCATTGGGTCATAATCTGGATCCGGAGGATTCAATTCCTCATCGTCGCTGAACAGTCTCATGACTTTGTAAGGACATCCGTATTCAAGCCCCTCTGTCCTGCAAAGTCAATAAGGCTGAAGTACCACCCTTCAATAGGGTCTACATCATGAATCATTTGTAGCTTGTCCAAAAAGAAGTCCCTGATAACATCAGGCTCAAATAGTGCTTTAAGCCGGTCATCTCCAGTGATTACGTAATGCGCAGCAGTCTCTTCGGCAGTAGAATCGTAAAGCTCATCTGGAATTAAGCATCCGACTGCACACATTGTTCCGTTAGGGCCTCGATATAGACAGGCTCCATTTGCGCTTTCTTCACTTCTCTTGTTCTGTTTCAACAGATGCAGTGCAACCTTGTCGAATACTTGTTGTTTGCTAAGTGCCATGACAAGCCTAAAAGAATTATGTTTAGTGGTAGCCCCGACCGGACTTGAACCGGTACGCCTAACGGCGGCAGATTTTAAGTCTGCTGTGTCTGCCTATTTCACCACGGGGCCTTCAAAGGCTAAGAGGAGGAGAAATTGTTTCTCCTAATTTTCTTATACCAAATAATCAAGATTTTATGATGCCGATATTCATAACGCCGTCGAAGACAATGATGTGTCTCAGAAACTCATTAATGCTTACGCCTTCAGGAATAGGATAAACCGGATGAGCTTCCATGATTCCTGCTAGTCTTTCCGGACTCATAACAATGATATCACTTTTAGGATTGAACTTTGTAACCATCAGTTCGTAGTCAAGATCTGTTTGAGACTTAACAGGCGTCTTGTTTTCAACTTCTCCGTGACTTCCCTCATTGATAATCTGCTCTAGAGGTCGATTGAATCGATCCATTTCGTGATCAACAAGGACCTGGTGCATAGCCCAAAGCGCTTCAGTGTCCTTATTTGAAACCTGGGATGAACGGAAGAGCTGCGATACAAATTGCATCGCTTTCGTGATTAGTTTCAACTTTAACTCCTTCTAGAATAGATTCTGCGGCGGCAACGCTAAACTTCTTATCGAGCTTAGTGCTTGGGTTATTGAATTTTTTCCACTTGAACAACGCTTTAACTAAACCTGTCTTCCACTCAATAGCCCGGACCATTTTAGTTCCGTCGGTAGCCTTATTGAAGTAGTTCATTCCTACTACCAAAGCCCCGATCATCATCAAGATGTTTTCTGATTCGTGCGTAACTGTATCGCCATAGGCTACATATCGTTCAATGCCTGTGCATACTCTATCTGCACCGACAAGTAATGGCTCAACAAGTTCACAGATCTTCTTTAGAGTCGGTAAAATACCGCCTAGCTCAGCAGGGTTCAATGTGCTTGAATGGACAAGTTGAATGTCTTCTTTACCAACTTCTCTACATACAACTGCAAGTCCCAGATTCTTCCATCCAGGATCAATCCCGATTCCATACTCGTACGTCATACTCTAAACCGGTAAGGATCCAGTTCGATAATCCCAGCCTTACGAGCTTCCTGATCCATCGCAAACTTGATGAAATTCAAGACTGCATTAGGACCATACAGTGTATGCATCACTTCAATTGCAAGGCTTTGATATACATCGTTTGCCTTAGTCATATCACCTTGCATCGTAAACGCTGCTGCCTGGAAAGCCAGGTCTTGTACTTGTGCCCAATCGGGATTTTCCAATTGATTAGGAACACCTACGTCCTTTTCCCCATCATTCATCGCTATCGTCATTTACTAATTCCTTAAATCTTTCCAACGCTTTATTTGCAAGCGTCATTGTAAAATTCTCTCCGTAAAAGGCTTCAATAGCCGCAACAGCAATACCTTGTTGCAGGTTATTAAGAGCCTCAGCGGGCATTGTTCCTTTCCAGACACCTTCTACAAAAACCCTGACTACTGACTCCAGGGTTTTGAGATTAGGGCTTTCTAGTTGTTTAACTGTGTCAGAAGTCGATGTCATCGAACGAACTCTCATTCATGGTATTCACAATACCCTTAACATACGAAGTTTTCTCTGTCTCTTGCGGAGCAGGTTGCATATCCCCTTCGTTGAGCCACTTGCTCATCCACGGAAGTGGACGATTCTTAGGAGCGTCGTTCGGATAAACTAGACCGATTGCATGACACTTCTTGGCAGCATCAAAGTCGATTTCCAGATCAAGCATCTGCTGGTTCAAGCCGATAAGCGAACCATCCTTGAACAGGTACTTCGACCAACGCTTTTCATCATCAACTACTTCCATGAAGATATGAAGCGCTTCTTCCGCACATTCACGGGCAATGACTGCAAACTCTTCATCATCGGTTGGAAGCATCCGAATTAGAGCGGTAGTCCATGCCACATGCATCAATTCATCGTTAGCAATAAGCTTGATTAGACTGGAGTTACCAATCATCCGGCCAGTCTGGCCAAACGAAAAACTACATGCAAATGAAATGAAGAATCGGATACCCTCCAGTGCATTGATAGAATGTAAGGCAAGCCAGAGTTTCTTCTTCAGCTCATGAAGCGTGGTCATATTCAACCGATATTTCGCAGTTTCCATCAAAAGATCATCATAGTACTTACTGATGCTTTTGCCACACTCTACAATAAGCTCGATATCACGGATACTATCATTAACTTCTGCAGGATCATTATACACGTTCTTGAGAATGTGCTCATACGTGATGTTGTGCAATTCTTCAAAGAATGTAATAACGTTAATACAACGTTTAATCATTGGATCAGATGCGAGCGGAAGCAAAGCTTCAGCAAGTCCCAGACTCTGGACCGTATCCAGCATCATCTGACGTTTAAGATTTGATGTGAAGATGAACTGTTCGTTCTCATTCAACACATCATAAAAATCAATCTTGTCCCGAGTAAGATTAATCTCGGTATGTTCCCATCGCGCAGCCATCATCGCGTCTGCCTGTTTCTCAAAGATCTTGTACTTTACAAGGTCAGAGCGAGAGATATCAACTGTCCCTGATTCGTCAAGGAACAGCTTAACGTCCAATGGTGATTTACTACGAGGGTTAAAAATGTGTAATTCCGGATTGCTCATTAATCGTATTCCAATTCACATTCTAGGTTATCTTCGCCGTAGATAACTTTAAGCGCATCAATAAAGCCAGGGACCCTTCTAAGATCGTCGTACTTTTTTAAAACGTTACCGTCCATAACGATCTCGTAGTATTCAGGGTGGTCTTCTGAATCGAGATACTGGAGAACTGCTACTTTCTTTTTCATGATTAAAAAGCCGGGTTTCCCCGGCTGTGTTTTATTCTTCGGATCCTCTATCTTCGTCTCTGACTGTTACTTCATCAGTACCGAAGAGATCAAAGAACGCTAGTGTGTAAGCAGACGCTTTTTCATAGCCTTTGTCGTGATAATAGTCTCCGAATTCATGGAGAGTTTCACCATCCATCTCGACAGTGACCTTGTCATACATGTCAGGCTCATTCTTATCAAAATGCCTAACTATAACTAGATTGTACATCTTTCACCTCAAATATTGCAAGCACCGCCTGCACACCCATCATCTACCGCGTCTTCCAGGAAGCCGAGAATATCCGCTTCTCCAGGTTTCTTAGTATTTTGATAGTAGTAGTTTTTATGACCCAGACTATAGCCATAGATAAGGTCTTTAGCAAGAGTTTCCGTATCAAGTTTACCATCCGTAAAGAATTTCGGATTATACGAAGTGTTAATAGACATAGCTTGATCCATATGTTTCTGGATCACTGCCGTTACTTCCAGATACCCACGCGGGCTCTGTTGTTCCCACAACCAGTCGTATGCGTAAAACAGATCATCGATTTCCGGCACTGCAATCGGAGTCGATACATCCTTCGATGTCTTAACAACCACCGGACCCATTGCCGGTTCAAATCCATTAGTTTCATTGGACAGTTGCGAGCTAGTTTCGCTCGGCATGCCTGCCATGACGGTACTATTACGAATACCATACTGCTTAAGATCTGCACGCAGACTATCCCAATCGAGACGTTCCTTGTGAGGAATCAGCTTATCAAGTGCTGCAGTACGGGTATCGTGAGGAACCCATCCGTCCGAATATTTCGTCTCTTTCCACAGCGGACAAGGACCTTTTTCCTTCGCCAGTTCAACTGAAGCCTTGATCAGATAGTACGACCATGCCTCTGCGTATTCCTCAATAACGTTAAGAGACATACGACCATACGGAAGACCCTTCTTCGCAAGGAAGTGAGCCAGACCGATGATACCAATGCCAATGGGCCTACGAGCTAACGTAGACACCCTGGCAGCCTCTACCGGATAGTCCTGGTAGTCGAGTACTGCATCTGCAAGACGGACGGCTGTACGGCACGGACCTTCAAAATCAGAAGGTTTATTAATCTTGCCCCAGTTAATAGCACCTAGAGTACAGATACTGATTTCCGAAGGGAACCCTGCTTTAATATCTCGCAGGGGTGTAGTCGGAAGCGTAATTTCAACGCAAAGGTTCGTCATGTAGATCGGTACCTTGAACGAAGATTTATCGTTCACGTGATCTACGTTCATGATATAAATACGGCCCGTATTACTGCGTTGGGTAATCATATCGTTAAACAATTTTTGAGCCGAAACCGTACGACGACGGATACTGGGATCAGCTTCATACTTCTCATACAGACGCTCAAATTCCGACTGGTTGCTGAAGAACGCTTCATACAGCCCAGGAGTGTCGTACGGACTAAACAACGAAAGTTCCTTGTTGCTAGTGACACGCTTATACAGAAACCTGTTCATCTGAATCGTGTAGTCTGACTGACGATTCGTTTGCTCCACTGGAAGTGTAGAGTCCTTCAGTAGGATAACTTCAGGAGTTTCATAATGCCAGAACGGGAAGTTGATGTTCAAGGCACCATCACGCATACCGCCTTGTGAGCAGCTCTTGGTAGTTGCAGTGATCTGTTTGATAAATCCAATAACACCTGTATGAATCGCTTCGCCGCCACGAATCGGAGTTCCAATTCCACGGTTGCGGCCCATGTTGATACCCATACCGGCTTTGTTCGCTACATAGCGTTGTACTGCATGGTTTGATGCACCGATACTATCCAGATCATCATCAACGTCCACGAGAACGCATGACGAAAATTGCTTCATGATGGTACGGACACCAGACATAATCGGACTTGGTTCGCTGATATCAAACAAACTCAAATTATCGTATGCCTTCTTGATTTCTTCCAAACGATTCTTCTCATTACGAAACAGGACCGCAGGAACAAGGATAAACGGAATCTGAAAACTTTCGTAAATCTGTTTGGTTACACGATTCTTACTAAGGTACTTCGTACGCATCTGATCTGCACCAGCGAGACGGAACAACTCGTCACGGTTGTGATCAATCATTGCGTTGATTTGATTCCATTCTTCATTAGTATACATCTCCGGAATTGCCGGATCGTATCTGCCGATTGCTACATTGCGAGTTACGATATCAAGCAGATGCGGAGCTTTAAAAGTGCCGTAAGCTTCTTTACGCACAATGTATGAAATTGCACGGCCACCCACTTTGTCATAGTGAAATTTACTCGCGGTCATAAGGCTTTTACATGCAGATACTACTTGCTCGTTAATTTCCTTAGTGGGGATACCATCGTACAAATGTTGAGCGATCTCCATTTCCAGTTCGGAAGGGGATACTCCTTCAATATCTTCACAGGCGAATGCTACGAATTTATGCAGCTTGTCCAGATCTTGCGCTTCTTTACGGCCATCATTTTTTGTTACGTACTTCATATGCTTTGCTTCAATATTTTCTGTTTGTATGTTCATTATTATACCATTGCTTATAGGTCAGACCGAATGCCTGGCCAGAATTCTTGGAGGGAATTCTTAGTATAACGGTTTCTCAGAGTCCGTTAGCAATGATATCGTAGGAAATTTTTAACTTCTTTCGAAGCTATTGTACTGTATAGGTTTCTTTATTCGACTAAAAAAAGAAGGTGCGCTAGGCACCCTCTTTTCGTTACTGGACTGCGCTAATCAGCTCTTTTGACAGACGCTCTTCGAGTGCCTTGTCTTGAGCTTCAGTTGGATCATCCTGGTTTAGAGGTTCACCGGTCGTTACGTAAAGCCATCGACCGTTTTTGAGATTTCCGATCTGAGATGCTTCCGAAATTTCAGGGCAAACTTCCCAACCCGGTTCTGTTCGAGAATGGAACCGACAGTCTGTTTCCGCATAGCTACTACATGCGCAATACTTTGTACGAATTGCAATCGGATACACGATTGCTTCGCCAGCAGCGTTAGCCGCTGTTAGTTCTTCAATGAGTTTCGTCTCATGCTGACGAATCTCTTCCACATTACGTTGGGTAGTCACAAACCTATTTCTCCTTGTTGTTACGTTAAGTGCTTCGCAACACGCACCCGTCAGGGTATCTCGGGTCGAGGACGGCGCAGCCGTACTATTGTGATCCCGAAGTTTATCACCAGAAAGTAACTCGCTGGCCTTCGGCTTTGTAAAGCTAAAGCGAATAGATACTTGCGAAGCTCGCCTAGATTTCAGGCGATTTGGTTACTGGAATAACCTCGTGGGCGGAGCCCGTTTCCCTGGCGTAGATCTGTTTTCACAGATCGGAGCCAGAGCGTATACGGAGAGAGTTACTCCCCCCTTACACTAACAAAAAATGCAAGTGATGCATACGTTATTCCAACTTACTTATACCACGAAATACAGATTTGTTTAATTACAGACGAGGATCCAAAGCCTTTTCTTCATTGAGTTGTGAGATCATTTTCACAATCAATTCAGTCATGGCAGGGCCGTTGTCTACATTAAGCATTGCCATTGCGAGATCATGCTCCTTAATGGAGACACGTAGTTTACCACCAACCTTCTTCTGGCGGCAAAGAGCTTCGTAACGGTTCTTATAGTCGTAGCCATACACAAGTGTCAGATAATTCTCATTCCGAACCTTCATGTACGGTGCTACATCTTCCGGACCATCGAGAGGCTTAATGACGACGCCTTCCATTTTACGATCTACGGTCAACGCTTCGAAGAATTCTTGCGCTGTTTGGTCAGTGAATTCGTTATCCAAACGCAGGACACGACATTCGTCTTCGTTGAGAGTATCGAACGAATCTGCAACCTCAAATTTATTCCCCATGGCCTCGCTATCAATTTTCAGAATTGCAAAAGGTTTATAGAAAGGATCGGCTTCTGCTCCGTAGATTGCAAGGGTTTTCTTGAACGTTGCCAGATCGGCCAGACGTGCTAATAAATCAGGCTTTTGCTTGAAGTTAAGCTTCACAAATTCCGCATCCCCTGCAAGAGTTTCCAGTTCGTAACGTACAAGCTCTTCATACGCCTTGAATTGCTCTTCGACCAAGGAAGCGCCGAGAGTAGTCCAAGGAAGAAGCTCGCCGTCTAGAATCATTGACTCATTCCAGAAATCAAGACTCAAAGCTTCATACTTCGCAAGCTCGGCGTCAAGCATTGCGTCAAGCTTTTCATTCATTCGAATCTTGAAACCATTGCGGGAAACCAGGAAGCATTTCTCGCGTTGGCCACGGAACAGATACATCTGGCAACGTGAACCCATGTACTTCGGTTCCAGAATTACCTTCGTCGTGCCTTTGTTACGGAAATAGTCCAGTCCAGCCTTCAGACTTTCAATCTCAGTGCTGGTCGACGGAGCTGGTGCCATAGTTCCGGAAATGTACTGAACGCGGTTTGCGATTGTACGCTTCAAGAACTTCATATCATCAGGCGACAACTTATAGTCGTAGATGCTGAAGGGCTTTTCCGGAGCTGCAATAGGTTGCGTAAGGAAGTTTTGAAGTTCCTTATGTACCGTTACTTTTTCAGTCGCCTTAACAGACTCGATCCAATAGCGGTTTCCCTTATAGCACAAAGCAGAAAGAGCATTGCCATACACAGCACCGGTATCGATAAAAATCTTGTTCCGATATTCGAGCTTTGAAGCATTATGGGCAACATGACCAAACACATGCAAAGGGAAATTGCCAACTGCTTCTTTAAAGATAAAGTCATATGCCTTCCGGTAGTCTTCTTTACGATCCCCGTACAGGTTACGTTGAGCCTTAAGTGCTGCAGGGCTCATCTTACCCAGATATTTCTGCTCGCAAGGAGCATGGGTAACGTAAAGGGTACGAACGTTATGACCGTGAATTTTGAGGAAAGGTACAGAACAAAGGTCGAAGAGATCTACAAGCTCAGCTGCAAGCGCAGGATCTTTCAGCAGTACATTGAGTGAAGTCATGTACTTTGCTTCCATTTCCAGATCAGGGTTCTTAATTTCTCCCTTGATACGTTTCACAGCATACGACTCGTGATTGCCGTGAACAATAATACCACCAGAAGCGTGGAACCTACGAGCTGCAGCAATGGCATTTGCTGTGTCATTGCCCTTATCAATGTAATCTCCCACCATAACGTTGATGCTCCCAGCAGGGAGTTTGACAAGAAGTTCTTCCAGCGCTTCGACATGTTCGTGCACATCTCCGATGATATTGATCTGCATGTCCTTATTGAGATACAACTGAGTAGCTGCGTACTTTTGCAGATCTTCAATCTCAACTTCGAGGTCACGCCAGAAATTCTTGTCACGTTCACGCACACGGATACAGCCGTCGTGATCTTTACGCCCCAGATTCGGGAGGACGCTCTGCTTGAATCGCTTGGCACTCGACTCGACGATGACCTTTTCTTCTGCATTGGATTCCGACCAATACTGATAGTTGGAGTACTCGAAAGTAACCAACTCAGTACGATATTCCTTTTCCTCGGCCAGTTCACGAATTTGCTTGCGGAACGTATCGTTCATGCCAGTCGTGTCGATGATCACGAATTCGCTATTGATCGGGAACGAGATCGCTGCCTTGTACCTGGCCATAAGGACTTCGAAGGCCGAAGCTGAGGCTTCCATCATCAAAGGTGCGTAACGATGGAGATTCTTGTAGCCGTAAAGACTTTCTCGCTCCGCATCGGAACTGATGACGGGAATCGAACACGAACCGCCCAGTCCAGCTTTACGCATCTGTTCTCCTAGAGCGTGCTGCAACTCAAGGGAAAACGTCGACTTGCCGCACATAGAAGGGCCAACCAGGATAAACACGGTGTGAAGCTTGGTTTGAATTTTCATGGTAAGTCCTTATTTGTTCTTGGAGAAAACAACCATCGTGGAAGTGAATGTGCCGTTGACAGAATCGCCAATACCTCTAATTTCAACTTCAGTCCATTCAGGGAATTTCGAACGAAGAATCCAATCTTCAAATTCGTCGTGAGTCATTTCCCACTTGTGATCATCGTGACGGAACTCATCTTCTCCCATCAGATAGTTCACGTTGAAAGCCTTGTTCGGAACCGTGATAACCAACTTGTTAAATTCAGTTTTCAGAACGGAATTAACAAGCTCTCTTGCATCTTTAAGAGGAATGTGCTCCAGAACTTCTGTGATGAGCACGTCTGCTCCGCTAAGGAGCGAGGAACACTCATCAATCGATTCGGGAGTTGCAGCATCTCGGAGAACAACGTTTTCGACTTCTCGGCCTTTGAGTTTTCCGAGCATGTTTTCACGGAGTTCGTCATCCGCTTCAAACGCAAGGACCTGTTCATATTTCGAACTGAGCGGGAGCGTGTAATTGAGTTCACCGCACCCAATGTCAACAAGCATTGCTCCGCCTTCCAGGTGGGGGAAGATAGCTTCTTTACGCTGAGCAAGGGTGTCACCGTGCCAGAGCGAAATCTCGTTCGTATCAAGCAGCGATTTGTTCTTAAGAAATGTGTCACGATTTGAGAACACGTTCCGTTTAAAGAGATACCGGATAAAATAAGGAGCATTGATGCGGTTAATTGCAGCAATGTATTTCTCAACGATATCCCCCTTGAGGTTGATGTAGATGCCTTTTGTCGAAACACAGAACATCAGGAAAATAACCATTGCAGCGTTGAGCATCTTGTGAACGCTCGGGCCTTGAATATGGACGTCGTAGGCGTTGCCCGCTAATTTCTGAGCAGTGAAGCTATACCCTTTGTCAAATCCAAATGCCCCGTTAAAGTGTTCTGTGAGATGACGAAGCATGCTAGCACTTCGAATTTCTACCGTCGTCGTGAGAAATGCAGACCACGGTTTTTCTTCATCTTCCTCTTGGGATTGTTTGAATGCAGTTGCCAGACAGTTCGTGATCAACGAAATCGGCAAGTAAGGAGAAGCGTAACGAGTGCGGTCAAGATACTCGAATTCCGCATTGATTCCTTCTGCAAACGAACACGTCAAAGGATTATCCCGAAACCAGAGACGAAAAGACTGGTCATTGGTGAGAAACCAGCCATATGCATTGCCTTGACGGATCTCTTTTTTGTACGGCTCACCTTTCTCCCGGATAGTTGCAGGGTTTTTGGAAATGATCCAGGAAAATTTAGGGTTCGAAGAACCTATCGTAAGTACGGCCATTATTCCACCTTGTGGTTAGTGAGCTAAAAGTAACAATATAATGACAAGACGTATCTTGCCCCTAATGCTTTTCTTATACCAAAAATCTATAGGTATTGAGTAAGTGGACCTGCTGGATCACGCATACGAATAAACGTTGCTACCGGTCCTTTAAAGACATCTTCGCAATATCCACAGGTTTTACATTCAAACCATACCGGCGTGTTGACAAGATTAGACTTTTTAGATTCGCCACATTCAGGGCAATGTTCGAGAGCTTCAGTCATTCTAATCCCCTAATTCCAGGTGAACGTTTACCTTCAGTATAATAAGCACGAGCTGCTCCAGAGTAGTATTCAATCTTGCCACATTTAGAGCACTTCATTCGATGAGTATCAATATCGGTTAATGCACTCTCTGTACGATTGTATTCCCATTCGCTCATTTCTTCGCCGGTCCAATCGTCTGTCCAGGTAACATATTTATCGGGTAGTTGAATTATATGATCGCAAGTCATTTCATAAATCCCGCAATAATCCATGCAATAAGAGAAACCCCTGAAGCTGGAATAAGTGCAAACAGGTTTACAAGCCCAGCCATAAATCCAGTGTTGTCTTTGAAAGGCCAAAAGAAAGCCCAGCAATAACTAAGAATGGTGATGAGAGCGGGGATCATCCACCATTGTAAGTGAACAGTGAGCGTCATTTCTTACTCCATTTTTCAAAGAATTCTTTAACTTCTTTTTCTACTTTATCAGTAGGTGTTAAATCCATTTGATTTATAAACAGTTCTCTATCAAGACCTCGATATTCATTCATGAATTGACCGAGTTCTTTTCCGGTAAGTCCAGTCCACTCTGATACTTTCTCTCCGCTAAACTTCTTCTTGACACGTTCAACTTTGAAGTGATTCAGCGTTGTAATCATGAATTCGAAAGATACTGCTGGGACATTGTAGTCAGCCAATACAAGACCGAGATCTCTATCCTGTCTTTCACCAGGGAGGCCCTTGTCCTCCATCCACTCCAGAAATGCCATATAGGTCTTTCGTTTCTTATCTCGAATACGACCTACGTGATTCCGATTTTCAAGTTGATAATTCCATGTGCTGAAATTCTCACTACTTACAGCGTATGTAAAGATATCATCAAGAGTTTGAAAACCACGTTTGTAATCGGAGACACTATATCCGAGAATACGAAGAGCTGTATCGAAGTCTTTCGTGATACAGATTTCTTTAACCAACTGTGTTTCGATAATGTATTTATACCAGAGCCCATCATGCCCAAATTTCAATCCAATGCCATGAGCTGTTTGACCGATAAGGTTTCCGAGATCGTTATAGGCAAAGTAGTTCAAGGCAAAGTCGAAGTCTTCCTCTGGTATCGTAATGAAATCAATCTGGAAAATTGCCTTCTTCATAAGCAAGGCAGTAATCTCTAAACCAAACGAAAGGACATTGCCATTCTGGAAGTATTCAGGAGAGTTCAGTTTCTGAGTTACGAACTCCCGAAGTTTATCCATAGAAATTCCAGAGATCAAAACGTCTAGATCTCCAAAACTTTCCTTTTCTCCGTACGACGGAATGACTGCGACTTTAGCTTTGGGAAATGCAGTTTGAAGTACTTCGGCGGTTCCAGCAGCTACGTGGTCGTAATACTTCTTCTCAAGCCGAACCGTTTCAAGTTTAAGTGCGTTACCGCCCATTACTAACCTCTAGTGTATTTAACAACCAGTTTTGCCAGAAATCTTACTACCCAAAACATGACAAAGCTTATTGTTACTATGGGCCAAAACGCACTGAAGGGAACCCCAAGTATGCTTGCCATGATTACATCAAATTTATCTAATCTATTCCGAAGATGCAGAACATGTGCGCCGACACACCAGACTACATAAAATATCAACGCTAAGCAAAAATACCAATCCATTATCTATTCTCCATTACGATTTTCTTTGCTTTTTCAAGAACAACGATCACTTTATCAATATCAAACTGATCTTCAGTCCGGACTCCTGATTCCATGTCAATCCAGAAGAACCCATCTTTGCCTTTATACTTCCGGAGAAGCTCAGTCAAAGTCTGCTCTACGTTTTCTGGTCCGATCCCGCCTGCGTAGCCAACTGCCAACCTACTCGCAAACGGTTCAGGTGCGTCTGGCCAACCGCCAGTCTCAAGATAAGAAGTACCGCGTCCACCGGAAGCATCATGCAGGATTTTGATATCGTTAGGAACTTCATCTTCGAACATCCCGTTTAAAAGTACGTCTGTGTTTTGGTTGTACTGAAGGATAATGTCGCAGGTTTCACCGCGCTCATGAGCGAAGTCGAAAATCTGTTCCTTATTTTCAGCCGTGAGTTTGTTGAACTGAATTGCATTAAAGCCCATCGTTACTTCATTTTCGAAGTGTTCATATGAGCTAAGAAAAACGTCTACGCTTTTACCGCACAAGTGTGCTGCAATAGAATAGAGGCTGCCGCGATTAAACGTTGCGCCATAAAACTGTTCTCGCCATTGAGCAGTCGGATAACGCGGTTGGCCTTCTCGGGATTTAGAAAACAGAACACCCCATTCTACTTGGATAACATCAGAGTACTCATGTCCGATCTCGTCTAGAATATCAGGATCAACCTGATCATCTGCACCGGTGATAGTTACGCCAACCTCAATCATGCCTTACTCCTTTGGAATTGCTTCAACCGCCAGTTTATCAACTATTTCGTTGTACACATCTCCGGAATGGCCTTTAACCCACTTCCATTTCAAATTAGGATGTTGTGCGCAAACCTTATCAAGTCGTTCCCATAAATCACGATTCTTTACAGGCTGCTTATTAGAACCTATCCAATTTTTGGCTTTCCAACCTTTGATCCATTCCGTCATTCCTTGCAGCACATATTTGGAATCTGTTACAACCAGAATCTCGTTCGGTTTTCCTTGAAGAAAAGATTCCAAAGCTGTAATGACGGCCATTAATTCCATACGATTATTAGTCGTAGCTTTTTCGCCACCAGAACATTGCTCCATCATTTTATTAGTTTGGGAATCGATTGCATAATATGCAAATCCGCCTGGTCCAGGGTTGCCTGAACAAGCCCCGTCTGTATAGATAGTTACTTGTTCAGCCATTTTACGCTCTCATCTTCATTAACATCTCATTTACCGCTTCTTGCGTAATGCCAGGCTTAACTTCTTTCACCTGACCCCAGTTAAATCCAATTTCACCTTCAACACCAATCGGGAGATCAAGCCAATCGAAATGTTGGACAGGCCATTCGTTCATGTAATAGAACGCTGTTTCAATCACTTCTGCTGCACGTTCCTGCGGCACTTCGAACTCCACCGAGTCATACACGGTACAGATACTCTTGCAGCGTGGGTCAATCTTCTGAATTGCCTGATCCAGATGTGCAAACGTTACCAGACCCAGCGTAGACGTTGCACTTTGAATACGAACGTTCTGTGCATTGCGCAGTGATGCGTTATATGCTGCGGTACGCTTGAACGCAGGCTGAGCAACATACTCGTGCTTGTACTGACCAAAAGGTGTCCATACTTTCTGGTTCAACAGTGCCATCTGATGCGACTCATCAATATAGTCCTTAACACCAGGATACGCATTGAAGTACATATTAACCAGACGTTCCGCTTCGCTCTTCTCTAACTGCAACTGCATTGCAATACCGTTTACTGACGAACCATAAAGGATTGAGAACGTCAGAACTTTTGCAACTTGTCGCATACGCTTGTACTCTTTCTTCAGCGGATGTGAATCGTCTTCAAGAATATGAATGTACTCTTCATAGGGCACACCCATCATTGCACTTGCCGAGAACGAGTGAAAATCAAGACCTTCAGAAATCGCCTTCAGCATGTTCTTATCTCGGCAGATTGCACCGAGGATTTTTACTTCCGCTGAGCTAAAGTCAAATGCAATAAATACATTCCCGTCAGCCACAGTATAACATTCACGTACGTTGTACCCGTGCTTAGGCCTAGGTAGCTGTGTAAGATTTGGGCTATCCCCAGTGATCCGAAAGCTGCTAGTACCAAACATGTTGTAGCTAGGATGAATGCGACCATCCGAGCGAACAAAGTCTTCAACATACGTTTTAATGAAGGTGTTATGGACACTATTAATATCCTTTCTCTTAGCCATATCCGCCAAAAACTGCTTGGCTGGATCCGGAGCTGTGTACTGGTTAGCCAACGGATTCAAACCCGCCAGCGTCAAAAGTGCCGCACCGTCAGTTGCATCGTCACCAGACTTTGTCTTGAATGGAGCCTCAAGCCCTAGTTCTTCATACAGGTACTTGCCTACTTCTGTACCGGAATCAAGATTGATTCGTTTCCCAATAGCGCTGAAGATCTTCTCTTCGAACTCTGCTACTTCCTCAACCATCTGCTTCGAAATTGCACGGTTACGTGCTATGTCATAAAGCATTCCGTTAATTTCGAGATTGATAATGAACTCATGACAGAGCATTTCAGTCTCGACAACGGACTTGATAATTCCAGGAGCCTTGATCTTCTTGGGCTGGCCGTTCTTCTGTGGCATCAACAGTTCTTGCGGCTTTACCAAGTCGGGCCACAGTGCTGTTAGAACTTCCGACGTTACGATATTATCGATACCAGCATAAGTCATCAGGTCAGCATACGGATAATCTTCGTATGTACGATAGATCTTCTTTTCTTCAGGCACTTCAACTACGGTTGGCTCTTTCTTCTTCCGCGCTTTCTTTTCTGCAGGTGCTTCTACTGCTTTTTCGACAATCTTCTCTTCCAGCATTTCTGCAATTGGCTTCTTAGCCTTGGGTGCTATACGCTTAATCGCCATCTACTTCACCTTCTTCTTCTGTTTCTTCTTCAAGATCTTTTGCTTTGGTCAATTTGGGAAGTAGATCTTCATAGCCTCCGAGCCCAGACCAGGGAACAATGTCCCAAACTGCAGTTTTAAGCGAATACGTACCTTGTGCGCCTGAATCCAAACTATGTAAAAGAAGAAGAGTATCAAACGCTACATTTCTAACTCTAACCTTCGTAGTAAACCATATATACAGTATATCGAACTTGCCATTATGCAAAACTTTCGGCTGTTCACCTTCTAAGAACGGTTTCACCAACGTCCAAGCTTCATCACCGCTATAGAACGTGTTCTCTCTATGCCACAACGGAACGACCAATGCTTTAACTACTTTATCAACCGGATCTCTATATCCAAATTGAATACACAATAGCTTTGCATCTGGGGCTAGCCCATCGAATCCTACGGTTTCAGTATCTACGCTAATAATCGCAGATATTGGTAACGAATTAAGAATACCCATGTACTCTTTTACGTCTTCAATCGACTCTGCTACTCGAATACGATTCTCTTTGTAAAACTTGATCGCATCTTCCAGCTTCGGAGGATTCAACTCACCCCTGGCCATCGCTGCTGCCTTCTTGAAGTCCCGAAGGATAACCCCATACAACTCTTGACCCCAAAATGCTCCTGAGGCGTTCTGACGAATCATTGTCAACGCCCTAGGATGGATCGTGATTACGACATTATCCACGTACTCACCACGGTTCCCAGAATTACTATGTTTCTTGTAACCCAACGCTTTAGTCACTGCAGTGGCCAAGCTGATAATAATCTTAGGTTTACACGATTCAATTTCCTGCCACAAGTACGGTCGACATTTCATCAACGTCGTTGCCGTCGGCGCTTTACCCTTAGGAAAGTCCTCTTCCGTTGGCGGGCACTTCAATAAATCTACCAGCTTATACTTCAGATCTCCGAACCCTGCTGCTTTACAGAGATGGAAGATAATGTCCTGCATTTGCTGCTCTTGTTGACCGGAGTATTTATCCCACTTACCATCTGGTGCAGCGTGATCCTGAATAATCAGAATATCCAGTTCTTTCTTGGCTAAAGAAACAGATTCATAATTCTTGCACTTCAGCTTACAGACCCGTTCACAATACGTCGGGCTGATTTTGCTGAAATCTTCTTTAACATGAATAACCGCCTCTACTGTACTTGTAATCTTTGGTTTTGCATACAAGTCGTTTAGCGCCATGTCGGCGAGTTTTACCACTGTGTTACCTCTCTTAAAAATACATTGTACCACCAGGCTATCTTCCTGGTAGTACGCTTATACCGCAATTGTTGCTACTAATTTAGGCAACGCTATAGTCAGAATGAAAGATTTGAAAACTACCGTTGCTTACTGTCAGGGAAGTAAGCTTAGGTACACCTTTAACTACTCCGATGAAACTACGTTCTACAAATCTGTTTTCAGGTTTGTTCTTATCGGGGATACGAGCCCAGGTTTCGTCATCAATAGGCATCAGACGTTTTACCTTACGGGTGAACGTGCCTTGTCTAAAAGATTCCGGATACTCTGCAAAATTAACGCCTACCTTATGCAACATCTCAATTTTCTCGGCAGTATTCACGCCGTGAAGCTCTGAGTTGGTAAAGTAGTGATGTGCAGCCATGCTTACGCTATTCTTTCTAGCATCCCATTGACGCCACACGAAATAGTCGTATGCAAAGTCCCAGCGTGGGAACTGGAAAACTCGGGCATCAAACACAGGTCTCATCAAATAGCTTTCAGGCATGAACCCTTGCAGGAAGCTATTAAAGATAGCTGTACATTTGGCTGCGTATACGCTGAGCCATTTCTGTACTTTGCCATCAAATGCCAACTGCTTGGTAGTGTCATGGTTAAACCAGAACAGACTGATCTCATCACTTTGATGATACGCAAGATCAGGATTCAACTCCCTGATAAGATCATCGACCGTGCACTGGAAAGTCTGAGCAAGATCTTTGTCGTAAGGCTTTTGCATGTGCTTCGTAAAGGTATGAAAAGCGTTGCCATCGAATCTGATCACAATCGGCAAACCGGGCATCAGGTATTCGCTGTTGTACTTCTTCTCATACATCTTCATCTGGTCACCGAGAGCGTTAAAGTCAAGGTGACGGATTTGTTCAATAGATTGTACGTTGTCGTCCATTTCATTTACCAAAAAAAACCGGCTGAAGACTTGGGGATCAGCTGCCGGTAAAAGACCAACTTGTCAAGGCCCTACGAAACCGTAGACCCTATTCAAGGTTGAGAGGAATTGCTGAAGGCGAAATCAACAGTTCTTCTCCATACTTTACTTATACCAAAAACCCCTAGGAATGATGACTTTGAATGTGTCCAAAAATGGTGTCCAGTTTTATTTTGAGATTTCTCTTTAAAATCAAGAGCTTATGAGACGTGTCCAAAAACGTCCTTTTTAAATTTAGAAATTGGACAGCCGCAAACGTAGGCCCAGCTTAGCTTTCAGACGATTTGTCCAATTGTCCTGGTTTTTTTTCAAACCATACCTCACTTATAAATAGCAACACACATCTTTTTGCAAAAAGAGAAATACCTCTCTTATATATAAATATATTTTTTAAAAAGTTCAAATATTATATATATATAAGACCCCCGGATTCTGTGACTGTTAGGGTGAACCCTAAGTTTTTCTTTTTTTGTTTTTTATTTCTCTATTAGAAAGTGAGGTATGGTTTGAAAAAAAACCAGGACAATTGGACAAATCCGCTGAAAGCCAAGCCCAGTATGGGTTTGCGGCTGTCCAGTTTTATTTTTGATTTTGGACAAATTGGACACATTGTCGTAAGTTGTTGATTTTAAAGGAGATTTTGAAATGGCCATCTGTCCAGTTTTTAAAACATCTCATTTGATGTCCGAAAAAGAAGTACAAAGATCGGACACGAATGTATCTGAGGCTTGCGTACAAGGCCTAGGACAGGCTGCTATGCCTAATTGATACCCAACCTAAGGTAGGTCTCTTCAGCCTCTCTGATCGGCTAAAAAAAGAAGGAGCCGAATGGCCCCTCCTTGGTTACAGAGTCGGCATCAACTCAGAGAGTCGATATGAACCGAAGTCGTGCCCGATTTTCACTTTCACCAAAGCCCAGGTGTAGATGAATGATGCGGGGTTTCGGAAAAGACCATATTCTCTGATTTCAGTCAACGCATCCTCCGTGCTTATACCTTCTGAGTTTGCGTATGCTTGAGTATCGGTTCCAGCAGGTAGCCCATCATCAGCCAAAGCCGCAACCCACTCGACTCCCTTGTTGGCGAGCTGAGGAGTAACAGTTTGAACTTGTATACTGTGATGGGCTCGACGCTCATACAAATCGTACTGATGAGTAGAGAACATCGCTTGGTAGTGAGCGCTGATACGAGCATAGACACTCTGGTTGAATTCATCCTTGTTTTTTGTTCTGACGAATCTCTCCGAAAAAGATTGGAGCAAAACGATTTCTTCGTCCTCTGAAGAACGCCCTATCAACAGATGAACGACTTCCATCTTGTTGTAAGCATCGAGTGCAGGGATGTCGACCTTCTTAACCTCGCCATTGCCCTTAGTGATTTCAAGCTTCGGAATAGCAACGGGCTGTTGAAGTTCAGGAACTGCAGGCTTAGCCATTTCTGTCTGAAGCTCTTCTTGCAAATCCTTTTGTTCATCTGTTGAGAAAGGCCATGCTACCGCAGGCTTTTCCTCTTTCACAAGTTTCGGCACCCCGCCTGAAGTTTCAGGTTCTGCCGTAGCCTTAACTTCCGCTGCGGATTGTGGGGGCGATAGTTCAACTTGTTTCTTTTGCACTCGTTCCAATTTAGGAAGTGCCGGTTCAGAAGTCTCAGTTTTTACCAGAGAAGGCATTTCCGGTTTATTTGAAACGAGCGGAGGAATAACCGGTTCTGAAACTTCAGCCTTAACCGGCTCCGGTGTATTGAAAGCAACACGTTCTTCAGAGTTGAGAGAGGGACGACGGAAAGGCTGATTAAGTTTCATGGTTCAATCTTCATCAATAAGAGTATTTAAAGTAATTTCTTCAACGTACCACTGGATCGTTTGTTTATAGTGACCTTGGCCGTCTTCATTTGAAACATTTTGCTCTATTACGACTTCCAGATAATCCCCTTCTCCGTCGTTCTGTTTCTCCACCAGGGGAAAGTCTTTCTGGTCCAGATCGCTTTCATCGAATAGCTGAGCATAGTCTGTCCATATCAATCCGATTGCAGAGACCATATCCGAAGCGACACCTCTTAGTTCTGTTTTGCCACCGGCCCCACCCGAAGGTGTACCTTCATTGTCGGTAAACGACTCGCTATGCTCTGTACGAGCCCACACCAAAAGTAATTCTTTATCTTGCATTTAAACACCAATAAAAAAAGCCAGACAATTGCCTGGCTTACAACACTCTTATACCAATAATTGGTATTTTCTTTAAGCGTTAACGAGCGCCTTGAGACCCTTCGAAGCAGCAAGACGAATAGTCTTACGAGCCGAGATCTGAAGAGCTTCACCTGTGCGAGGGTTACGGCCCGAACGAGCTGCACGATCACGAGTCTTCAGTTTACCGATACCCGGAATCAGAGCTTCTCCTGCGCTGAGATCGGTTTGTACCGTCTTGGCAAAGGAGTTGAGGAAACCAGCTGCTGCCTTCTTGGTGATACCGAGGTCTGCGCTGATAGAGTTAATAAGTTGTGCTTTAGTTGTCATTTAATTTCCAATTGTATATCTAGAGTGTTAAGCCGAATGGATCTTTACTGCTTTAGGTCCAAACGTGTAATTGTAGGTAAGCAGATTTTTCGAGTAAGCTTCCCGGATGGCGTAGAATTCATCATCCGCCCAAACATAACCTAGGAGCGGTTTCTGACCCCAGGTATTCTTCCAAAAGTCTGGGTAAATAGCATACTTGAATTTACCTGGACCGTAAAAACTGCGATTTGGTTTGCGAAACGGGCGTTCCGCGTTGTAGGTCTTGTTCATTTGTTATTAGACAAGAAGTTGTTTAGAAGACTCTACTTTAATATCAGCAAAGTCTTCTGTCAACAACTATTTATAACTTTTAAAACGTTTTTCTATCTGCGAACCAATCCAGAACTTTAATCACGATAAGAAAGCCGACGGCCACGACAGAGATAATACCGATACATACAAATGCGTCAATCATTGTAATTCCCAATGTTCTTGATTACATCCGGAGCCTTGTCCATATCCAGGGTTAAAACGATTCTCCGTGCACCGTTCATACCCATTTTCACCTTTCTATCATCACTGACAAAATAGGGTTCTTCTCGAATAGCTGAAATGACTGCATTTTTCGAGAATGGAAATTTGCCACGACTATCATCGACAACTGCCTTATACACAGCTGGGAACCAGACGTGAACCAGATTACCATCAGCCATAATATGTTGATTATTAACCTTGGAGAATTCATTAGCCTGCATTGCTTCTACGTGCTCGAAAAACTGCATGACCGTTGAATCCGCTTTCTGACTACTTGCTTCTTCAGTCGATGCTTCAAACAGGTACTTTTTAAAGTCAAAGTCAGGCATGTAACGTTCTGCAAGACGTTGTGCGAATACCCCAATTACAGCCCAATTCTTTGAAGTACGTTGGGAGCATTTTGCTTCACGGACAAGTTCTTTATCCAGCTCACGAATCTGCTCTTTCAACTTCTCTTTATCTTCATCTGCAGATTCCATAATCCAATTATAGACTGCGCCGCTAAACAGATGACGATGGTCTTCCAGCCAGCGATAGGAATCAGTCAACTCACGGTTATTAACCGGGATACGCACAGGTATGCAGCGCTCACGGGCCGCAGGGTCGTCAAATAGATCCTCACCGACGAAGATGAAGCAAGATCTAACTTCCTGAGTCTTGACACCAAAACCATCTTTAACCCCCATAGTACGTGGTGCTCTATCAAAATAACTGCGGAACAAGCTCAAATACTCACCTGTCTCTTTGTCAGCTCGAATCTCATCAATGAACACTGGGAGCGACGAGTAATATTCGACCTTACGCCCCCAACCTACAGCTGACCTAAGTTGCGAAACAGAAGTGTAACCGCAATCACGCATATCGTAGAAGTCTTGAATCCACTTCGCAATAGACGTTTTACCCTTACCCTTTGTACCCCACAAGAATAGAAATGGGAAACTCTTGTTCAAGGAAAAGATCGTGTTCGAATAGATACAGGAATACATCCAACCGAGAATACTCAAAGCCTGACCTGGATTATTGAGATTCTTAGAAAGATTCTCTACAACACCCTTCATCAGATCATCTACATCTTCTCTACTAAGTGCTGTGTCAATGAAAGGGATATCGACTTTCCCGGCGTTGTCCCCATTTGTACTAGGCTGATTCGAGGCAACGTTGAGAGACTCTGGTCTAATTCCAACTGTTTTACCGGCCAGCCAATAAACGCCATCTTTGTCTGGATCAATGACAGCTCCTGTATCGGAGATAAACTTGTTCCGGAAGATCCACCCTCGCATTCCCTCATGTCTTCCCACTGTGCGGGTGACACGAACCTGGGTTTCGGCGGACTGAGCATATACAAGGTCCCATACGCCTGACATATCACGTTCGTTACCCTTAAAATCTGCATCGACTGCTTTTGCGAGTAAAGTTCGAAATGGCTTAAGGCTGACCTTAGTTTCTGAATCGATGAGTACGGGATTCGATTTCTGTCCGTCTTCCCGAATGATAACGACTTCACGATGTCTATCTCCATCTTCAGTGATGTAGATGTTCTTAAGAACGATTACAAAATCACTGATCTTGTTGTACTGCGGTTCGCCGTCTTTAAACGTTACACGCCAGTAGGCACTTTTCTTTTGAACAACGGAATTTTGACTAAGGTCCTTACCTGGAGGAAGGATTTCTGCATCTTCAGCTTCGCTAAAAACTTCCGAGTCCCCTCCAGCACCAGCATCACCAGCCGCCGCTTCGAGGCGTCCGAGATATGTGTCAGCTGCTTCGTTATTTGATACCGGGACTTCTCTTGTTGTACCTTTGCTCGCCGTAACGAGTTCATCTACATTCACCCCTTCATGAATTAGTTTATCAATGTCATCGTCTTCGGCTCCCGGCACAACTTGCGTCAGGCTATTAAAGAATTTACGAATCTTCTCAAGTTTGTCACGGTACTTGCCACCGGCCTTGTCGTTATCGAAGAACGTGACGATGTGTTTATCGGACAGGTTTTCACGCAGCCAATCGAGCTGGCTTCCAGAAATCTGACCGATGGTTGCGAGAACTGCTTCCTTGCCTACATCCAGCAAGCTCAAGCGATCATTCTCACCTTCTACGACATATACCGTGTCGCTCTTACTTACAGTATCCTGACCCCAGAACTCATGACCATTCATTGAATACTTATTAGGAAGCTGATATGCAAGCTTCTTCAAAGGATCCTTGAAGGTAAAGTGTGAGACACGACCTTTCACATAATGAGGATAGATGAACACTCTGGACGGAAGAAAATCACGACCCGTCTTACCACTCTTAAGACCCGACGCTTCGAGGATTTCATCATCGAAACCCAGTGCTTCAAGATATGCTACTACACCACCATCAGACCAGCCAACATGTTCCTGTTTCAGGATAGCTTCGCTATGACCACGAACTTGCATCTGGTACTGAGCTGGGGTTAGCTTTGCTAACTCCATGTACGGCTTATTGCATTCTTCCCAGAAGCACGTTTCATAATACGTAGCCGCTAGTTGAAAAATCTCTGCAATCGGATTGTAGTCCGACGGCAGTTTAATGCCATGCTCTTTCGCCAGCTTGATAGCAGCGTCACGAGCATTTAACTCCTCACCTTTGGACTTTGCAAACTCCATAGTCCAACCAATTACATCTCCATGAGCTTCGCAACTAAAACAATGATATCCAGCACGCTCAGGCTCATCTTCCTTAAGGAAGAATTTCAGACACCCTTTGTGTCCGCAAAAGAAACAACCTACTTCCTCATCTTCCTCGAATTTATACGTATCACTACCACACTCAACAATAGCCTGCTCGGTATCATTAGCAATCTGCTCAAGCAGGTTAACGCTCTTTTTAATTATGTCAAACATCTTCACCGTCGCCTTAATCAAGTCAACAAGGATACTACACTTCTAGAAATTAAAAAAGCGGACGTGAAGCCCGCTTTGTTAATCACAGCCCTAAAGCTGTTCTCTTATACCACTTTTTCGATTTTAAAGAACTTCTTGGTGCCAGCTTCCAACTGTTTGAGATTACCATCAGCTTTCTTAGCTTTGCACCAGGGAGCATACTCGCACCATTTACACCAGGATCCAACGCGGTGTTCAAATTCACCAGCAGTCTTTACTGATTCGATTGCACCTTCGACGTTAAATTCGATGGTGTTCTTCATTTTACCTTCAATGTCTTCACTTGGCGTGAACTCGTCAAGAATGATTTCTCCATCCTTGATAAACCCTACTCCGGAAGTAGCTCCTCGAATCTGCTTCAGACCGAAGTTAATGAGCGGTTTATAGCTATCTAGTTGCTGTTTATAATTTCTGATACCCGCTGCTGCCGGGGGACCATACTTCCAATCCAGAATAAGAGCATCCCCATTTTCCAGAATGATAACAAAGTCAACCACACCCCGCATCCACACATCTGATGCAAAGAACTTCGTAGGCTTCCAATCTCTGGTAATACCGAGACGAAGTTCTGTATAAATCTTCTTGATCTTGTGTCGTTTCTTGAACGACTCAATACGATCATAAAACTGAGTAATGTTGAATTCAACACCTTCAATCTTTTCTACCCACATTTCTTCTGTGAGTCTAGCAGGCACAAATTCGGTCTTCGCCATTGCATATGCGCTTTTCACACTATGCCCAACGAAAATCAACTCCAGGATCTTGTGTGCCGCCGATCCTGTATCCGCCATGCTGGTATCTTGATCCTCTGCCAATTGAATTGGTAGCTTTGCCTTGAGGATATATTTCAAATAGAACTGCAACGGGCATTTCTCAAGAACCTTGAGCTTACTATGGCTCCATGGTCCAAGTGAGATATCGTCCATTTTTACTTCTTCTAATGCGTCGCTTTGAGTGTACAGGGTTTTAAGGAAATCCTTGTAGATCTCTTTTAGCTTGTCATCTTTATCTCCAACGTCTGAAACGCTGTTAATTTCCGTCGTCATATTAGTGAAATTCCGTGCTGTTATGAATTGACCAGAATGAGTCAAGGCCAATCATGGAAGCACTTTCTTCTTCTACGTCATGGACATTATCTTCTGGTACATCTGATTGCTCAACTTTCGTTTTGCTGTTTTCATAAGCATACACGTATTTCTCTATAATGTCACGGCGTTCTTTATTGAAGAATTCAATCTGATCGCTGAACTGCTTTTTCAACCACTTAAAGTAATAGTAACGATGTTCCCTATCTGGAATAGAGATGAACGCAATACTATTACGGAAAAGACGAATGACCCTGGACCTGGCAAAAGGTTTACCGTCTATTTTCCCAGATTCGCTAACTAGCTGACAACTGTTAGAGACTAAAAAAGAGTCCGGAAGTTCTCCGATACAAACTCCGAAAATAGCCCCTCCACTAAGCAAGTGGAAGCATCTATCCCGGATCTCAGTCTCAGCCAACGGCTCATTAATAGACAGTTGAATACACGTTTTCATGTATTCTGGAATATGTTCATTGTCAACTTCGCTCTCTTGAACCGGAGCGTTCTTTTCAATTTCTTGCACGGCGAATTACCTAAGGAAAAAGGCCCCGCGAACGGAGCCTTGTCTTACATTTTCTTAAACCGAATACTTACTTGCCAGATCATTGTCGCCCTCGGCACCGCCATCAGACGGACCTTCGAGCAGAACTACAGAATCAGCACTTTCATTGGTCAGGGCCGGGGCACCGCCTTGACGCTTCACTTCGATAATTTCGTAGAACTTCTCCAGCGAAGCTTTACGATCATCACGGACAACTTCGAAGAGTTCCTTCAGGAAATCAACGAGTTCAGCCGCCACGTTCTTTTCTGTACCTGCTGCCGGTTCAACAACGAATTGTTCAACGTTCTTATACTTGGAATTAGTCTTCGAGCTGAGATTGTAAACTCGACGATACGGAGCAACGCCAGCCTTCTTGGCAAACGTTTCCAGTTCCATACCGACAGTATAATTGGTCTTCGAGAAATTCAGAACAAAGATTTCCTTGAAGTCTGCCGTAATAACCAATGCCTGCTTAACCTTGCCGCAATCCGACTTACGAGCTTCTTCATCGAACTTGCCATGCGGGCACTTGTTACATTCCATGCCGATATAACCTACCTTACCATCCGGGCTCGAACAAAGCATCTTGTTCTCGTCTTTATCCGGACTCCAATACTGACGACCATTGTAGATAGTCAGGATGATGAAGGGCAGGGGTTGATCCAGCTTGTCTTCGCCGAGAATGAAGTCACCAGGACCTGCACCCTTCGGAGCTTTACTACGATCTGACGTTGCTTGAAGCATACGCAGCATCGGAGCACGCCAACGAATCGGTTCGTCACCGATACCTTCAACAACTGCTTCCATGCGCTCAAGAAGATCCTGAGCATTTTGCTTATGCGATTCAGGGAGATTTGCTGCCAGTGCTTTCAGTGAATCGAGATTCATTACTTCTATTCCTTAACTTTGATTGTTACGTATTGCTTTGACGCAATTATATCTTTGAGATCGCTAAAAGAGAGATCCCATGTTTCTTGTACTCGTGAGGAGACTTTGCCTCTATTATACTCTTCGAGGTCCTCATCGGTCAAGACGACCATACCTTGTTTTTCAAGCATTTATCGTCTCACTACTGTTATACCAAAAATTCTCAATTTGTTTACTCGGTCTTGATTTGAACAACTAGCTGGTTGGATTTCACATAACCACCACGTTTGTCAAAGTCACCGAACATCGCTGTACGAATCGCATCAAGAACATCGAGTTCTGTATCTGTACTACTCGTGAACGACAAAGCAATAATTTTCTGCTCTTCGTTCGTTTCCATTTCACATTTTACTGTCATTGTTTATTGTCCATGAGGAAATTACCAACCATTGTAGCCATTTCATCGATGTACCGCAAGTTGTTTCCCGAGTTATGAAAGGTGCAATTGAAACTTGTGGTTGACGGCCAATCCGAATGTTCATTGTGGATTGCTGCGATTCTCTTGGAATGATAGGCAACTTTATCTCTATCTTCCAGATCAGTTGGTGCAAGCCTTGTCATGTATCGATGGACCAATACTTCAAAGTCTGCCTGGACAAAGATGGTGAATAGAGTAAACCCTTGCTCTTCGCAGAATTTTTGAAACTGAGGAACACCTGTCGGTTCTACAATAACGACTGGCACAGTTTCTGAATTGACTGCGGACTTAGCATCATCTTTTAATGTACCGTAGTACTGATCTCTAAAGTTTACATGTTGTACGAAAGCATCCTGTTCTAACAGCCTTTCAAAAACAGGAATACTGGTGAAGTGATAATCAACCCCATCTTTTTCACCTGCACGAGGAGGACGGGTGGCTACACTGATGAGTCTGGAAAATTTCCCAGTCTCGCAAAGCTTGTTCAATAATTCAGTTTTCCCTGATCCACTAGGACCAGTGATGGTAATTAGGTATTTAGACATTAGATTGCTCTTGCTTTATTAACGTACCCTATGATACATTACCTTCATAGGAGACTGCAAGAGTCTCAAACGGAATTATAAATGGATCTCAGTAAATATTACGAAAGCATTTGCACACAGCCTCTCTTGACACGGGAAGAGGAGTATGATTTATTTCTCGAATTTAATGACCCCGGTGTATCTGTAGCTAAAAAAGAAATGATCAAAAATAGGATCATTCAGAGTAACCTCCGATTCTCATTCAAGCAAGCCAAATATTTTAGCAACGGAGATCTCTACCTTTTCGAAGAACTAATCGGTGCAGCCAACGAAGGCTTGCTTGTCGGATTTGAAAAATATAAACCAACCCCAGAGGTACGATTCCTCTCCTATGCTGGGTGGTGGGTGAATCAAAGAATTCTGTATGCCATGTCAAAAGTCCGTATTGTAGCTCTTCCCATTTGGAGGCAACAACTTGGACAACGTATTCAGAAATACATGGAAGCGAATCCTGACAATTGTTCTTTTGAAGATCTTAGGAAACAATTCCCCGAAGTCTCAGATAAAGACCTCAGGGAACTTTCAGAAAGTAAATTCCTCACATATTATATTGAGGATATGGGTTCAGATGGACCTGAATTTGAAATCGATCCCATTGGGACCGAAGTAGAGAGCCGAATTGATAAAGAACGTATTCATCAGATGATCGATGAACTACCTAGCCCGCACAAAGAAATCATCACAATGTCGTACGGCATGAAAGACGGTGATGAAAAAACTCATGCGGAGATGGCATCAAACCTTAGCATCTCCAAAGATCAACTCCGCGCATATAAACGGGAAGCAATGGAAATGCTTAAGGAAAAGCTGGTCCCAACGAGATAGTTACTTCGTCGGAGGCACCGGCCAGCAGTCCCAATTCCAAGGCATTTGTCTCTACCTACGAGTAAAGCTAAAAATCTCTTTCAGTCAGTCCAGAGGCTTAATCTTACGGGGCCTGCCTCTTCCACGCTTGACAGGCTGTTCTCCATTTTGAGAAGCTAAAGTTTTTGATTCACCAGGGGTTTCCATCCAAACTGTAGTAGCTTCAGATGGTGATACTATCGGTAGATCCCTATGTTGGTCCAAAATTCCTGCGTTCTTTGGTGGTCGTCCTCGCCGCTTCCCAGACCCAGGCAAGACATCGGAAGATTTAATTCCGACATTACTTCTTCCAGAGATATTTCCTCCAGCAGAGGAATTGTTACCTTCTTTACTTCGTTTGAAATCTTCGACTGCCGTCGGTCCTGAAAAAACCTGGCTGGAGTTTTTTCCAAAATTAAATCTCGGAAATGGCCAGTAGAAGGCTTCCGGCTTAACCTGATCTTCTTCTTTTGAAGTATCGGTTCGTTTAGACATGTTTCATTCCTTTCTTTCAACGACAGGTCCAGCATCTGCATTTTCTGACTCCAGGTTGGCACGGCGAAAAAATTAGCGCAATTAAGATGTTTGTACTACTTCACAATACTCTTATACCAAAACTGATGGGGAATTTTGACCGATCCAGGAAGCGTCGTGATTGACATTTGAATCGTAAAGGGCATACTCGATTTCAGGTTCTTTCAGTAAGGAGTATCCGTACTTGTGAAGAGACTCTAAAGCCCAGTCTACCCAATTCTTAAACTGTTCACTAGAACAGTCCTTTCTTCTTAAAGTAACCATTTGTACTACTTGTTTTCTGGCTAACTTTTTGAGAGCGTTTTTGCTTGGATGTAGATCTAGAAACTTAGCCACTTTAATGAGGCCTGCTACTTCATCCTCTTTCACAATAACTGGTATGTGAGTTTCAAAGTAACCCTCTTGCGAATTCGCATCATGTATAAGCGCTTTCGAATGCCAAGGCACAGTTTCGATCTTTTCCCGAACAACGTTAAACCCTTTTGCCTGTAAATACCACGTCACTTCTTTCATTCTGTTCCAGGCATCTGTATCATCCCCCGTTAATTTCGAAGAGGTCATCACATCCTGGATGATACCGCCGTCCTGCTTCTGTAAGTCTAGAACAATAGGCTTTACGCCCACCGCTCCACACTCTTCCATAAACCTGTTTACTTCTTCTGTTTTAACTGTTACATGAATTTCGTAGTGGAGCGGTTTGTTCATTTTTAGTTACGTATTAGGCATTGCGTAAACAATAACACCTGTCTCTTTATAAATCTTTTGAGCCAGGCCCCAACTTTCCTGCCAGCGTTCAACCAGCAAAGCGTCAGCTTCTACATACACTTCCTTGATACCGGCTTGAACTATTGCACGAGCACAATCCACACAGGTAGGTAAAGTAGATACGAAGATTCTACTACCGCGCAACTGATGGCCAGAGCGGGCAGCACTGTAGATAGCATTGCGTTCAGCATGCTCTGCCCACTGGTACTTCTCTTTTGTCCTATCATGTCTTTCAGGGTGTTGATCCGGATCATCATTTGCTCCTCTCGGAAATCCGTTGTATCCCCAGGATAATGGTTCGTTATCGGAACCAAGGATAAGGGCACCAACTTTACTAGATGGATCTTTACTGTATAGCTCACCAATGAATTTTGCATGAGCCATATGTTTTTGGATACTGTTACTCATCAAACAATTCTCTTAGTTTTTTATTAAATTCATAAATGCCCGCCTTGTCATCCGCTTTAAGCACCTTTGCTATATCAACTAACAATATAGCTCCGAAGAACAAGAACAGGACATTTAATGCAGGGATGATACCCAGCAAAAATGCCGCAATGGCGTGAACATTACTGGCTTCCGCTCTTGCGTCACGTTCTTCTATTACAGCCGCTACTTTAGGGCCGAACCAAGTACAAAGCCCTAGAGTTATCAAATAAATCAACAACATTATATACATACCTACTCGCTTGTTTTTTCCTTTACTTCAGTCACAAGCGGTGGATCTGCATCTACGATAAGTTCACCGTCGACAGCGTGGAAGAACTTCAGCTTATGACCTTCATACTCAAACTTCGGTTCATTAGCCTTAGCTTCTGCCTCTCTGCGCTTCTGGTTCTCAATAGCGTCCTTGAGGGTCTTTTCATCGAATTGGAAAAACATAACTACCTACTTGTAAATGAATGAGTCTTTAAGCCACTTCGGAAATTTAGCTGAATTCTTTTGGATAAACTTGTTGAACCGGGAATCCATCAGAAACGTTACTCCGAAATCATCTTCTGCACGATTAACTCGACCTATCTGCTGGCCGAAGGTAAGCATTGCTTGGTAATTGTACCATGAAAAATCGTTTTTAACTTTATAGTTTACAAACTCATCCGACGTGTTGAGGTACGGGATACGTAGTACGATCTGGAATCTCGCACGGTCGTATTTGAAGTCAACTCCTTGTTGGCATACAGGAGATAGAAAGACCTTAGGTTCTGTGGAGTTGTAAAATTCTTGAAGTTTCTCCTGGACATTTGATTTGTCGTGATAAACGACACGACCTGGGGGAAGCCAGCTCGCAATGTCTTCAGCTGCCTGATAGGACGGAACATGTATTAATCCTTTAGCATCGTGGAAGATTTTAAGAATCTTGTTGATCTTCTCGATCATCTCCCTAAAATTACCATCCCAGTTTGCAAATGAAGTATCAACCTGATAATCCGGCTTCAAGTAAATAGGACGAGTCTTCAACGGAAACGTAGAAGGTACACGAATAAAATAAGCGTCATCAGGTTTAACCCCGATACTCTTGCAAAACATATTCTTATCGTAAATCGTACCTGACATCAGAAGAACGTGTTCACCGTACTGGAAAATCAAATTTGTAGGCGCATTACCTACACTATGAGGGATGAACTCAAAAGTAGTGCTTACGCAGCGCTCCCCAACATAATTAGGGATTCGTTTAACAGTGAACGCTTCTCCGTAGTAATCTGCTTTTTCACGGAACGATATAATCTGTTCAAGATACCTATCTTGTTCAGTTACATACGTTTCGTCTACTTCTTTCATAGACTGTTCTGCTTTTGTCAAAGGCGGAAGAAAACGTTCAGTCTCAAAGAAGTCACACCACGCTTCTACCTTGTTATCATTAGGGGTATCGATAGCTTCGACCAATCCCTTGACTGTAATCTTCTTGGTTATGAAGTCTCGAATGATACCTTCAATCAAGTGAGCTTCGTCAACTACGAGTAGCTTCCGTTTTTCAAATTTCTCACCAAAGTTAGTCTGAAAGATAAAAGAATGAATGTTGTGAATAACCGTGTGGTGCTTCTGCGCAGTCTCTATGGCTGCAGTGTAAGGACACATGCCTTGAGATTGCACACACAGATTGAAAATAGCTTCACTGTTACGGCAAGGAGCTGTTGCACAGTTATCCTCGTCACGGCCAGGCTGTCTAATCTGCCCTTTGTTGATATCGTTAATAGCTTTGAGATATATGCGTTTACTTTTACCACGAGTACACGGATAAGCATTCCGGCCTTTCATAAGGACAGAATCTTCCTCAAAATCTTCGTAGTATTGGTTTTGCAGAGATTTCTGCGGTGTTAGGATATGAGAGTCTTGAAACTTTCTTGCGAAAGTCATTGCTACTGGAGATTTACCAGAGCCAACAGGTGCTTCCAGTATGATGAATTTCTTACCTTCTGCAAATGCTTTTTCAATTTCCAGAAGAACTGCTTTCTGATTCGCTCTTGGTTTTTCGAGAGGGAAAAAAGAAAGAATATCGGTTTGTTGCATGGATGTTTCACCAGATTAATTAGAAAGCGGGAAAGGACTATCTTACCAACGGGTATTGATAGTAGCGCCTTAGCGTGCCAACCTTGGCGACAGACTGGAAATCGAACGAGGTGAGCGTTCAATGATCAGCGATAGCCTTTCCCAACATTCTTATACCAAAAACCCGAGGTTTTAACCACGGACGATTACATCGATAAAATCGTATTTAAGTCTACTGCACATAGCCATTACAGAAGTAATCATATCAAGGATTCCAACCTGGAGCATATCTTTGTCAACCAGGTCTTCGTCACCGAATTCTGTAGAGAAATATTCAAGTGTAATGTTAGAAGTAATGAAGTTAATGTTTGTACATGCCATAGTTACATCCATTTTCAATGACATCATTACTTCGTCTTCGAAATATTCCTCAAGCTCTTCCAGTTCAGGAATTTCAATATCAAGGCAATGAGCGAGAATACCTATATGCTCTACTATGATTTGAAGATCTTTGCGTATGTTTTTATCATTTGGTTTTTCACCCAGACCTCTAACCTCGTACATCGAACACATAATCCCAACTGATGAGCTTAGGATATTCAAATTACAAGCAGAGATAAGATCTTCAGCTTGGACATATTTCTCATTTTCGAGGTACTCGTCAAGACCTCTGGATGTAAGTTTGTAAATCTCTTCCATAACTACCTCAAAAACTACAGCTTATCCGATTAGCAACTCTTTGCCAACCAGTTTTTCAAGTATATCATTTGTTCTGAAAAATCTATGATGAAGAGGCAATGGTATCAGTCCCTCTTCGGTGTTAACGTTAATGGTTAAGGTATCAGGAGCAGTACATTCATCTTTTAGCTGTACAAGTTCCCAGGTGCTCTCAGGAATAAATACAAGTTTGTCTCCTTTGAAGTATCTATCTATTTCTAATTCATCGAAGGATGCTACTACTACGGTATTTTTATCCTCCAGTTTTACTTCCCTCTTCAGGGTATCCATAGAGATATCTACTCCGTAAGTAGAATACGTCCAAATACTTCTGTTTTTCAATGATCTATTTAAATGTATAATTATATTGAAATTTTGTAGAGAAGACGTAAGCAGCATTTTTAAATGATAAATACGTTCTTGCTCAGGAACTAGAAGTATATTGTTAAGTTCTGTCGTGAATCGTTCAGAACTCTTATATGACTCACTCTTGGTATCTACCTTAGATATCGAGCCGTACTCTTCTTTGTAATTATGGAATATACCACTTACGTATCCGAATGAAGAATTCCCACCTACATAAAACGAATGCAATTCAGCAGAAGGGCATACTGGATATTTAATATCGTTACGTAATTCGCATACAAAAACAATTACATAATCAATTAATTCCTCATCGATATCACCCTTCTTCTCAACTTTTATAGTTGGAAATACCGGTTTAAAGAATTTACGTAAATTTGCTAAAGATCCATGGATAGACATGAGGTAATCATAGTATCCTTTTTCGACCCCGAATTTCCAAAATGTTTTTCCATCTTTTGAAATTAGACGAATACCCAAATCTCTCAATCTATAACGACTATACTTATCATTTATATATTGAATAGAAAAATGTCCCACCACACCTTTTTCAAAATCTAACGTTGCGACATATTTGCCATTAACTTTGAATTCGTAAGTCGTTGCATTATACTCAAACGTTTTTGATTTAAAGTGAAGATTGGTATATACACAGTCTTTAAAATCTCGCCTTAGACCAGCTGCTGCAGGGCTCAGTATTCGCCCACTCTCTTTTCTTTCACTTACAAATGTGCCGTTCTGTTTTTGCAAAAGGTCCCGTTTAAGATTAGAAATCCAACCAGGTATAGAACCGCGAAAGCCAGCCCTGTACCTGATTTTGTTATAAGCATCACTTCCGATAGCTAAAAGATGATTATCTCGACATTCTTTATCCGGAACTACATGAAAAATTTGCATAATGCCTCCTATGTTTACAAGAGGCTTATACCAAATTAATTCGCTTCCTTGACATCGAAGCCTAATCCAAAAACAGTTTCAGGGTTGATAATCACGTTCTTTATATGCTCAACAATATCGCTGCTTAGTAAAACTTCAAAATGATTATAGGGAGCTTCTATTTTCTTGGAATTAACAAGCGCTCTCTGGGAATTTACAGTTACTACTCCATCATTAGCTTCTGGGTAGATAGGATTATTACCTGAAGTTGTAATGAAACTCAAAGTAGGAACTACGGCACCTACTGCTCGTAAATCATTGATCACCCTATTTTTCGTAGATATATTTTTGAATAGATGGTAGTGAGGGAACATCCATTGAAGGTAATCTGCTCCTTCGCATCCACCTAGAGGTGAAGCTAATGTGACAACTGCTTTGATATCTTTGCTTAGACCGAAATGTTTAACGCGTTGAGAAACTGCTACAGCTAATACGCCGCCTAAGCTATGTCCCACTAGATACACTGGAGTATTACTTGGTAAATTATCTGCAATTATCTCAGTAGTTGTAGAGATAGGATCTTGACAATCATATCGTACATTCACAAATTTCATACTTTCTATACCGTCACTATTCTTGAGCCCTTCCTGAATATGGGTAAAAGATAGCGGTGTTGCATTAGCGCCATGAATGAACCATACTTCTGGCCGCTTACTGTTTTCGTTACTCATCTTGCAAAATCCATTTAATGTATTCGGGGTTATCCTTAAATACAGCCAGAAGAACACTGGCTAAATTACTTACCTGTCTTTCTGACATTTTCAAGACTAATGTCTCGTCGATAGCATGTATCGTTTCATGTAAAAGCGTGTCTTGACAATACGAAATTGCTGGTTGAAGCCTTACATGCAACTCCTGTTCAGCGATTTTGCATAAACCGTCTGCGTCTTCATCCACGCCTTCTTGCATTTCAACGATTTTGAAATTCTTACCAAGTACCCTCACCTTGGTTGGCATCTTATTGTAATCTTTGGGTTTAATTTTGTCCATCTTTAAGCACTCCGGAGGTTAGCCTATACTTGATTATTAAGCTAAAAAAAGGCCTCGGATTTTAAAGCCAATAAAAAAAGACGCTCCAGAATTCGGAGCGCCTTCTTAGTCTATATCGTCGGTGTGGGATTTCCCACCGAAGAAATATGAGCATAATCCTGCAATTCCTCCTGCTATCGCCGAGACTATCATAGCGCCAGCAACGATCATCAAGACTCCGAGAAATAGCAGAATGATTATAAATTTAGCTATGAAGGTTAACACGACAGCCTCCTGGCTGTTAGCGATTGCACTCTACGTAGTATGCAGAGAATTTCGCATCCAGCTTTGAGGATTGAGCCGAGTTGGCACACACGGCTTTCTCCGGAAGACGGACATAATTGTTGTACGTTGCGGCAAGACCCACGATAACCACCGTCGCAACAGCAAAGAAGGCAGTTCTCATTCGAGCGTCAAACTTCTGAGCTTTCTGACCTTCGAGGATATGACGTCCGTCAATGTTGATCATGTTCATTTGGAACTCACCTTTCCAAAAAATATTGTTATACCCAATACTCTTATACCAAGTCAGGGTAGCCGTATTGACGTCAGATGCGTCTTAGAGCGTCCCGTTCACGGTTTACCTTACTCAGGTACTCGTGAGGCCGTCGACCCTTTAGAAAGCTTCCTATGCCAACGTTGTATGCCATGATCGCATTCGATCTGGATCCCGTTGAGACATAGTATTCATTCAGTATCTCTGAACCGACACGAATATTCGTATCGATGCTTGTCAAATTTCCACCAGAATACTTACTCCGGTGAGATTTGGCTTCTATTTGCATCAAGCCCCATGAGCCCCGATGACGTGCGTTAGTGTTGTAAGTAGACTCCACCGCTATGATAGCGAGGATGTCTTCCGTTTTCGGAAAATCATCTCGTGCGTATTTCTGCGCATAATGAACTATCTTTGAGATGAGCGATTCCGGCTTATTGAATCTACTTGCAACAAATTGGATCAAGCGTAACGTATGTTGATCTTCTTCAAAAGTAGGATCTGGAAGATTCCCAAGTCCCGTCAAGGAGAAGTTTTGCTGCTGGAAAACGGTTATTACGTCGGTTGAACTGCTGAGAGGGGTTGTTGATAAAACAGGCGTTTTGATTTGAGTATCAAGTTTGACTTCTTGTGAGCCGCACGCCGAGAGTAGCACCGATACTACTAGTGCAGAGAAAACACCTACCCATCGTCGGATGTAAGCCATTAGGTAAACCTCCATAAGTGAATAAAAAAAGGCTCGGCGACTTACGTCGAGAGCCCTTTGAATGAGTTTAACCCATTCACCCTGCTTCAGTGCACCATGTGTTGCGTGCGTGCAACACGTGTAAGCAAAGGTACCTTAGCTACATAGGCAGGTTCTTCCACGTCGTACACCCACGGTGTGGAACTTGTCGTACGAAGGAAGTGAATTGCTTGATACAACTTGATACGATTTTCCCGAGCTTGCGGATAGAGCACGCCCTCGGGATATGCGTCGGCGATCATCTTGAAGAGGCCTTCGCCGTTCGGTCCGACCTTGCTGATCGGCATCGGGGGAAGTTCTTGGTAGATGTCCAGCGGCAGACTGGGTTTGAATTGCTTGTCGAGAACTACGCCGTCTTCGATGAGATTGTTCTTACGGGAAAACAGATTCAGAATTTTCATGGTCGATTACCTTTGACAAGTTATATTAGAATTCAGAACAGGGCAGAAGTTCTTATGTATCCTGCCCTAGCCCTGTTATTGCGCTGCCAGTACAGGCAGGCCTTCACGACGACGCACGAACGGGTCCAGGGACTCGCCTCGTGCAACAACTTCCTTCTTGACCAGCTCTGCATCCGCAGCCGACTTTGCCGATTTCTCAGCATCCGACAGCGGACAATTGATACCAGCATCACGCATGCTTTTACGAACGATGTCCGAAACGCTGCACTGCATGTTCACAGCAGCGTTTGCAAGCTTACCGGACATATCCGCATACTGCTTGGCCAATTCACTATTTCCAGCTTGAGCGGCCTTTGCAGCGGCTGTGCCATACGTGGCCGAAAATTCCATCGTATGGACCGATGCCACTTCCGTGACACAGGCGACGCCGGGTTCGCCAAGAACCGGCTTACCTGCAGCGATGGTAACGTACGGGGCGCTCACCCCCGCTTGTGCTGTACCACCGCAGTAATTGGGAGAAAACGAGCCAGCGTAACCGCTCAGACCGATGGACTGGTTGGAGCCCGTGATGCCACTGATGTGTTCGTGAACCGTCGTTTCAGTCGGCGTAACCGAATTAAACGTAATACCTTGATTCACACCTTGATTCGCAGAAGTGCTTTGCGAACCATTGGTGTTGGTGCTCGTGGAACCTGCGCTGATTTGTGCATATGCACCGCTGACAGCAAAGCTCAGAGCAATGCCCAAAGCAACAATGATTTTCTTGTTCATGATTTCACTACCCCAAGCTTGTTGTTATGAAAGACGGATCAGTTCCCCGATCCGCCTGGTCCTTACTTGCCTACTGCCCTGCTTACCAGCCTGCGAGAGCGCCGGTTGCCTGATAGCCAGCGGTGCCAGCAATGCCCAGCTGACCCGTTGCGCCGACGAACGTCTGCGTTGCCGTGGCTGCAGCGTTGTTCGTGACTTGTGCCACGCCAGCGGTGCCGTTGACGATCAGGCCGCTGCTATCCGTTGCCGGGGTATTGCCGTTCGACACGCCGACCGACACCACGTTGGACGATGCGGTTTGACCGGTCACGGTCGTCACCGAAGTCGGCGTCACGTTGATGCCAGCGGTAGCCGAACCCACGCCAACCGACGTCGTTTGCTGAGCGCTGTAGCCGTTTCCGTTCACACGGGTTGCCGACACTGCGTTGCCCGACGTCGAGCTGTTTGCCGAAACTGCGCCCGACACGGTGCCCAGGGTGTATTCGCCGCCGACGGACAGGCCGCCCGACACCGAACCACCAGCGACCTGATTGCCGTGATCGCCGACCGGATTTGCCATTGCTGCCGTTGCGCCGAATGCCAGAGCGATTGCTGCTACGAACTTGTTGAATTTACGCATGGTGCTTCTCCTGAGAAAGGTTTGGTTTTTACTACAAGGTTATTATGCCAGGAAACTACACTCTTATTGGATTGGCGGTCCCGTAGAGCAATTCGGAGGGGAATTTTGGTCTCCCCGCCCCCGAAACTTTGTTACAGATACTTCGCTATGTACCGCGCCGGAACGTCGGAATTCAGACATTCACGGATAACGCGATTGAGGCCGAGCTTTTCGACGGCTAGCTTCGGTACTGCAACTTCGACGAACTTGCCATCCAGGAACCTGGACAAGGCGTATTCTCGTGCCACCAGCGAGTCCGGTTCATCCGCCGGATTCTGGAAGGACATTGCAACCTTGATGCCGATGTGGCCGTAACCGATTTCTTCGGCCTTGAAGCAGAACGTCACTGCACGTTCGACTTGTTTCGTCATTCCGAAACTGTTGACGAACTCTTCGATGAGTATCGACAGGAGCGGAATACCACGACTTTCTTCGTCCGTGAATCGGAACGTGTCGTCGACTTCGGCCAGATCCGTTGCCGTCGTGAACTGCAGACCATGCTTCGCCACTTCTTCAGCGACATGTGCACGCCGAGCCGAGCGATTCGCTTTGGAATTCAGGAACTTGTCCTTGGTCCGCGAGGAGAGGATGTTTGCACGGATGCTGTCGGATACTGCAGCACGTTCTTCAGACGTATGCGTCGGGTTCTTTGCCATCCAACCCACGACTGCCGCATTGACAGCGTTGTTGATAGCTTCTTCGTTGAAAATGTGTTTCATTTCTGCGTTATTCATTGCTAGCGCCTTTTAAGTCGGTCTTACTGCTGGTTTGAGTTATTGGCCTGAGCCAGAGGTATAATCCATTCTCCGGAATCGGAAGATCCGCAGGGCTAGAAGAATGGTTGTTTTCCTCAGTATGCTTATGCCAATTTGAGGATCCAATATTGAAAAGAGCTGACTCTTCAGCACATTCCGCCATCGGGTTAAAGCACTGTCCGCACGCATTAAAGGTCAGTACCTCAGGAACCTTCTTCTTCATGCGCACAATACAGAATTTACAAATCCACATTTCCTTTTAGCCCTGTAAAAGTTACAGTTTTACCCAATACTCTTATACCAAATTACCATCTGATTCTCGAAGTTTATGCGCAATGTCAATAAGCATCTCTTCTCTGATGGTCATTTTCTCAATAGCCGCTTTACGAATCTGATGCTCAATTGAGGTATTAAGGAAAATCCTATAATAATCGCATACATGTTTTTGACCTATACGGTGAATACGGTCTTGCTGTTGTAGATATACTTCCAAGCTGAAATTCATACTGTAGAATATCTCGGTATGAACCTCAGGATTGATATTTGGCATTATTTCAAATTCATTATCTTCTTCTTCGAGTTTTTCAATCGTCGTTCCAAGTACTGTAATTCCGTAATTGACAGCCTTGGCTTGACAAACCAGATACTGTATCGAAGGATCAGCATTAAACTGTCTAACCTTCTTGCCGATATTCGCTTCCCCGCCCCTAATACTTTCATATTTCTTACCTTCTTTCTCCAACAAGGTTTTAATCAGTTCAAATTCGGCTGACATATTAAACCATATAATTGCTTTGCGTTCAGGGATCTTGTTACAGACCAGTTCACGTAGAGCTTCGATCTTTGGCTGTTCATCGAACAGCAGCGTTTTACGTTTGGGACGTCTTTTACGATCTGTATTTTGAAGCAAATCATCCAGATCATTAACAGCCATTGCATCAGACTCCTTCATTCCAGTTTCTTCTTTATCAGCCTTATATAGAAATCCATTTGAAATCTGATAAAGTTTACTCAGCATAACAAGAGGATTATCTATTTCTATAAACTCGCCTTTGTATTCTGCAATATAGTTACGAGTCAAAGAATCGATTAATTCCTTTTGAGTTTGGGAAGGAGTTACGTATATATCATGGAATCTCTTTTCAGGAATCTTACCTTTAAGCCATTCTTCTTTTGTCATAACTATCGAGCATGACTCAAGAACGGATCTAGCAATATCCATTCCTTTAAAAGCAACAATTTGCTGCACAGATGCACCTTCCCCCCGTGTCATCAGTTTCTTTACAGCATGACGATCCAGGAAGTTCTTATAATTCAAACCTACCAGGGAAGGCTCCAGATACCTAACCGGGCAATACACATCCATAATGCTATTATTAATAAGAGTTCCCGATCCCCCAGATCTATAAGGGATTTTCAATGCTAACTTTGTCAGTATTTTTGTACGATCCGTTTTAGGATCTTTAATTAGAAACTCGTCAAGATGGATATACTCGTATCCAACCTCAGCTAATTCCTCTGCGAAGGTGATTGCTTTGTTGTAGTTTATTATCGTAACCTGCTTGGACATAATCCCCACTTTCTCTTTTTCCCAGTCAGTGGTTTTTACCGTATGGAAGCTAAGGTCTGGTCTATGAATTCCAATTTCATCTTCCCAAACGAATAGCAACGGTTTAGGACAAACAATCATTACCCTTTTAAATCCCTGTAATGCAATGTAATCCAGAGTTACCTTGGATTTGCCCATACCTGGATCGAGAAGAATACCTCCACTGCCAACGGTGTACATGAATCTAAGCGCAATGCGTTGGAAATCCATAGGCTCTGTGAAGAACTTGAATGATTCAGGGATCTCTTTAAGCTTGGGCTGCGTATTAAGAAATTCATGTACATCCTTGTCTATTGCCCATTTCGTCTTTTTCGGGGCGTCATGTCTAAGGCGATTGAACACATTACGTGCTACTGCCCATTTAGCAGGTACGAAAAAATAAGGCCCTTCACGAAGAAAGGCCGGATAGTTGAACAGGAACTTATACTCCTGTATATCATCGTTGATGAAATATACCTTAGTCTTGTTCTGGTTGAATTTTATACGCATCTTTTAAAACCTTCATATCGAAACCGATAATCTTGCAGAAGTCCTTAACCGTTTCCTGGCTTAATTTGCTGCCTCGAAAAACGTCACGTATCTGTCTAAACATAAAAAACATGGAATCCAGATCATCGGTATCGAATTTCCACTTATTGAGAATATCATACTTGTTCTGTTGCCAGAAAAAGGGATTGTCTACCTCAATGTATTCTTTGCTCCTGTACTGGAGTCTGAAATCCACGTCTAAAAAAGCGTAACCTTTCATATTAGTTATAGTTAATAAGTATTCCACCTGAGAAAGCAAACGCTTCTGCAAAAGTACGTTCTATAGAATCTACGATTTCACATGCGTTTTCTTTGCTTCCGCAACGAAGAACGATAATATCTTTTTGAATGTGCTGGATTTTATCCTTAGGAATTCTTGCCCAGAAGGATAGACCACGCTCACTCACATTCACATCTTTTAACACCACTATACTTTCATACGGATACTTGAGTTGGACCCATTGGCCGATGATTTCTCCATACGTGAAGCCTTGTAGTTTCTCGCTTCGACCAGAAAATGCAATCTGTGCGACCCCAACATGCTTCCAGTAAGTGTTGAAATCGTTAAAATACATAGAGTATTCTTGGCTGAAAAACTTAGACCCATGACGATCTTTCCAGGGCCAGCGCCGCGTAATAGTATCTCCGTGGTATCCGAAGACAATTCCTTTGTCTGTAAGTTTCATTGTTGAAGTCGAAATATAATTGCTGTAAAATAAGCCACAGATATTGTACCACACTTAAATCGGAATTCAACCCATATGTCTACACCAGGTTTCATCGCTCAGGATAGTAACTCCCTAGCACAAGTCCGTTACTATACTCAGTTCGATCCGTATCATTACGCAGTTGATAACAGACCGCTAACGGATCTTGCCCAAAATATTACCACGATCAGCTCTGGCGGCGGAGACTCGGCTAGACGCGCGGTTCTTCTCAATCAACTTGCAATCTCATCGGTTTACCAAGAGCTATTCACCAATGCGAATAACTCGTTCGTCATGTCTGGACTTTCGGTAAGTTATCCAGGCTCTAACATCATCACTGTCAACCCTGGTGCCGTGTATCAAGCTCAGGCTACCAATGATACTGTTGCTCAAACGATTGTAAAACAGGCACTTTTATTTGCCCCAGTAAGTTTCAACCTGGTATCGCCGTCCAATGCGGGTACTTCCATTGCATATGTAATCGAAGCACAATTTTCGGATATCTCTTCGGCCAATATGCCTTCATCAGGACTGCCTGCATCATTCCTGGATTCGACAAATACGTTCCTACCATGTTTGCTTCTTAACAAAGAATTGAAGCTGCAACTTAAGGCAGGTACTCAAGCAGCAACCGGTACCCAAGTTGAGCCTTCTATTGATCCAGGATGGTTTGGACTTTACACTATCGTTGTAACGTACGGTGTAACTAATCCTACTGTATATGCCCAAGCCAGTGCACCAGCAATCAAAGGTCTAAATCATTCGACGAGTCCAAGTCTACTTACGACGGCATCTGCTACGCAGGTAAACGTTGCCGGTATACCTTCGTTCTCGTTTGCAGACGGATCTACCCAGGGAATTGCAGTACCAGTTCCTTTGCGTAGCCAGAACACGAATCCGTATGTGCCTGTCAAACTCCGTCTTGCGTTCTCAGGGGATACAGCAGGCGGAAATTACGCGCTTCAGCTTTCGTATCTTGCAGTAGGAGTCGGAGCCAGTACTACGACAGGTCTAACTAATACCTCAATCGAAACTGTAGCTATGAACGTAACTGCGAATGCGATGCAAACCTACGCTACTGCTACTGCTATTATTCCGGCTACAGCATTTTCTGGCTTCGTTAATAACAACTGGGCTATCAATTGCGAGAAGCTTTTCCTTACCCTGAATCGTCTTGGCGCTAACGTTGCAGATACTAATACTGGTAATCTACGAATACACGATGTTGTTGTTTTTCAATAACCCGGTACAAAGCTTGTAGATATCACGTAAGTGACCTAAAATTTTCGGAGCGTTCTCCTGACTGATAGTTGGGAGTTCTGCTCCGAATTGCATTGTGAGATTCGTAAGTTTATCAATTACTGCGCCTCGTATACTCTTCTTTTCTATCAGAGCGGCAGTCTTCAGAATGATGGATTCCATCTCATCTAAAAAATTAGGTTTTACTAATGGGTGAGAATGAATATAAATCAATTCCGATGAAGGCACGTATTCGTCAGAACCTTCGAAGTAAGCTTTGATCTGCGTATTTTTAAAACTGAAATCATTAAGAGACATAAAAAAATCCTGTTTAAGGTAGGAAAGGACCTGAAGTATCTCAGGTCCCTATCTTCTCATTGTAACATCACATATTCATGATGTTAGACTTATGCTTTCCAAACAGTCCCATGCTGATGGCTGCAACACCGGACATCACTGCAAGCGTACCTATGCTAAGTATACCTAGCTTAACGACTCTTTTGATAGATGCATTCGTAGAGTCTAGTTTACGTTTCTTTTCAATTTCTTCAGGACTCTGCTCATATTCTTCCTGAAATTCGCCTTCAGCCTTACTACGTCTACTCCTGGTGGTTGAGGAATAATCCCTCTCCGGATTTTCATCGTTCGAAGGTTGGTCTGAGTTTTTACTCATAATAGGAACCTCTTCTTCGCCAATAGCATTTTCAGTGGCTGAACTTCCGATGTCTTCAGGAATCTTACGAAACAAAGTTTCGGCCCCCCGGCACTCATCCTCAGACTTGCCACTGCGGTCTCTTCGTCTTGCCTTTACTACGATTTCTTCTCCAAACGGATCGATGACCCGTCTAGTGCTACTATTTCCTCGACGATTGTTGCGTATGGATTTAAATCCTCCAATTTCTCCAATCTCATCGTCGAAGGCCGAAGGAACCTGACCCCGAAGCGTTGCGAGTCGGTCTTTCCAATCGGCGCGAAGGTTTTCTTCTACCCCTGACATTTTGTCCTCAATAGGGAATTTGGTTTATCAATATGTCAGGGTGTTAATCAGTGACCCGGAACGTTCGGGTGACGTCCACGAGTTTCCTGGTAATTCGACATTGCGAATCCAGCGCTGTAACCCGCTATCATCGCCAATGCTGCGTATCCGGTAATACGCAACAGACCTCTTAAGCCCTCTGCTGCAAGTCTTGGGAACTCCCCCTCCTCTGCGTCAATTTCAACTTCGACGCCCCCGTCTCGGGTCCCCGCTTTATACTGTTTTGTAGCCATGATCAATGCTCCTAGGAACACGTTAAATACCTGATGAACCAACAATTGCAACACTTATTACTGCTTTTTGTAATCGCCAAGGGCTTCTTTTGACTACCCCTTTTGCAGGCATTAGTCGTCAGTGCCGCCCTTCTTGCGAAACTAGCAATGCCGTAACGAGCAAACCCCCGATAACAACACCTGCAGAGTGAAACAGTTCTTTGAAGGCGCTGCTAAAGATTTGGTCTTGTTTAGCGTTTCGTTTCTCCGGATTGGGCTTGGACTGAAACATGATGCACACTCCCGATTTTGATAGACCTTCCTGCTGATAAGTCAATGTGTTAACTACCACTATTTGAATTTTTAAGGTAGGCGAACGTACAAAGAGTAATGCTTCTGTACAATATCCTTATACCAAAATACTGACTTTACTTTGAAAGACTAAAAAAACCGGGCAGGGGGTGCCGGTTTCTTCTTGGCGAAGAAGAGGCGAGCTGGGGTTTCCAGCTCATACCTCTTACTCCTGGTGCGCACCGGTATCGTGTGCGCTGTTGACAGCCGAGCGGTTCATGCGCTTCTGAACCAGCAACGTTCCGCCGACGCCAACTGCAGCGCCTGCTGCCACGCATGCTGCCTGAATCCACATGCCGCCGACACGACGCAACGACTGCTTGAACTTGTTGGTGTCGTCGATGTCGACGGTCCGGCGATGAACCGTTTCTTCACGCTCGACGCGCTCCGAATGGCCACGTGCTTCCTGGGCATTGCGTTCGTCTTGCGACGTCGTTTCGCTGTCACGTGCTGCCTTGCCTTGATTTGCGGTTGTCATGCTAGCTCTCCTGGGAGGTATGAAAGAATATAGATTTTCCTACAATTCGCTTATACCAGGTTTCTACCTGAAAATGGAATTGTGGGCGGGCTAACCGAAATGAATATGTTTTCCCGGTACTTTACTTATACCAAATCATATGTTAGAAAATTGAATTTTGCGTACTTGACCTAAACTATAGGTCAGTTTAAAATACGGGTATCTAACAATCCGGTCAAGACATGTCAACTAACGGTTTTTACACTCCATACCAGCCTCCTCCGATTCCTGGAACTTCCGGGCAATTACAAGGCGGCAACTTTGCAACATCAAGCAGTCCTTGGTTTTCAGTATCTAATCAGTTTCTCCCTCGGAACCTGCACGATGTTATTCGTTGGGCTAAGTACATTACCGTGCAATCTCCTGTTACTACAGAGGTTATCCGGAAGTTTGCGACGTACCCCATTACTGATTTCATTGTAAAAACTAAGTCAGAAGCAACTAAGTCAAAGTATGAAGAGATTTTCAAAAGCTTCAAACTCAAATCAGCTCTTCATAACATTGGTTTCGAGTACTACACAGTAGGGAACGTATTTGTATCGATCTACTTCCCGATCCATAGAACCCTGTATTGCCCAGTATGTAATGGCAACACAGCTGCAAAAGCTGCAGAATTTGCACAATTCAAGAATTATCAGTTCGTAGGCAATTGCCCACACTGTGATGCTAAAGGTGTTACTTTTCATCGCCGTGATACTAAGTCTGTAAATATTGAAGATATGAATTTGATCCAATGGGATCCTATAAATATCAACGTAAACTTCAATCCTATTACTGGAGAATACGAGTATTACTACAAAATCCCGAATGACGTTAAGCGTAGAATTCGAGAAGGGGATAAGCTTTTTGTAAATAGCGTTCCATGGGGCTTCATCGAGGCTGTTCAGAATAATCAAGACTTCAAATTCGATAAGAACAACATCTTCCATTTGAAGAATCTGTCAGCAGGCCAACAGATTAATGGCGTTGCAGTACCTCCGCTAGTGTCGCTGTTCTATCTGGTTTTTTACCAGGCAACGCTACGTAAAGCAAATGAGTCTATTGCTACGGATTTCATGTCTCCGCTTAGAGTGATTTTTCCTCAGGCACAGACTGCAAACAGTGATCCGGTATCGAGCATTAGCTTGCGCAATTTCGTAGAACGGATGCAGGCAAACCTTGTAAAGCATAAGCAAGATAATAACCACGTTGTAGTGGCACCGACTCCTATCGGATACCAGGCAATCAGTGGTGAAGGTAAAAATCTGCTTGTAGCTACTGAGATTCAGCAGGCTGAAGACTCGATCCTCTTGGCCCTTGGGGTTTCGAGAGAATTGCTAGCTGGCACAACCAATTGGACTAGTTCCACGACAGGTCTTCGCCTTCTAGAAAATACTATGCTTTGCTATACGGGGCAAATCACGGAACTTATCTCCTGGGTAATGTCTCGGGTATCCAAGTATCTTGGAGTGGAAAGCTGCGAAGTAGACCTTACACCGTTTAAGCTTACGGATGATCCTAACCTTCAACAGATGCTTATCCAGACTGTACAAACCAATAACGGTTCGCTGTCAAGTCTGTATGAATCTTTCGGCATGAAGTTTAGTGATGAACTGGACAATATGCGTGAAGATGCTGTAGCTCGTGCAGTTAATGAAGTTAAGACTAAGCTTCAGGTTGATCAAAGTACTTATCTTGCTGCAAAAGAAACTGGCGATACCTTCGATAGAAGCGGTGATTACAAAGTTGCACTTGCCAAAGCTCAACAGATTGCAGAACAGCTTTATACTGCTGATGATGGTACAAAACGTGCTATACTTAACCGTCTAAAATTAGAAGATTACGCAATGTACATGCTTGTCGGTAAACTTCTTGAAGAATATGCCGAAGAGCAGGCAACTCAAGTGCAACAAGTAGGCCCAGACGGGAAACCGATTCCAGGTCAGCCAGGACAACCTGGACAGGCACAAGGCCAAGCTCCCGGTCAAGAGGAAGAAGAGTCTACTAATGGAGTAGGCACTTCTGATAGTCAAAATGGTTCAGGTGAGGAAAAGCAGGAAGATTCTGCTGGTGGCCCTCCTGACAAACAGTAAGGATAAGAGATGGCGAAGTCTAACGGAGTTACAAACTCACTCGTTATTCAAGAAGAAAATACCTTTCCGGGCTTCGGCCCTAAAAAGGTAGATGACTCGGACGTGACTAATTATCGGGTCCGATATGCTCAAATCGATATTATGGATCCGGGTTCACGTGCTGAACTTGAAATCATAGAAACTAGAGCTATTAAGAATCAAGGCGTAATTGTTTTGACTAAAGACACATTCACCTTCATGGACAAATACTATATGGTAGTAAGCTATCTGGAACTAGAGACAAATGCCAACGCCCGCGACTAATCTACAATTAATCTTCTCTTCTCCACGGGAAATCAATACCCGTGTTGACGGCTCATTGATGCAAGGCATTGTGTCGCAGTTCCCTATCGAAGGTAAGAATTACATTCTCACACTCTCTGATCTTCGGGCTGAGCCTAAAGAGTTTACTCATGCAGATGAGAAAGACGCGATTCTTAAATCGAAGTCCCTGTCGTATCCTATTAAAGGCCATATCAAGTTGATTGATAAGGCTACCGGTAAAGTAGTGGACGAGAATAAGAACTTCTCGTTGATGGATGCTTTTTATATCACTCCTAAGCACACCATGGTTTACAAGGGAAATAACTATTCCGTTGCAAATCAGCTTCAGCTTAATCCAGGAGTGTATACGCGTAGCAAAGAAACCGGGGAATTGGAGTCTCACTTCAACACCGGTTCTGGACGTAGCTTTTCTATCACGCTAGATCCGCAGACATTCCAGTTTTCAGTTCATCCTGCAAGCTCGTCTTCAACAATCCCCCTTGGACCTTTAGTATCCAAGGTTTTTGGCATTGGACCTAAAGAAGTTTCTCAGTACATTCCTGCTCAGGTTTGGGAAGCTAATCTTGCGGCTTCTGCTGGGAAAGAACAAAAGATCATCAATGATCTCTACGGTAAGCTAGTATCCACTGGAAAGCAAAAGCCTACTGCAAGCACAGAAGAGAAAATGATGCAGCTTCGTGAATCCATGGAAGCTTCGTCTCTTTCTCCGCAAACGACTCTTGTTACTCTTGGTAAATCTGTCCCCTCAGTTAACTCTGACTCAATTCTCAGAGCTATGCGTAATCTGGTCCAGGTTCACGCAGGCGAAAGGCCGGAAGACAATCGAGATTCTCTGCAATTTAAACGTGTTCAGAATCTGCCCGATTTTATTACTACCAGATTTAACAAGCATGAGCTTCTTCCCGGTATTCGTAGGAAGTTGCTTGCTAATTTGGATAAGACAAAAAATCCTTCAATTCGAGATGTTGTAGTAAGCAAGCCATATAACAAGGTTATGTCTAACTACATCATTGAAAGTAATCTTGTTTCGACACCTTCGGAAACTAATCCGATTGAATCTTTGGAAAGCGTGGGTAAGGTAACAGTTCTTGGCGCGGGCGAAGGCGGTATTGCTTCTGACCGTGGCGTACCTATGTCTGCACGAGATATCGATCCGTCACATCTTGGTATTATCGATCCTAGCCGTACGCCAGAATCTGGCCATGCAGGTATCGACCAGCGTTTCACTATCTCAGCTCGTCGTGACGATAGCGGGAATTTGTACGCACGTGTTATTGATAAACAAGGGAAACAACATTACCTGTCAGTTCAGGAAATGATGACCCATACTATTGGCTTTCCTCATCAAGAAGGCAAAAAGATAGTACAGGCTCAGGTTAAGGGAGATCTTAAAGAAGTTCCGTTCTCAAGCGTAGACTACTGGCTTGGGGATACTACAGACATGTACACGATTACAACTAATCTGGTACCGTTCCTTAATAGTAATCATCCTGGCCGTCTTACGATGGCAGGCAAAGCTATTCCCCAAGCTCTATCTCTTGTTGAACGTGAGAAGCCTCTGGTCCAGACTGTTAACGGTGCCGGTACAAGCTTCGTTAAAGCAATCGGTCAAGTTGTAAGCACAGTTTCTCCTTCTGCAGGCACAGTAACTAATATTACAAAAACCCAGATTCATATCAAGGATGATGATGGTAAGACTCACAAGATAGACCTTGTTAAAAACCTTCCTTTTAATATGAAAGGATTCCTGGATGATGAAAAGCCATTGGTTAAGGTTGGCGATAAAGTTTCTGTGAATCAGCCTGTAGCTGATAACAACTACACCGTTGATGGTGAACTGGCGCTTGGGAAAAATCTCGAAGTTGCGTACATGCCGTACAAGGGCTACAACCACGAAGATGGTTTGGTGATCAGCCGTTCATGCGCAGAAAGCCTGAGCAGTCATCATGCGTATAAGATTGACTATGCAGTGCAGCCTATTACGACAATGAATAAGGCTTTGATCAATCGTTGGTATCCTGGAAAGTTTACCAAGGATCAACTTGAAAATCTTGATGATCAAGGCTTTGCAAAAGTCGGGGCTATCCTTAAGCATGGAGATCCCGTTTATGCAGTTCTGGAAAAACGTGAACCTTCTGCTGAAGATAAGCTACTTGCACGGCTTCATAAATCGCTGGTTACGCCTTTCCGTCTTGCAGCGGAACTTTGGACCCATGAAGAAAACGGTACTGTCGTGGATGCTCACACAGAAGGTAAGAATATCCGTATCCTGGTTCGTTCAGTTAAGCCTTTGGAAATTGGCGATAAACTGACCGGCCTGCATGGTAACAAAGGTATCGTCTCCAAGATTCTTGAGGATCATGAAATGCCTTATAAGAAAGAAAATGGCGAAGCTGTCGATATTCTTCTTAACCCGGCATCCGTTACTTCTCGTATTAACCTTGGCCAGCTGATGGAAACTGCAGCAGGTAAAATTGCAAAAACCACGGGTAAGCCTTACTTTCTTCATAATTTCAGCAAAGGAAGCAACGTTTCTGATTTGAAGAAAGAGTTGGATAATCTGGGAATCAGCGATACTGAGATGATGGTCGATCCTAAGAGTGGTAAAGATCTGGGGAGAATCCTTACAGGACCTCAGTATTTCTTGAAACTATATAAGACGACTGACCAGAACTGGTCTGCTAGAAATGTAGGCGCATATGATAACGTCCTTCAACCTCAAAAAGGTGGTGAGGAAGGTTCTAAGTCAGTTGGGTACATGGAAATGCTTGGTCTCCTAGGTTCCAATGCAAGAAAGAATCTTAAGGAAATTTCTACCCTTAAGTCTCAGGACAACTCTGACTATTGGGCTAAGTTCAAGATGGGCCAGGCTCTTCCTAAGCCACGCATGACTTTTGCTACAGAGAAGTTTTTCGATTATCTGAAAGGTTCAGGAATTAAGACAAGTATCAGGAATGGCGTTGTTACTGCTTCTCCTTTAACTGATACTGATATTATCGAAATGTCTAATGGTAAGATTGAATCTCCGGAGCTTCTTAGTGCAAAGAATCTTGAGCCTGAAAAGGGTGGACTGTATGATCCTGCTACTACGGGTGGACTACGCGGTAACAAGTGGACTCACTACGAACTTGCAGAGCCTCTTCCGAATCCTGTATTCGAACGTCCTATCAAGAGCCTTCTAGGTCTTAAGTCTAGCGAGTTCGAAGGTATTGTACAAGGAACTATCGGAGTTAAAGATATGGGGGAGGGATCTTTTGCTTTGCACAGCACAGCAGATGGCAAACATATCAAAACTATCAAAGTTAATAGCGCCAATGTAGCAGACGCAGGAGAGTAAGAATGCAAAACCCTAACCGGTTTATAAGAGGCCTGTCGGATATTTCCGATATAGTAGACAGTCCTTGTATAGAAGGGCCAGAGGTAATACTTCAAAACCCTTCTACTCCGGTAGTAGTTCCATCCGCTACTCCTGCTCCGACGTCTTCTGGAGCGTCGTCTTTAATTCAGTTTGAACAGACTCTTACTACAGGTGGGGCTCAAATCCTATCTGTAGGAGATACGATAGGTACAAGTTCAATGTTATTTGTAAATGGATTTATACAACATAAGAGTTCATATACTATAAATACTTCGTCTTTGACATTGCATGAAGAGCTAAATCTGATGACGGGAGATACCATAATATTCGTATATCTGAAATAATTTGTTGCAGATTCTAAAATAACCAATAGCTAAGGCCTGGCTTATTTAAGGCCTTTCTTTCAATAATAAAGGAAAGCCTAAATGGCCCAATCTCTAATTCGCGGTTCAACCCAGATAATGGCACAAAGCATTCCAGCTTCTGCGCTGGTATCTGGACTCGCATTGCCGACATCTCAATTACAAGATGGCGCTTCGTTTATCCGTTCTACTGGATCAGTCGCAATGGCTGCTTCCCTTAGTATGGGTGGATTCACAATCACAAATCTCGGTACTCCTGTAAACGGAACTGATAGTGCAACAAAGTCTTACGTCGACGCCTTGGCCAATGGCCTAAGTTTCAAAAATGCGGTTAAGGCACTCGGTTCTTCTAACGTAACTCTGTCAGGAACCCAAACCATAGATGGTGTAGCTCTGGCAGTTAGTGATCGTGTACTTCTTACTGGTCAGACTACAGGTGCACAGAATGGTCTATGGACGGTTCAGTCAGGTTCCTGGACCAGACCCTCAGACTGGGCTGCTGCAAGTTCACAAAAGGAAGGAGCATACGTTCTCGTCGATCCTGATGGCACTACGTATAAGAACAGCAAATGGTATTGCTCTAATATTGGAGCTATAACCGTGGATACAACTACTACGACATGGGCTCAAGACACGTCAGGAACTTCATACACTAATGGCCAGGGTATTTCGCTTACAGGAACCACTTTTGCGGTTAAGCTTGGTAACGGCATGGCATTTGATGGTTCGAATAATGTAACTATTACTCCAGCTACAGGCGGCTTGCTTACTGTTGCTGCGGGTGGAGTAGGTATTACTAACTCTAGTTCTGCAGCTCAACTTATCGTATCCAACGCTTCTAACCAGGCTGCATGGGTAAGTGCAAGCGGGGATGTAACAGTTTCAAACGCAGGGGTATTCGCAGTCAATAACACGGCTGGTACTGGCTTCCTGAAATACGGGAACATGGTAAACAACGAAACTCCGAGCGGAACTATTAATGGCTCAAACACAGCATTTTCACTTGCCAATACCCCTCAGGTTTCATCGCTTGAGCTTTTCCTGAACGGTCAGCTGCTTGAACCCGGCGCAGGAAACGATTATACTGTTAGCGGAGCAGCTATAACTATGCTGTTCGCTCCATTGAGTGGAGATAAGCTAAGAGCATACTATTGGAAATGATTGATCTAAAAAATACAGTACCAGAACAGGACGCCTGGCTCGGGAAAATTCAAAACGAGCTGGGTGTTTTATATTCTAATATGTGGTTACTTGAAATTCAGAAAGAACGGCTGGCTGCGAAGGTCTTGCAGGACGCTGAATTGATATCTCACCTCAAGGAAAGAATCCTAAAATTAGAGCAGGCTAATACAGAGCTAAAAGAGGTGGTTCAGCCTCAGCGAAAAAAGAGAATATAAATGGCACGAACGCAGCTTAACCTCGGCGAGCAAGGCGCAAGCGGAACGATAGTACGAGCGGATATTAATACGTCTACGGCGGGTAGCGCCATCATTACCAAAATACTTGTAGGCAATACTACAACTACGAGTATTTCTAGCACAGGAGCCGATTCCGGTACAGGCGATGTTACGATCACAGTAGCCGGAATTTTTGATATCCCCGTATTCGTAGAAGGTACATGGAGTAATGCAGAAACTGTATTTTCCATGAATGTAAGACGTAGCTTCACATTACCTACCGGTTTAACAGGAAGTCTCGTTGATGCAAAGACTGCAGCGACGGCTTCGACCACAATTACATTTACTAAAAATGGGACCTCTATCGGCACTGCCGTTTTCGCAGCTTCTGGAACTGTAGCCACTCTTACTTTCTCTTCACCAGTAACTTTCTCAGTTGGCGACATTTTTGAAATAGTAGGTCCAGCGACAGCAGATACTACGTTAGCTGGAACAAGATTTTACCTTATGGGTACACGTCCTTAACTAGGTTAAACAGTGGCTTATTCTAAAGTAATTCTATTGGTATCTGGCACATCATTTTCTGTGCCTTCAGATTTCAACCCCTCTGATAACCTTATAGAGTGTTTTGGCGCAGGAGGTGCATCTGGAAGTGGACCCCCGGCTTCTGGCGGAGGAGCTGGAGGAGGTGCATATTCGAGTGTTTCAAACGTAAATATTAGCGGAACTATTCCCTACATTCTCGGTAATGGCGGTGGCAACGGTACTGGCACCGATGGTGGAGCGACAATTTTCAACGGATCAGTTATTGGAAGTTGTACGTGTAGCGCAAAGGGCGGTTCTGGCACAAACTCTGCAACACCAGGTGCCGGTGGGGCAACAACAGGCACAGTTGGAACTATAAAATACGCAGGCGGGAGCGGTGGTGTCGGTACAGATAATACCAATCAAGCTGGCGGTGGAGGAGGGGGTTCTGCAGGTCCAGACGGACCAGGTGTAGCCGGAAGTACGTTTACTTCGAGCGTTGGAGGTAATGGGGGTTCTGGCGATAACAGTAAAGGCGGTACTGGGGGAGCTGGCGGCAGCAGTAGCAACGGAGGTAGCGGTGTTGTTGGGACTGCAAACGCAAATGGTGGCGGTGGTGGCGGTGGTTCTGTAGGTAATGGTAGCGGACCCTTTGGTGGAGATGGCGGTTTTCCAGGAGGTGGCGGTGGCGGCGGCGGCTGGGGCTCATCAGCGGGCGGTAACGGTGCGGGTGGCCAGATCAGGATAAGCTATAATCCTAAACGAGTAAAAAGACGAACTTTTGCATATATCAGGTAACAAACATAGAACATGGATAACAATACAAAACTCAGCGTAGATACAGATAGCCTCTCCGTTTCAGGAGATGCAATTCATAAAATGCTTTCTACAATTGATGTAGATACACAGATTAAAGCTTTGAAAGCTGAAATCAAAGATACGAAATCTCCTTCTAAGCGTGATGCTATTATCAAGAAGATCAAATATCTTGCTGGGCTTCAGAAAATGGATCTACGTCCTGAAAATGCGTATATCTTACACAATGTGCCTGTTACTCCTCCGTTAGTAAGGCCCAGTATTCCTATGGGAGGGAACCGTATCGAGTTCGCCGATGTGAATACTCTATACCGAGACCATATGCTGATTAACAATGGGCTTAAAGACAACCTTGAATTTCTGCCTCATGACATGCTTGTTAATGAGCGCAAGGATTCATATAACGGTCTTAAAGCAGTGTTCGGTCTTGGGGATGCAGTTTCTGGCGGCGCACGTGGGAAAGATCTGAAGGGCTACATCCAGCAAATTGCAGGAGATACTGGTCCTAAAGGCGGCTTTTTTCACAATAAGCTTTTGAAGAAGAAACAGGATTTCTCTGGACGTGCAACGATTTACGCTGAGCCTAATCTAGGTTTCAATGAGGTAGCTGCTCCGAAGGACATGCTTTGGACGATGTACGAGTTCCATATCATTCGGGATCTTGTCCGTAACGGATACGATATGATGGCCGCTCGTAAGGCTGTAGCGAATAGAGACGTATCTGCAACGAATAGCTTTAACAAGGTTATCAAGCAAATTCCGGTTATCCTTAACCGTGCTCCAACGCTTATGCGTACCAACATCACGGCTCACTTCCCCGTCCCTATTGAAGGTAAGACGCTAGGTATTAATCCGTTGCATCTTCCTATGTACGCAGGCGACTTTGACGGAGATGCTTTAACACTGCATGTACCGATGACGCCAGAGGCAGTTGAAGAGGCTAAAAAGAAGCTATTGCCGCAACAACACATTTACGATTATCGTAAAGGACAGGGAGCATCAATGGTGGCTCCTGGACACGAAGCTGTTATCGGATCTATGGCCTTGACTGAGCCTGACATGACCCAAGCTCCTCGTGTATTCAAATCAGAAGCTGAAGTACTATCTGCTCTTGAGCGTGGAGAAATCAACGATAATACGCCGATCAAAATCGAAGCGTAAAAAAAGAGGAAGAGGGGAGGAACCCCTTCCTCAACCTCCTCGAACGGCAGAGCCGGTCGCAGAGAATATGATACGTCTCCGCCGTTCAAGAGCCAACTTATTTCTTACCAAATGCAGCGTGGAGTTCGAGATACAACTGGTAAGCTCTGGCGGGGGACAGAACCACCGATTGACCTCCATCTAGTTCAAAGAACATCGAAGCGATAGGCTTTACCGGGCCCGTAGGTTCCGGGATTTCTACTACCTGACCCGTCTTTTGAGCAAGGTCAAGCGCCGTCTCTCCAAAGTGCGGGCTGCTCGGATCCAACGCTGCCATCCCTTGAATGAATTCAAAACCTCCAGATTTCCCCTCAGCCTTTTTCGTGACCTTAAGGTTCGCATCTTGAGATTGAACAGGCTTCTTCTTGGCCTGTGCGGAAGGGGCTTCAGATGAGCCATTCGCATTCTCCAAAGGCAGGTTACCTTGCTGTTCCTCGGTGAGGTCTACTGCCTTCACACGAGTCATACGCCGAACAGCCTTTTGAGCTTTCTTATCGTTCGGTGCTATTTTCCGTGCAACTTTGTTGGAGCGAGGCCTGTACTCCTTATCTTCGTTGATGAAGTAGACGGTCGTACCATCACGATCTTTGCCTACTTCCCCGCGAATAAAGCCGTTGTTCTTAAGGTGCAGCAAAGCGTTATCCACGCTGTGTTCCTTAAGGTCCGACTTGCTGTGAACAAGTGCGGTGCATAGGTCAGATCTGGAAAGTCCACCTGCATACTTCTTGATGAGCTGGTAAACTGCATCAGAGTTAGTAGCATAAATCAGACTTTCCACATTAACCACCTTCGGCTGACGAGCCTTCATGATCTGTTGCTTGGCAATAGAGGTTGACATTTAGTTGGTCCTTCTTGAAAAAAGTATAATTAGAATGAATGTAAGAAGTAAAGGGTATCTCCTTACATTTTTCTTATACCAAATCGAAGGGTCAATATTAAACCGTGTCTATTTCACCATCTGCATAGCCATTATAGATAGGAAATCTTACTTGGCCTCCAGGTACGCTAGGTGGATACGCTCTTATCTGAATTAATCTGTTTCTCCATTTCTCTGGATTCTTCCATGCATCTATTCTGGTAGCACGGTCAAACCCAGTTCCAACCTTTCCAACCATTCTTCCAGTAGCATCTTCTAACAATAGTGCACCCATGCTATCTTTCGGATTGCCATGTATGTCGATTTCCTGCTGGAATCCAACAACCTTGAGATTATAAGTGTTGAAGTTCTTGACCTTATATCGTACAGACTCATTTTCAGGACTTTCATAATCCGCAACGATCAGGCCTTCTCCACCTAGTGATTTAATCTTGTCAAGATACTTATTGATGTTCTCAACGCCATGCTCAAGATGAGGTGCGAACAATACATTGCTATTTCCAAAGTCTTTTTCAAAGCCTTGGAGATACTCAATCTTATCTTTATATGTCGGCAGTTCCGGTTTTTTAACGTCAATAAGAACTGCCCTAACTGGGCCTTTCTCTTCTTGAGTAGCAATTGAACGTTCCGTTTTTGAATTGAGGATACCTGAAACAGTAGGGTGAGATTCCTTCTCTGTTTTTTCCTTTCCAGTATGGACAAGTTCAACGGCAAATCTATTACCTGCATACTCGGGAATTAGCTTTGAAGTAATATGAGGTAACTGATCTGTACGTTCCGGATAGCCACCTCTTACACTTGGTCTACGGGAAAAGAAACGGATTTTACCATCCGGCATAATATCAGCGACAAAGTGAGCGCCATCCCATTTCTTTGATGCAACGGGGTGTTCGAGCTGAGTCCAGTCTTTCTCTACATATTTATGTCTAACGTAGTCTTCGATGAAAGCCGCTTTTTGAAGGTATTTATTTTTGTATACATCGAGATGAGGGACTACGCCATTGAGAAATAACTGACTGCCGAGGGGACCGATACCTCTGAATGTCTGAATCTCGGCACGAATTTCTTCAGGGGTTCGACTGGCGATCATGTTGCCGAGAGTTCCATACTTCTCTTTCAAATGCTTAGCCTGGGCGAGCATAGTCGTAGCAGTTGACTCATCGAACCGAGCATAATGACCTTGTACGAGATTATCTCTAAGAGTCTCCCATCCTGCAGATTCTACAGCTTCTGGAGAATGGAAACCTTTATCAGCCATATGCTTTGCAGCCATCGTAGCTACCGAGCGTTGAATAGGCCTTGAAAAAAGAGTAACAGCTGTAAGCCATTTATATAGCTCTTTTTCATCACCTTTGGACAGGTCAAATCCTAACCCTTCTGGGCTGGCAGGTTCTTTAAGCTGTACTGCGATCTTTTCAAGGTATTTATTAATCATCTTTCTTCATCAGTCCTTTGACTTCTTCAAACAGATCCTGCTTCGTATCCGAATTCTCCGAAAGATACCTGTCGATACTATACGGAGCTTTGCCCCACAACGGTTTTGGATGCACGCTACGGAAATGCTCTACTTCTACTTTACGCTCTTCTTTCGGCAGATGGTCATGACTTCCAAAACGTACGGCACGTCCAACTACCTGGTCAACCTTGGCTTTATTAAAGTGAGGCTCAAGAACCTGCACTCTCTTAGTGCCTTTACTATCCAGACCTTCTGAACCCGCTGAAGAAATAAGAAGAACCTTTGTCTTCCCAGAGTTGTATGCTTTTACAAGATCGTCTTTCTCTTTGCGAGACAATGATCCATCGTATAAAGCGTGTGGAATCTTAAGCTCGTTAAGTTTGCGGGAGTAATCTTTAAGGCCCGCATCCAAGTAATTGGAATACACTAGAGCCTTGAAGTTCTTATCCAGTTTTAAGCCATCCTGGAGGCTCGCCACGGCCTTCTGTATCTTTGGTGAGTACTCGGCCTTACCGTCAGCAACGAGATGCCTGTGACCGTTAGAAACCTGTCTAACACCGGTTGAGAAAGCATTGAGATTCGACTTCTCTTTTTTATCGAGCGGCATATTGTGACGGATCTTCATTCTAAGCAAGAATGGAATTTTACCTTCAGCATATTTGTAGTAACGGAGCTGCTCTGGAGACATCTCAACATCTACAAATTTCTCATGCTTTTCGGGGAAATGGTCTCTAGCCTTCGGATCATCCTTGCTATCGTAAAAGCTCACATATTGTTGAAGAATGTCTCGAAGTTCTTTTTTACGGTCAAGGGTTTTTACTACTTCAGGTTTAGCACCGAGCAATCTATTTTTGAAGCTAGGCTTAATCGTTTCGTCCTTCGTGTACTTGTCTTCCATTTTCTTGGAATCTTCGGGAAGAACATTATCGTTAGCCGCTATGTTAACCAGTGCCGAAATATCAGAAAGCTTATTGTAATTACCAGTAGCAGTAGCGAGAAGTCTATGGTCAGCCCCGCTGATAATGTCACGAAGCTCTTTTACACGTTTGGTATTTGTATTGCGGAGACGGTGGGCTTCATCCGCAACTGCGATTGCGTAGTGATTCTTTCGAAGGTGATGGGCTTCATTTACAGCCTTTTCATAAGACATTACATCCAGTCGATTTTTATCAATCGTGATGTGATGTTTCTGAAGTTCTTTATCGACGTTAGTAACGAGGCTCGCTGGGGCAATAACAAGAGCCCGTTTCTTCGGGTTCTCTTCCTGATAGCGTTGTACAGCCTTAAGGAACGTCTTTGTCTTGCCACTGCCAAGGCTGTGATGAAGGACAACGCCTTTCTCTTTGTCGAGATGATCCAAGGCATCGTTTTGATGCGGTTGAAGATCTTCCTTAGGCTGCTTCTTGGCAATTTTTTCAAGGTACTTATTCATAAAATGCCTGCATCGCTTTTTTCTGCATTTCCTCTACTTTCTTCAAATAAGGATTCTGACTCTTCCCCATGCCTGTGATGTTTCTAAAAATCCAGGACTTTTCATTTTCTTTGGTCGGAGATTTCTTCAGAAGAAACTTCTCACCATCCTTCGTGAATATAACCAGACTAGTTTCTGTGCTATGCGGGGCTACAACTGCTTTACGAACCCAATCCAGATACGTAGTCCCTGCGCCGTACTGACCTTTAGGAATGACAACCTTCTTGCTAAGTGCGTATGCACGATCATGTACAGGCTGCTCATAGACGGCAATGATTTCACCAGGTTTAGGCATATCCTTGAGAGTTGCAAAAGAATACGCTTTGTCTCCATGAACGAGTCTCAGATCGTAATGCAGGCCCATTACATCAGCTTCGTGACGTTGACGGGTAAAAAGGAATTCATCGTTAGGTTGTAGCATTTATTGTCGGACGCCTTTGAAAAGCTAAAAAAAGCCTAGACGCATTATATCACGTCTAGACTATTTTAAAACTTAGTTCGAAGCTCTGAATGCTGCTATTTTCTCACGGATAGTATCTTCGGAAGAACTCAGCAAGAAGAACGAGAAATCTTCGCTGTTGGAGATATGATTTTCAAATCTCAACTTGAAGGAATCTATTTCTTCTTTGTTATTTGTACCAGTTACTTCCATGATCATAGTATCAGTAAATTTATTCCGAATGATCTTACGTTCCTGATACACTGCCATATCTTTCAGCATCTTTTTATATTCGTAAACGCTTCTGGCTTCCCAGAATTTATTCTGATACTTACGGATCGTTTCTGGCAAAACTTCAGGCGTAGCCTTGTCTGCGTCAGAAACGTATTTCTCACGAATAATATGAACCAGTTCCCTGTACAGAGATGACCCGTAATAATCCACTGGCCCTACATAGTTATTGTGCTCATCGATATCAAATGTTGATTTACCGATGTAGCGTGAACCCATTGCCCAGTCTGCGAATTCAGACCGCTTTGTAAAATTAAACATATACGGTGCGTTTCTGGAACTCGTGCCCAGGAGTTTATATAAACTATCTAGACCCGTAGCAACTTCGTACGTTTTATATACGGACTCTCCTTCCATAAGCTTGAACTGAAACTTGGCTTCGTCTGTAAAATCAAATCCAAACTTGTTAAGCAGGATCTTGATCACCTTATACAGCTCTCCTCCGTATCCGTATATAACATTGGTGATCTGAGACTCAGGGTTACTATTGGCTTTCCTAAGTCGTTCACTCGGATCTCCAATTTCAACAAGTACGCCGTCGTACATAAATTCTACGTGCTTGCGGTCCGGACTAAGCCTTGCGTTTTGATCGTTAAGCTGGAAATGATCTATGATGTACTGGATAGCTTCAGCACCGGCCTTTGTAGTGTATGACCAATAGTTAGCTTCCAAAAACAGGAACATTTTCTCTGTATACTTAGCAGACGAGAGTTCCTTGAATCTGTTAGATTTACGAACATAAATGCTATATCCTGAGTTCTTATGCGACTTATTTAGTTCATCAATTACTTTATCGAGAATTTTTCCGTATTCATCGCTGGTTTTAGGAAGTTGGGTCCAGTATGAAGCATTTACGTTAGTAGTAGCTTTTGGAAGCGCCGCCTTTGGAAGTTCAACAGCCTTATTTTTAATTGCCATATGTATACACATGTTAAAGAAAACGAATTCCTAAAGGCCCTTGCTGAATCAGCAAACACGACCATCGAATTCAAAGATGAAAAAATATTGCCTGGAACCGCCTGGATTTCAGGAATGCCTATAGATATAACGATTCACGATAATTGCCTTATCCTAAACTCTGTTGGTGAATTTGGAGGAACTGCAAAGACATTTGCAAAGAGTAAAAATAAAGGTAAGGGGATCTTTAAGTCTTTATACCAACATATTTCTGATTTGATTAAAAAATACGGACTGGCGGAGAGAATCTATCTCACTCCGCTCAGTCCAGTCTGGGATCTACACTACTCTCTTGTCGAGGTTAACGAAGCATTGAAAGGCCATTACTTCTACCTTGATACTTCGAGACCTTCGGAGCCTTGAAGGTTTTCTTATGCTCTTCAAGGGTACCTTGATCAGCGGGATGCAATCCTTTGATCGTTGAAAGTACAGGCGTCGTCTTCAGGTCCCGCAAGAACGTTTCATGCACAACGACAATCTTTGCTTCGTTGGCACGTACTCGTTCCTGGTTGAAGTAACAGGAGGTCAAACGGCGTTCTACCTCGACTTTAAGTTTGACCTGATCCGGACTATACAGGTATCCATCGTCGACCCAACCTTGACCCGGAACGTATTCCTCGATCTGCACTCGATATGCTGCAAACATAGCTCACCTCTATGTTGTACTGCGGTTACGAAACGATGGTCAGATCGCCTGCCTTTTTCCCAACAGCGGTAATGATGCAGACAGTTTCCATCAGGACAACGTGAAGTTCCGGAGTTATCGGGACAAATTCTGCCCGGCCAGATTCGATGGTAACTCCCTTCCATTTCTTGGAAGTTCTTTCTTTGGCTGCTGCTTCAACAGCTTCCTTGTTCAGGGAATAAAGATAGCCGTCAGGCCTGGGACCCCAGCCATGCTCTACTTCTGTCATTTCAATACGCCATGCACCGTTCATATTTCCTCCGACTAAAGTTAAGATGGATTGTTTATCCGTAATTTACTTATACCAAGTTTTAGGGTAATATGTGCAAAGGGAATGAGTAGGGCCGGACATGCCTTAGCGCTAAAATAGGAAAGCATTTTAATTTCTACAACTATGACTGAAAAATATACCACGCCTGGAGCCATTAGGCTCAAATCAGAACTTCCCACTCAAGAAGCGAAGGACAACTTCGATCTGTACAGGCCTCTTGATAAAGGCGCTATCAGCGACTTGGTCAATGTACTTCTTAAGCACGGCGGGCCTAATAGCCATGAAACGATTAATGATCTCGGTAAGAAGTTCTTCAACAAGGCAACCGAGATTGGTGCTACTACTCCGCTCAGCGATTACATAAATGAATCTGACGAACGTCAGGCTATCATCGATGAATTTCAAACAAAGGTTGATCAAATCTTTGCAAAGAAATTTTCAAAGAAAGAAGAGAATGATGCGCTGGGAAATCTAACTGGCGAATACAACGGTAAGATCGAAAAACAAAACCTTGACTATCTTTTGAGCAAAGGCTCGACTGCTGCAAAGATGGCTCGTACTGGTGCGCGTGGTAATCCCACGCAGCTTGCTACTGGTACATCGACCCCTCTTATGTCGATCAACCTTAAAGGGGAACTTGTTCCTTTCGTTATTAAGCATTCTTTTGCTCAAGGTATGACTCCTGCAGAGGTTATCGCAATGTCGTATATGGGTCGTGGATCTACCGTTCTATCTCAGTTGTCTACAGCTCTTCCAGGCGCTCTGTTTAAGGAACTTTCCCCTACCGTATTCCATGAAGTAATTACTATTGACGATTGCGGGACGACAAACGGTATAACTTTGCCAATCGCCGACAAAAAGGGAGCTATTGGCCGCTACGAAGTTGGTACGAACACCTTAATCGATGAGCACTATTACAAAGAACTTGTAAATTCAGGCCATAAAGACATGAAGGTGCGTAGTGTATTGACATGCGAAGCACATGATGGTGTTTGCAAGAAATGCTATGGATTAATGGGAAATGGTAAACCTGCTGAGATTGGTGAAAACGTTGGTGTTATCGCTGCTCAATCTGTATCTGAAGTTTTGACGCAGTCCATGCTTTCTACGAAGCACAAAGCTTCTGTTGGTGCTCGTAAGGGTAACTCTTACGATCAAGCCTCGAATCTTCTGCGTAATCCTTCGGAAAACTTCAAAGACGAAGCAACGATCTCGAATATCAATGGCGTGGTTTCCGCAATTAAGCAAACCCCTCTTGGTGACCATAATGTGTTCGTAAACGAGCAGGCACACTTCGTGCCTAACAATCAGAATCTTAAAGTTGCTGTTGGCGAAAAGATTCTCAAAGGCGATGCCCTTTCTACCGGTGTTGTAAATCCTCGAAAACTGGTTGGACTGAAAGGTCTGGGTGCAGGTCGGCTGTACATGGCCCATGAGCTTCGTGGAATATACGGCGGAGGCCTTGATCCTCGCCATTTCGAAATGATTGCCAAGAACCTGGTCAAGCACGTTGAAGTAATTGATCCTGCTGAAACTGGTTTCCTACCTGGCCAAAAGATTGATGTGAATACAGTGCGCAAGTATTTTGCTGACACTCATGGAGAAGTTCCTCTTGACCAGGCTGAAGGTAAACTTTTAGCAAAAGGCGTTTATGAGCTTACGCCGGGAACACTTCTTGACGGTAATCATATTCAGGAATTGCGTGAAAAGGGGGTAACCAAGGTGCCTGTGGCTCCGACTGGACTTCGAGTAGTTCCGATTGTGCCTGGTCTTAAGACAGCTAAATTACTCGATGATAACTGGGTATCTAAGCTTTCATTCTCAGGTCTTAAAAACACCTTACGTGAAAGTGCAGCTGTAGGATCTGAATCACATATTCACAGTACTGATCCCATTACTTCGTATATTATCGGCAATGAATTCGGTGAAGGAGAGGGAGGTAAGTACTAATGGGTGCTGTTACAGGAACCGTCGTAGATACCTCTATTAAACAGATTTGTGCTACAACGATCAGACAGTTACTTGATCAGTATTTTCCCAATACTCTTGGCAAAGAGAACGATATTGTAAAGTTGGTTATGGCTCAGATTCAATACGAGAGCCATTTCAATGTAAATGCTCAAGGCCCTGCTTTGAGCGTTATAAACTCGTCAGGTGCCAGGGATTATTACAATTCTAGCGCTGTACAGAATATAGTTGGAAGAGGTATTAATCAGCAATCTGTCAACGTAGATCAGGGCCTTCGAGCTTGGGGTCTTCTACAGACTATGGGTTGGAACCAGGTGAAAGGCGCTTCTCAGAAAACAGGTAAGTGCCTGATCGAGACTGCAAGACCTGATCTTGTGTCTATACTTTGTGTAAATCCAGGAGAGAGCCTTTCTGCTAAATTTAATGGCTCATCTACTGTATCAAATCAACTGCTTGCAGGGCTCGTAGTTTTAGAATCCAAATATAAAGCAGTGAAACAATCGGGTAGTAAATTCACAATAGGTCAATTCACGTATAACAGCAGAATGGAAGCAACTTTCCAGGCTTATATTGGATTAGCGGCTACGGATCGAGGAAACGGAAGTTCTACTTCGGCGTACGTAGCAAGTATTTACTACGGAGCTGCCTACAATCAGGCAAATAGCTCAGGCGGGGGTGTGGCTGTTGCAAATGGGTCTAGTACTGGCACGGGGACGATTACCGTTGCTTCTGGTGATAATCAGCATCCACCCGGATGTTAAAATCACAATAGACTAAACGCGGCTTATCCTGCTAAAATATCTGCATATTTCAAAGGACTGTTATAAATGGATTTCTCCGACATTGCTCTAGCAAAACTGCTTCAAACTGTTCCTGAGCTAGGGAATTACATTATCACGTTTAAGGATGTTTCTGAAGAACTCCAAGACGATACCGGCATTCAGGTCGGTGTTTTCGTATTACGCGTCGGAACTGAAATCTTCTTCGTCCCCGTAGTATCGAAGAATGATAACGTGTACCCTATTGACTCTATCTTTTTTGATAACGAGAAGAAATTCTTCCCGCTTACGAAAAAAACTGTAGCCCTTGTTGTTACTTCGAGCCAGCTCGGTCAAGGTAAACCTACAGATATTCCTAAAACTGTGGTTGGTAACCCAAGCGTAGCGGATATGATTAACCCGCCCCGTACTGGCAAGCATGTCTATGCTAGTTCTAGTCGCCTGACTGAATTCATGGCTAGTCTGCCGGACTATATCAAACAGGCAACAATGGAGAAGATCGCAGCCGAAAAATCGGTGTACGATTCTCTTGATGAAATGTACGGACTAAAGGCCATTTTTGATGTTCTAAAAAGCCGTCCTGAAAGTATGGCAGCAGTTACTAATTATTCGCCGATCTCGGTTGTAACTGCCGCAAACCCTTCGATGACCAATGATCAGATCTCCTCAATCCTGAACGACGGTTACCACATTGAAGGCGAACAACCTACTTCCCGGGTTGCTGTTGCTATTGATAATTTCGATACAGCAGGTACTTTCCGTAATATTTCAAATCTTGATGGAGATAGAGATTTTGAAATTATGCTGTCTAACGGTACGTCTCGTGAGGCTTACATTCCTAAGATGTATACTTTGGGTTCTAGCCCAAAACGTGTAACCAATGATCTTGGCGATGCCGCTAAGACTTCAATGGCTATTTTCACAACAGGGGACTACGCTCTATCTGACAGCTTTGTTTCCGTCGGGGAAACTCTTGATCGTAAAGAAGTTCTCAAAACGATGTTTGAATACAATCCTCCTATCATGTTGAAAGATGTGGAGAATGGTGATAGAATTGTAATCGTGCTTAATTCAGGAGAGTTTCTAGGTCCAGTATCTGTGGATCAAGTTGTTCTCAGCAGCCTAGGCGTTGAAGTAAAAGGCTCTTCTTCAGAAATGGGGTATGGATATGAGATGGTTCTTTACGGATATCGTAATGCTAAGCCAGGTCCTGCAGTATGTGGCAGTGGTCGTAGCAAGGAAATCTATCTCCCTTATAATTCCATCGTTCTAAAGCTTGGTAAGAATCTGACAGGGGATCTTGAGCGTAATGTAAACTCTGCTTCGCATAAGCGTAAACTTCATGATATTCAGTGGCTCGGTCAGGAAATGAACCTGGGATATGATGGCGTAGAGTTTGCCATTAACGGTAAAACCGCTGGAGTAGAATCAGATGTTATGAAACGCCTTGTTGTAGGTGAAGGCATTGATCCAGAAGTAGCGACAAGCTTTGTGAAACAGGCTAAGGAAGTGAAGTTCGTAAAAATCTACATGACTAAGAAAGCTGGCTTCACGAATGCGCAGGATGACGGTAATATGCCGCAATACGGGGAAGAAGATCAAACCGGTATTGATCCTGACGAAGTTACCATGAATGGGGCTTATAAACCTAACGGTCAATTTATCCCTAATGTTCAAGGTGCTCTTGCTACGGGTGATGCTCAGGTTACAGAGGCGACGATTATTTCTGAACTTCTTCAAGCCCCAGACATGTTCGAGCTGATTAACGAATATCTTCCCGACATCGAGGAAGCTATCGATAAACTCGGACGTACATTGTTTATGGCTCGTGTTCATATCGGTCGTCTTGCTGAAGCCAATGACGCAGATCAAGTCTACGCATTCCTGGCAGGTCTCAAAACAGTGTATCGACTTCTTGGTGATAATTACCTGAAGCTGAAAGAATACTCGGCTACTGCTGACGTTATTGATACTGAATCTTCTGGAAAACAATTAAGCGTTAAAGAGTAAACATGTGCAATGAGACCAAATCAACGCGAATTACATATCCGCAACACGAAAAGGGGAGTTGACCCGCTAGTAGATTTATTGCTTAGCGAGGTGGACTGCCCTGAACGACGCGCATATCTGAAAATTATTCCGATCAAGGAATCCAAGCTTAAAAAAGGCTACGTAGAAGCTGCGCTTTTATGTAGCAATGATTTTGAAGCTATCTCTAATATCCTTGAACTCCCGGTAGATGTCGTAGAAATGTATTCCAAGATTTTCTACGATGTTACGGAATGCGACAAGCTTACCAAGATGGAGCTTTTAGATGTTCGAGATAAAGACGAAGCAAACCTTAAGTTATGGGCTTTGAGTCAAGGACTCGAATTTATAGCGTGGAGAATGGGGAAAGCAGTTACGATATCCCCGATTGATGGCCTGGTCGATTTATTCACGACATGCGTTTATAAAAGCAAGGAAGCAATGTTCAGCGGTAATGTCGCTGAAGCTTCTAAAGAGGCTACGAAATGGACGAAACTGTCCATGGATATTGCCAGATTGCTTAAAGTATGGACTACAGATACGCATGCAGCACGTCAAGAGCTTGAAATCGCTATTAGAGAAGTTGTACCGGACTTTAACGGTTTCGATAGCTTGGAAGGATTCGATATTAAAGAGTTGAGTGAACTACCTGCAAGGGATGCATCACAAGAGTTGAACGATAAAGAATCAGAAGAAGACGAATCCGAAAAATAAGAATATAGCTAAAAACAAGGGCTTACTAAGTTTTATACTGGTAGGCCCTGTTTGTATCTGGAAGTTAAATAACACACATGAATAAATATCTAGAGAAAATCGCGGCTAAAAAGAAACAAGGCCAACTTCGTATGAGGACTGGTCAAAAATCGATTCGTCACCCCAAAAGCAAGCCCTTTATAGCGCTCAATGCTAAAATAGGAACATCGTCAAAACGAGGACACAATGGCTAATATCAGCCCAGAAGAAATTAGAGATATCTCAGTAAAGGCAGTCGAAGACTTCCTGAACAACAACGTTCCCCTTAGCGCGGGTCTTGCAAAGCAAGCTGCCGCCTACGAATTGAATAGTGAACAGGTTAAGCGTGCTGTGGAATCAACGAACAATATCGCATACCTTAAAGTTCTACAACTGAGTAAAGAAGATCGCACTATCGAATTTCCGCTTGCTAAATACGCGGAAGTCATGACCGCAGCTACAGTGCCTGATAACTTCCAAGAAAAATCTGCTGCAGCTATTAGCGTTGAACAAAAAGACGCAATGGAAAAACAAGCTTCTGCTTATGAAAATCGTGAACTTGAGCACGGCGAAAAGCTGGCTTACTTCATAAAATCTGCAGCTGCTAATAAAGAGGCACTTGAACGTATCCAGATTGAAAGCATGAACGTCGCTGAGAGGCTTGTGAAAACAGCTAAGGCAATCAACAGTGATGAGAAATGGATGGATAAACTGGCCTGTGTTACAACGGAACAGGAGTTCAAAGAACTCTCTATTCTAGTTTCAGGCTCCGTACAAAAGTATCGTGATATCGCAAGTGTAGGTCTTTTTAAAGAAGCTCAGCTAAGCGAAGTTAAAGGATTTGCAGATTTGTATAAGCAAGCCCGGGAACTAGTTCGTGAACAGCGTCAGCGTTCAGAACTTCAGAAACAAGCCGCTGCTACCGCACAGGGAATTAATCAGAATAACTTCTCAGATGCGATGAAAAATATCAGTAAGAAGTCAGGACAATTTGCCAAGAATCTTGGTAATCCTGGCTATGTCGCAGGCAGGGCAGTAGGAGCTGCTGCGGCTATGCCTTTTAAAGGTGTTGCAGCAGTAGGCAGAGCAGCTTCTAATAGCGTAAAATCAAACGTCAATAACCTTATGAGCGGGGGAGTCGGTAAACCCAAGGCTATTGTGAAGGCTGTCGGTAAAACTTCCGGTTCAGTACTTAAGGGTGCTATCGGACTTGCTACTGGCCCTGCTATTGACGCTGCCCTGTATGACCCAGGTACGGATTCAACTACGGGAAGAAGCAATGACGCGTGGACAGCTCTTCAACGTGATTAATTAAGAAACTCAAAGGAATAATTTAAAATGCTAGAAAAAATTAAAGAACTCGGTCTTGAGAAATTTGCCGGGAATGAAGAACTTGCCGACCAATTCGTTGCCGGGTTTATCGCTCATGTGATGATTGAAAAAGAAGCACAAGAAGTCGAACAGCTACAAAAAGAAGCAGCTGGACCTCATCAGCAAGATATTACTGGTGACTATCTGAAAGGTATGGCTACAGAAGCTGGTAAGTCGTCTGCAGGATTCGTGTCAAATATGGCAGTCAATGCTCTTATCGGTGGATACCGCACGGTAGTAGATCAATTCCGTTATCAGCGTTTCCTAAAAGCATTGCACCAAGCTATTGCTAATTCCCACGTTCTTCGTGAACATGATAACAAGAAAGTCCTGAAGTACGCAGATACTATTTATCGATTTGCACCTATGGTCGCTGTCGACCCGAACCTGCTACAATCTGTCCTTACTAACGCTGTTCTTGGCGATGGTATTGATCTTATGACTATCAAAAGCCTAACGGATCTTCAAGGTCGTTATCGTGAAAACGGTGCGATGAATCCTAAGTCACTGGTTTAAAAAATGAACAAATACCTTGAGAAAGTCGCAGAGTCTTCCCGGGGTAAAGATGAGAACAAAACCAATAAGACGATAGCTGGTGGTGCTGCAGTCGTAGCAGGCGTCGGCATGGCCAAGGATCAATATGATCGTGGCCATCTTACTGGGCGTGAAACTCTTTATCACGGAACTGCAGTAGAACATAAAAAGAAGATTCTCAAAGAAGGGCTTAAACCACGAGCTTCTAAAGGTATTATTGACGTCGCAGAAGAAGTTCATGGTGAAGATGCGTTGAAGTCAAAAGAGCATGTGTTTATGACAAAGTCTAAACATCAAGCTCATACGTACGCAAATCAGGCCCAAAGAATTCACGAAGGCACTTTCAAAATACACGATGCCATGAGTAGGTTCAAAGATATGATTCCCGGAACTAAAAGTTCTAAAGGAGTAGTTCATGTCAATGCACCTACGTGGAAATCTGATGAGTTTAAAAAAGTACGTAATCCAGAAGTTAAAAAGATTTTCAAGGATATGAAGGGAGACCCTTTCACTCCACCTTTTGCCAAAAAATTGCAAAAGAAGAAAATATACGATACCCTTGAAAAGTCGGTATTTACGAATAAAGGCTCAGTATCTAACAAGTATATGAAGGGTTCTGATGCTTATGCAAAAAACTCCCTTGGCGAAATTAAAAGCTTTATTAAAGCCAAGCCTGGGAGATTCGCAAAAGGCCTGGGTAAATCTATCCTGGGAACCGCTCTTGCTGGAGCTGGTGCGTATTATTCAAGCAAACAACTTAAGAAGTAATTATGGAAAATAAATACCTTGAAAAGATTGCTTCAATGTCGGCTGTTAAAGAAGGCATTAAGGCGGTTGGTAAGGATTTCGCTAGAGGGTGGAAACGTAGTTCTACCACTTCGAAAATTGGATTAGCAATGTCTGCATCTGGTCTAGGACTGGGCGTTGCTAATTTTAAAAATAGTACAGAGAGTAAACAGCGAGGCCGACATATGGCGGAACTGGAAGCTCAATCTCTTAACCAATTGAAAGTTATTTCAGAGTCTCTTAAGAAGAAACCTAAGGTAACGGTTAACCTTCGTCTCCATCAAGACAATCCAGAGTCCAACTAAAACTAGATTCGCCTGTAAAATATAACTATGCTAACGAAATTAATCGACACCTCTTCTTTTTATCAAGACGAACCTCATGTTACTGTACTTGACAATAGGGATCTTACAGGCAGTCTTGTTAAACAAGCCACGGACTCTAGAGTACAGGAGTTCGCCTCTAAAATTACACCCGTAGATGGTAAAACGTATCTTCACATCCTGGCCATGGGAGCTGGTGAGTTCTATGGTGCCAATCGCAACGCTGATTATTTTCCAGAATCTACGCTGATCGATTATCACAAGACGTTCGAAACATCTCCTGCTCATATTTTCCGCAATCACGTAAACAAAGATCCTGCCATCGCTATCGGTAGAGTTGTGTTCTCTGTTTACAATGAACGTATGCATCGCGTTGAACTTATCGCTGAACTTTGGAACGATAAGGCTCCTGATATTGCAGAACGTATTGGTAGCGGAGATTGGCCCAAAACTTCTATGGCATGCCGCACGCCTTTTGACGTTTGCAGTATTTGTGGCAACAAAGCTAAGACCCGTGAACAATATTGCGAGCATCTTAGCGAACAACTTGGCCGTGTCTATCCAGACGGTCGTAAGGTTATGGCGCTAAATCTTGCGCCACTTAAGTTCTTCGATATTTCTATCGTATTCCGCCCTGCCGATGTTACAAGCGCAGTTCTACAAAAAGTAGCTTCTGCTCAACCTGCTATTAGCTCTGTTGATGAAGCATTGGCGGCTGGCCTCGAAGAGATAACAATGAACAAATCCGCTGCTCTTAAAAAGCTATCGGAATTGCTTAAAGAGGTTGACGGTGATGTTGTATCTATCGATTCTAATTTTGATAATCTTGTATCACGAGTTTCGGATCCGCAAGGTGACGTTATCGACGTTATTAAGAACTATAAGCTTAACGAGATTCTTAGTACCTTGGGTCATCTTGGCATTAGCCCTTCATTGGGTTTTCTCGCTGAACTGATTGGTAGGAAAATACTAGGCAGTGATGCTCGTGGTATAGGTCCTCTTACAGCTGCTTATATCAACAAAGTTGGAATCGACGGGTTAATGGATTTCGATAAAGATTTCGGCGAAATTACAGAACCTAATCTTGGTATCGCTTATGCTCTGCTTCCCCACATGCAAGATGCTTCGTATTTCCCGGAATACGTAGAGGAGCGTGTAGCATTTAATAAACAGGCTTCAGCGTATGGCTTTGTACAAGGCACAAACGTAGGCTATAGCGGTAACGGCCCACACATCGAGTCTACAGTATATGAAAAATTCCGTGAGCAGAATCTCACTGAATCAGCTGATAAAACACCTCAACTTCTAAAGATCCTAAATACAATTGTTGCCATCGGTGGTGCTGCTCTGGCTGCTAAATGGTATATCACTCAAGTAATTGAGAAAAAAATGAAAGATCAAGAATTGAATAGGGTTTCAGTTGGTGTTAAAATACCTTTAGTTAAATCTGCTTCTGACTACAAATTGACTTACAGATTAGCCAAATCGGCAATGTTAAAGTTGATTCAGAACAAAAAGATTGACTGAAGATTTTCATAAGGCTACAATTCAGTAGCCTCGTTAAAAAAGGATATTAGTCATGATGAATCTAAGTCTTGATGATCTCATCCAGGATCTTGAAAAGAGCGCCGGTCTTAATAAGTCCGCCAGCGAAGAGACAGAGAAAGATGAGAAGAAAGATGAAGAAAAGGCCGATAAGGACGTCAAGGAAGTCAAGAAAGATGTAGAAAAGACTGAGAAAGATGTCAAAGACGCCAAAAAGGAAAACGATGCTGACGAACGTACCAAAGAAGCTGCGGCTAAGGGTGCAGAGTTAGCTAAAGAAGTAATGCAAAAGGTTGCATCCATTAAACTTGATCAAGTAACAACAGAGGATACTATGAACAAACAAGCTGCTGACGCAGGTAAGGCACTGGCCGAAGCTCTTCTTGAGAAGCTGGCTTCAGTTGGTGACATGAATACTACTAACGGTATTGCTAGCGCAACGCCGACTAAGACCCAGGTAGACCTGGCTGCTCAAGTAGCAGAACAAGATCGCATTATCCAAAACCAACCGGGTACGGATGGTCGTGGTAATGGTGGTTCTATTAACCAGATTTTCGACGCAATCGTTGCTGACGCAATGGCTCGTGGCGCAGCTCCTGTTGATCAAAATCCTACGCCTGGCGTTGCTAAGGAAGAAGGCGCACAAGTTGCTGCACAGACTCCTAACCAAGTCGCTACTGGTGCATTTACCGTTGCTGGCGATGCTCAAGAAAAGGCTGCTGCTGTTTCAGCACTGGTCGAGCAAGGTCATGATTTCGAAGATGCAGTTAACCTGGTAAAGGCTGCTGCGGAAGAAATTCAACGTGAAGAAGATGCTCAAATCAAGCAAGCTGCTCTTAACCACTTCATGGAAGCTGGTTTCGACTTCGAAACTGCAGTAAACTTGGTAAAAAAGCTGGGCTAACGAAAGAAGCGGGTGTCCTGCAACTAGTAGGTAAAGTTCCAGGCACGTCGTTAGCTCAGAAGGTTACACGTATTCCGGGTACGGGCGGGGGCGTTAAAAACGCTCTCGGCGAAGGTCGGAAGCTTAACAAAGCACGCGTCGCTGCTACTGCACTTGGTGCAACTGCGATTGGTGCTGGTGTGACCGCCGCTGTAAAGAATAATGATCAAGAGAAGCAAGCCGCAGTTGGTCTCCTGATCGAATCAGGCGTGGACTTTGATTCAGCTGTGCAAATGGTTGAAAAGAAAGCATCTGAGTTGGAAAAAGTAGCATTTGGTCCTAAAGCACTTCCTTCACGGGCTGTAGCTGTTGCAAAGAAAGGCATGGGGATGGGTGCTAAGGCAGCTATCGGTGCTGGTGCTGCTGCAGTGGGTGCTGGTGTCGCTGCTGCCGCAATGTCTAAAAAAGACAAAGACCGTGAAAAGAAAGCCGCAGTTGACATGCTAGTCGAAAATGGCCTTGATTTTGATTCAGCCGTTGAAATGGTTGAAAAGAAAGCTGCTGAAATCGAAAAAGCTGCTGAAATCGAAAAAGCTGCTGTTGCTGGTTTGGTAGCCGGGTACATGGGCTCCAAGAAAGGCGACAAAGTTGGCGGTACAATCCTAGGCGGTGGTCTTGGAGGTTCGGCTGGGACAGCACTAGGTTATGCACTAGGTCGCAAATTTAGCTCAGGCGCTGCTGTGGCCGCTGCTATCGGTGGCGAAGTTGCAGGTGGTTTCTACGGCGGCAAAGCTTATTCCGCTATGAAACATCACGGCGAAAAGAAAGACTAATTAGCTGCATTACAACTAAGTACTAAGCCCCTCTGTATCCTCGGTATGGAGGGGTTTTTTTCATATTGGCTATGAATAAATATCTCGAAAAAATTGCAAACCTTGATATTGATCTCGATGAACACGGTAGAATTAAAGTAGCCGGTATGGAGATCGACAAGGGCACACATCTCGGCCAAGTTGCAAAGCCTGAACATGTTGTTTCTCCAGGTGCTAAACTATCTGAAGGAGCAAAGACATTGTTCAATAGAGCTTTACACAAAGTGGCTTCAACGTTTCAGGAACGAAATCCTAATTGGAAGCATGACGCTATAGATACTGGAGTTATCGGTACACTTGGTGCGGGTACAGGCTTCGCTGTTAACAAGCTAACCCCCAAACTTATCGGTACTGGCGGAAGAATGCACAATGCAAAACTTCTAGCTCTAACCGGTGCTACAAGTCTTGCTGCGGATTATGCTGGCGTTAAGATTAACAAAATGATAAGTAAACATGTCGACAAACAAGTATCTTGAAAAAGCCGCTGCGCTTTTCCCGAGTATTGGGTACCATAAATCTCTGAGCAAAGAAGAGAAGCATACATACACGCAAGAGTACCGAGATGCTGGAATTTCTTCTTTTAAGAATGCAGCTAAAGTAGCCGGTGGGAATGTAGTGAGTACGATAGGCGCTGCAGTAGGTGTAGTCGGAGGTATGGCTGGTGGCAAGAAATTGGCCCAGGTACTTTCAAGACGTGCACTTAATAAAAATGTCATCAAGGGTGTTGGCAAAATCGGGGAAGGATCCTACGATGTTACTGACTCACTTAAAAAGGGCTTAAAAACGCACGCTATCCTAAGACCTGCTGGAACTCTGGCGGGTGGCGTAATAGGCGCAACTCCTGGCGCTAGTATCCTGGATCACGTTAGACACAATCACGCCAAAGGCGTAATGGAAAAAAAGAGAAAAGACAATGAGTAATCTATCATCAATTCTTAGACAACATGCTGAAACCGTTCGTCTTTCGACGCCTGAGGCAGTTGCCGTAGAACATCTTAAACAAGCGGGTTTCACTGAAGAAGATGCGTATCTTCAAGTTGCTCAGCATGTAATGGAAAAAGAAGCAGCTTCCGTTCTCGCTATGAAAGGCGTGGATCACGAAGACGCTGTAAAAATGGTTAAGGCTGCAAATCTTAACCTTGCTGAACTGAATAGTTTTAAGGTTCAAATCGAAGCTAACCCCACGGTTGAACTTCTTCAAAAAGCAGCTGAGTATGTAGAAGCTCTTGAAGCTCAAATCGAAGGTCTTAAGCTGAATATCGAAAAGCAGGCTTCAGATCATCAATCACAGCTCGATCATATTGATGCTGTCGCGCATATGCCCGAACAGATTACCAAGATTGCTTCTGCCGCTCAATTCACGCAGGAAGATCTGGAAGAACTCCAACGCGTTTCTCCGGAACTTCTAACTAAAATGGCGTCTGCTATTGAAGAACCGTGGGGCATGGGTAATGGCGTAGGAGTAGCACGTCCTAAAACCGATCCTCTGCTTGAGTTTATGCTGAGTTAAAAAACTAAAAAGAAATAACAAATTCCTACATCACGTTTACGACGTATTAAAATAGGAATGTTGTGAACAAATTTTGAGCTAAGTTGAATAATGTTTTACTTAGCTTCTTTTAATAAGAAACATATACAAGGAAACAAATATGTTAATGGAACGTAACGCAGAGATCATCCGTGGCTGGCCGTACGATGGTTCTCTAGAGCGCGTCGAACCGATTACAGCTGCTGCTACTCTGCAGAATGGTGACTGGGTTGCCAAGCAGAGCGATAACACTGTCAATAAATCGGGTGCGACGTCGTCAAATTCAGTAGGCCTGGTTATCGTCGGAAATGGCGATAGTGGTTCAGCAGCGTATGCAGGCAAGGCACTTGTTCTTTGGGGCAATTTCCTGGCTAAGATTTCAAACTATGCTGCAGGTGCTTATGCTCCCGGTTCGCCGATTACTGTCAAGAGCGGTCAAGTCGCACTTGGGGTTGTCGGTACTGATCCGATTGTGGGCTTTGTACTCGACGTTGTTACTGGTTCAACGACGGAAACTGCTCATCTTACAATTAAAGTAGCGTAATAGGAAAATAAAATGAGCGCATATTCCACAGAAACTGTAAACGTACAATTCCTGAATCAATCTTTCCTCGATAAGATTGACCAAGGTCATACCAAAGAAGCTTCGAATGCTATGTCAGCTTTCGTACGTCAGAAGCTTCGTGAAGACGGATTTACCCGTAAGATCCTGACTCCTGTTCAGATCACTGCTTCGGAACTCGACCGCCAACTGACGGAAGAACCGACGGTTATCGTTGAAAAGGAACCTGACTCGGTTGCAGCTACTGCTCCGTTCCTGGGCCGTCCGGAAATTCGTTACTGGAAGACTTCGCGTTATCCGGTGACCTTCCAGAAGATTCAATCGCAAGATTTCCGCAAGAGCAAGTTCGAACTCGCTACGTACCGTACCGACATTCGCACGATCCTTCAGGAAAACAGCGTTAAGGATATTCAAGAGCAAGAAGACGTGAACTTCTACAACAACATTGTTTCGATTGCTACGGCAAACAGCAATGTCCACACTATCGCTGGTGGCTTTACAAAGGCTAACCTGATGGCTGGTATCAAGTTCATGCTGCTGAACAAGCTGCCTGTTGGTTGTATCCTGATGACGCAATCGATGTATGCTGATCTGCTGACTTTCGCTGCAACGGATATCGGTTCGCCTGCTGCTTCGGACCTGTTCCGTGGTGAAGGTTCGCTGGATACGTTCTTCGGTTACAAGATCATCACGACGAACAAGGCAAACATTCTGCCGACGAACCAAGCACTTGTGTTTGCACCGCAGAACTACCTTGGTCAGTTCTATGAACTTCAAGCTCCGACGGTCTTCCTGAAGACTGAAGCTGACATTATCGAATTCCACGCCTACGAAGCTGTTGGCGCAGGTATCGGTAACGTTAACGGCGCAGTTGTGCTGAACTTCTAATCAAAATTGGAAGAATAGATTTAAAAAAGAAAGCCCGGTTATTCCGGGCTTTTTTATTTGGTGCTACAATAAATTGTGAATCCGGAATTCACAGGGTTCACGTAACTAGAGATACCTATGAAAAGATCTGACACTACAAGAAATAAGCGTGGCACTAAGCAGTATGATCAAGTTGATAATTTTCAAGAACCAGAACCTAGAAAAGAGCACGTAGATAATAGTCCTTTAGTTGGACAGACTGATAATCAGAAACAATACCTTAAAGCTATGTCTGGTAATAATCTGATATTCGCAACAGGGCCTGCAGGTGTTGGTAAAACTTTTCTAGCCACAGCGTTTGCAGCAAAGTTACTCACAGAAAAGAAAATAGATCGCATTATTATCACTAGACCCGCTATTGAAGCAGGAGAAAGTCTAGGACATTTGCCGGGTGAAATTGAAGAGAAATTCGATCCATACCTTCAACCTTTCAGAGATGTTTTAAATCGTAGACTAGGCAGATCTTTTACAGATTATCTTATTAACAGTAAAAGAATAGAGGCAGTTCCGCTAGCTTATATTCGAGGACGTACTTTCAGAAATGCTATTGTTATTCTTGATGAAGCCCAGAATACAACACCAAAGCAGATGAAGATGTTCTTAACAAGGCTTGGAGAGGGCTGTACTGCGATTGTGAATGGGGATGCTACCCAGATGGATATCAAAGGCACCTGTGGCCTTACAGATGCAGTAGAGAGGCTGTCTCATATCCCAGAAGTAAGAGTGATCGAATTTACTAGAGCAGATATTGTAAGAAGTGGTCTTGTGCAGAAGATTGTAGAAGCGTACGAAACTTGAAAGACTAAAAAAAGCCCTGAGAAATCGGGGCTTTTTATTAAGGTTATCGCGTCACAATTAGCAGGGTCATTATCATCCCTGCAGCTGCTAACGCACCCATTAAGATCGGGCTCGGAGGAGGTCTATTGGGGTCTTTTGTTATACGATTTACGAATTTACGAGATTGCGTAAATCTTTTTACCTGTTCAGGGTTATCAGCAAGCTCCTGTATTATCCTTTTATTTTCAACGTGATTCATGATCGTCTTCAGTTTTTTTACCAAACAATCCTATCAGGATAATACAACCAATAATAAGAAGTAAGAAATCCATACTGCTCGGTTCTTTGGTCGTTACGTCATTGCTCATAATACCCTCCGTACAGATTGACTATTAATTAAGCGGATTTCTTTCTGCGGGCATCCGCTATGAACATCACGACCCGCGATTCCAGCTTAGGCTTACGCACGAGGTACTTGGTCTCGACGTACTGGAAAAGCTCTTCGAGCAAAACCTTGATCACCCGCTCGCTGTATTCCATGACGAGTGCATGATCTACTGCAACGACCCTTCGTTTTATTTCCGGATCTTTCTCCCCAAGTCTGTCCAAAGCAACAACGCAAGGCCAAGGGGCTCTGCTGACGAATTCTGTCATTTCACTAATCTTCATTAATATCTCCTTATAACAAAGATACAGCTACACGGTCTTTCTATATTCCTTATACCAATTTCCAAGATCCATTTACTCTGTTAAAATAACTCTGTAATTTAAGGAAACCAACATGGCAGGTGCATTTAATAAATACCTATCCAAGACCTTGAAAATGCTAGACACTGCTTCTGGTAAGTCTGCTAAGTCATGGGCTAACAAAGCTTCAGTTTTAGAAGAGGCGGAGAAATCCGGTCTTACTTCAGGTAGAGCTAGACGGAAGGCCAAAGTAGAAGCTGGAAGAACATTTCAGACAAGGGTTAAATTGGGTGTTGGTGGAGCTGCTGTCGTAGGTGGTGGATTCCTGGGCTTGCATAAGTACATGCAACATCAAGATAATAAGATTCTTGCTCGGATTGACAAACTATACGGCGCGCCTTACAATGGTAACTCTTAAGAAAGGAATTGACAATGTCAAAAGTAGTATTTAAGAATTTTTACCTGGTCAACAAACTCCAAACTGGCCTGGTTATGAAAGCGGGTTATATCTCCCTAAAAGTAGGTGGTTTTGCAAAGGTTCTAGAATCTGATCTCGAACATCCGGACATCATGGATTCCGTGAACAAGGGTTGGGTTGAAGTTCATTCTGAAGTGCCTGACGCTGCTGATCTTCCGAAGCCAATCGTTCCGATTATCGAAACAGAAGGCTATAAAGGCCTGACTGCAGAAGAACTGCTTAAGTCAACAGATACTCCCGCTGAAAGCACTGCAAGCAGTGTAGCCCTCGGCCAAAGCGGTGTAGAAAAGACTGGAGAAGCTGCAGCATCGACAGCAATCGGTAAGTCAGCAGAAGAAACGAATACCGGTAAACGCGGTCGCAAAGCAGCAGATAAAACTGAAGCTACGGAGTAATTAGATGTCAGTGAATATGCCGCAGGTTCTCACCCCGCAAGAGGTTAGAGAATATACAAGTGATTACGCAGTAAATAATTACCTCATCGAAGGTGAGGAAATGACCGATACGTTCATTGAGCTTTGTATGACCTTTGCGGCAGATTCATTCAACGTGATTCCTCCCAAGGGAAACATAGGAGTTCAGAACTTTCCTTCGAAAGTTTTGCTTCTTTATGGAACTCTTTGGCACGCATACGATGGTAAAGCTTTGCTTTTAGCTCGTAACACAATGCAATACAGCGACGGTGGGCTTCAGATCCCAATCGAAGAAAGAGCCGAGTTGTATAGAAGTCTAGCTGCTAACTTCCAGCAACAGTTTATGGAATCGGCTACAAAGCTGAAGATTCAATTGAACATGGAAAGCGGTTGGGGACATGTATCTTCAGATCTGGCAATTATGCCAATTTGGTGATCTAAGCAATACTTAATACAAGGCCTCCTTCGGGAGGCTTTTGCTTTTAAAATACAGGTACTATGGCATTCAACCTCTCAGTCACCCCAGGGTTCTTAATACAAACCCTTCAATTGCCCCTAGAAACGGCTAGGAGGGCTTCGGCTATCCGAGTGAAGGTCTACCCTCAATGGTTCAAACAGGTGACTGTAGAGTGGTCTGTACCGGCTTCTTTTGGCCACTGCTTATTCGATGTATATTTCTCTCCTGTAGAAGATAGCGGATTTGTAAAGTTAAATTCAACACCGATAACGGGAACTACTTTTGCAGATCCTACTACGGAAGAATATTCAAAATATAACAAAGGGTACTACGTAGTAGAAGCAATACTACAGGATAAAAATAATGTTACCCTTAGATCAGATCCTGCAACATGGAACACAAACCAACGAAATTGGGTCACTCTGCGAAGCATTGAAGTTCAGCGCAGAGAATACTGGTTGCTTAGTAGATTCGCAGGTATTGGCTCTTATCTGTTTCGTAAAAAGACTTATGGAATGCGCTGTACTCGCTGCTGGAATGCAACTACTGAACAGGTGACTGACGATCATTGCCCTCAGTGTTTGGGAACTTCGTTTCAAGGAGGATTCTTTGATCCCGTGAAACTATTCCTTCAGTATGATCCAACTCCAAACCAGGAAGTAAAGTCATACATAGGCCATGATGAAGAAAACACTATCGGAGCATGGACTATTTCTATGCCTGATATTCGGTTAGGCGACGTTCTAGTACGGATAGGAGATTGGAATCTATACGAAGTTTCAAACATTCGTACGACTGAGCTTCAAGGAAATGTTGTACGTCAAATGCTGACCTTGATTCAGCTAAGCAAAGGGGACGTTGAATATCAACTGGTTACAAGAAATCTACCTGACTTCCCAACACAGTATTTGGAGCCATATTAATGAGTGATGCAGCATTTTTCAGCCCAGTGGATCTAAGTTCACTTATCCTTGGCCCTTTGCGTTATTTTTTTAATACATACACATCTCCTACCAGTTTTTATTGGGACATTGATGAAAAGAAAAGAACTGTTGAACTTGAGTATTCTAATAACATGCACAAGATCACGTTCAATGAAAGACCTCGTATCCTCGTAGATAGGGGACCTTATTCGGTCAACAAGTTTTCTCTCACTGATAACCTTGCAGAAGGGAAAACAATGAATGAAACTTTTGGCTTAAAAGATATTAATAATTTCGTATTGTATCAAGGACAAGCGACGATAGTTATAGAAGCTGCCCAACAAGGTAGTTGCGAAATTCTTACCGATATGGTGCAGCATTTTCTTCTATGGTCAAGGCCCTATCTCTGCGAAACCCAAGGATTCAAAGACTTTGCTTCTCCGCTATCAGTAAGTCCATGTGAGTTTGTAGGGGACGAAACAAATGGTAAATTCAGAGTTTCTATTTCTGTGCCTTATATGAAAGAGGAACGTTGGAGGGTGACGAACGATAGTATAAAAATTAAAAACTTCGTCATCAACATGCAGGCTGACGGCATCAATTTAAATTAAAATACCTGCATAACGTGTCAAAATTCTCGCTTGTAGCCGTGTGGCTGCAAGTATCAAAATCCTTTTAGGAAATAAATATGTCATATGTCATTCCATCAGTACTAGTTTATCAACAGCTGCAAAGCTCTGGCGGTGTTGCTAATACTACCCCTGATCTGGAAGTGTGCCTTGTCGGTCCGGCTTACAACGTAGTTAGCTACGTAGCTGGTTCGACCGCATCTCTCATCCAAACTGCAGCAGTTCCAGCGGTCTCCGCCTCTGGTAGCATGACAGCAGGTTCGGCTGTGGTTACTTTTACTGCGCCTGTTCCTTTCGCTATCGGTGATGTTCTGCTTATTCCGGGTGCTTCTTCCACGGGTAGTACACTTAGCGCAACAGTTCTTTCAGTAGCTGGCTTTACGGCAACGACTGACACGGCTGCAGGTACAACTGTAAGCGGTGTTACTGTTACGAAAACGGCTGTTATCAGCAACTCTGGCGTAGTTAATACGTTCGGTCTTCCTTCGACCAAACCTGGCCAAGTTGTAGATACGACCTCAGTTCAGGTTTATCTGAACAACGCAAAAATCGAAACGCTTGTAAGCGGATTCCTTGGTTATTCTGGTTCTAACGAACTGGATATTTCGGCTCCTACCGGTACTGGTTCTGCAACTTCTGGTTCAGCTTCTATCACTTCGGTGACTAACGCTACACGCTTTGTTATCGGTGACCAGATCACTATCGCAGGCGCAGGTGCAGCTGGTGCAGCACTTACTGCAACGATTACCAATATCTCGGGTACTACGTTCACGATTTCTGCTCAAGCTGGTACGACTGCAGCTGGCGCTGTAATTACCAAAGCGGCTATTTCAAACGTTAATTCGACAACTTCTACCCTTCTGGTTGAAGCCGGTGATCAGATCGAAATCGATTATACGAATGTAAGTGCTGTAGCTTCGACGTTTACGACGACGGTTACCCAAGTAACTAATCCTACGTCTACGCTTATTACCCTGAACACGACTGATGTGCTTCCCTCTGACCTTAGCGTTCAAACTACGCTTTCAGCAGGTGCTACGTCAGGTGCTACATCGGTTACTGTTACTAGCGCAACAGGTATCATCGTTGGTGACACGATCCTGATTCGCGGCGCTGGTGCTAACAATGCCGACCTGGTTGCTACTGTTTCTGCAGTCGCATCTAACGTCCTTACCATTTCGCCTGCTGTCGGTACAACTGTGTCGAGCGGTGTTGCTGTTATCAAGAAGGCCCTGTTCACTGTTAAGACTCGCAAGGTATATAACAACCAGCTTCTTCCTGCTACAAACCCGCATACAAGCTCGTCTAACTACGATGCTTCGAATGCTCCTACGACAGGTCAGATTTCTATCGAACCTAATCCGTACATCGTTTACGGTCGTGTGGTTAGCGGTGAAGTGCACTTTGCGTACCGTGGTCTTCGTACAGATCTGTCGGGAACTATCCAGGTTCTGACTACGACTGGTGATATCGAAGGTATCCTAGGTGATACTTCCGAAGCGAATCCGCTGGGTCTGGCTTCAGTTCTTTGTATGGCCAACACGACGACGCAAATCAATGTTATCGCTGTGCCTTCAAATGACCTGATTGGTTACGAAACGGCTCTGGAGCTTGCTGAAGGTCATCGCCTGTACGCACTGGTTCCGCTGACGCAAGAAGAAGATATTCTGGCAATGTTCCAAGCTCACGTAGATCAAATGTCTACTCCGCAAATGGCTGCTTGGCGTGTAGCTCTGGTTAACACTGCTATTCCTACTGTTCAGGATATCGGTCCTTACTCGTCAGGTTTTGTAAACGCTAATGGCGGTAACAACGCAATTACTGTTATCAACGGTAACTACGTGCTTACGGCTTCTAACGCTACGTTCCTGAGCGACGGTGTTGTTCCTGGTGACTCTGTTGTGGTTACGGCTGCTACAGGTACGCCGACTCAAGTTGGTTCGCTGCAAGTTCAACAAGTTCTGAGCAATCAGCAAGTCGTTGTCGCTGCTACGGGCACTGCTACAGCTGTGAGCTACTATGTAACTCGCACGCTGACTAAGGCTCAGAAGGCCGCTGCGGTTGCTGCTGTTAGCACTACGTTTACGGACAAGCGTGTTATTCACGTTCAGCCGGATACGGTTGGTGTGACTATCGGTGGCGTGGTTAAGTATCTGCCGGGTTACTATCTGTGTGCTGCTCTTGGCGGTATGGTTGCAGGCTTCCCTGTGCAACAAGGATTTACAAACGTTGGTGTGGCTGGTATTGCAGATCTGAAGTATTCAAACTTTTTCTTCACAAGAGCACAGATGAATACGATGGCTGCTGCTGGTACGTTCCTGTTCGTACAAGAAACCCAAGGTTCAATTCCTTACGTTCGTCACGAACTTACCACGGATATGTCTGTTCTTGAGTATCGTGAATTGCTTGTAGTTAAGAACTGGGATTGGTTATCATATGCCTACTCAGACACATTGAAATCATTCATCGGAAAATGGAACATCACACCCGATAGTTTGAATACTTTGCGTCAAACTATTATTTCGGCTTCTGAGCTTTACAAAGGTCAGAAACTTCCTAAGATCGGTGCACCGCTTTTAGGTTATAAGATTACGAGTCTAGCTCAAGATCCGAATAATAAAGATCAGGTAATCATCAATTTGAATATTTCAGTCGTCTACCCGATGAACTACATCAATCTATACCTGATTATCTAACCTTAGATAAGCTAAAAAAAGCCCGGAGAAATCTGGGCTTTTTTATTTACGAAGCTTTCTTTTTGTTTTCGTGGAAACTACGAATCGAATCTCCTCTTTTTCTACGCTCTTCTTCAGAATGTATCCTACCGATATTTGCAAGTCTGAGTTTTTCAGTATCAGGTCTATACGTTGATTTCTTTTTAGCCTCTGAGAGAATTTTCTTTACTTCATCAGACCTAGCCCTTCCTCTATGCGCATCTCCGATTCTTTTTCTATGTTCCTCTGTAAATTTGCGGCCCTTACCTCCTTCTGATATAGCTTTTTTATGAGCTTCAGATAAAGGTCTTCCTTTTCTCAACTCGGATAATCGTTTTTTACCATCTTCAGACATCGTGGAGCGTTCGGCTAATTTAGAAATGTTATATCCTTTTTCCTTGTCATGGCTTCGGTAGGTATCCATCCAATATTGCTCACGTTCCTTCAACTTATCTAAATTTTCAATTACTTCGAGGATAAAAATTTCGAAAGCTTCGACTCCATACTGCTCATATGCACGAGTCAGATGTATATTTTTATGACGTTTTCTCTTAAGATCAGACCGATGCTCCCAAATTCTGTTTCTTAACACTTTTGCAGATCCGATGTAGACCTTCTCATTAACTGTGTTTTTTATGCAGTAAATTCCAGGTAGTGTCAAATCATAGTTGTTTTCGTTTATAAGTTTCACTTCCAAACTTCCATTAAAATACAACCGTAGAGTACTAGGTTGTTCAACTACCTTGTACCAAAAATTCATAATTTAAGGACTAACACAGTATGGCAGCCGACGCTACAAATGATCGTCTAACAACCATCCAGGAGTCGGGATTTGGGCTCGGATGGGATTGGAAAAATGAATATATGTCCAAGCTCAACCAAGATGGTTACGAGCGCTTCTCACAATATTCAGCATCTCCAGATACCACGGCCCTGTTCGCAGGCCCAGCACGTTTCACCGGTCTTTCGAGCGGTGTAGGTGACCTGGTACCCATCGGTCTTACCGATAACATTCAAATGAGTGCAGACGCAGGTCTAGCACGACTGTTCGAAATTGGTTCGAACCGTTCGTTCTTCACACGCGGAAAAACTCAACACGCAATTTCGCTTTCTAAATTCCTGGCTGACCAGGGCAACGTTCTGTATGCGCTTTCACAGCAAGCATATCGTCCGATTATGGACAACGGTGGTTTCGGTGCTCCTGGCGCTGATTCTCCGAACACTTACGTTCAGATGAATCTAGACTCCGAAACATTCGCAGTACCGTTTGGTCTTCTGATGGTATTCAAGACTCGTGGCGGTGGCTCAGATGGTTTCGGTGTTCCTCTTGCAGGTCTGTACCTCGAATACTGTATGTTCCAGAACTACAGCTTCGCAGTCGCAAGTGCACAGCCGGTCATCGCAGAAAACGTTTCAATTCAGTTTGATCGACCAGTTCCAGTAAGCTTCAATAGCTAAAAGAAAAGCCCGGAGAAATCTGGGCTTTTTCACTTCTAAAGCTCCTCATTTGGATTTTCAAACTTCTTTTTGTTTACTCGATCCACACTGCTAAGAGCCCTGGAAATATGACTCCGAATTTTTTCTTTACGTATCCTTTCCCCTAATTCCCAGCCAGGGAGATAGTATTTGTCGAAGTCTGTGAGATTCAATCCGAGATACCCTACACTGAATAGGAACCAGATGAAGGTTGATACTGAAAGGTATCTTCCTATTATCACCATTGATAGTCCTACTAGAAATACCTGAGGGATAACTATCCACGGTTCAACCGAGAGCCTCTGATCCACGTAGGCTTTAGCTATCCTTTCAACGGATAACCTATGCATTTCGACAAGAGCAGATTTATTACTAGCGGTCACCAGGTAGTGTAATCCGAACATGAAGAGACTATATATTAAGTACAGCCAGAACAAGCCTTCCAATATACTTTTAAACATACCCTTCCCTTTGTGAGTTGGTAAAGTACTTCTATTTCTAATCTACTTATACCAGTTTGACAAAGTAAAAATAACCCGAATTACTTCGGGCTATCTTGGGATTTAAATCTCAAATACTTTTACTCTGCCTTCTAAAGACTCGCGCTTGATATAGTCTATCTTATCGTTAGCGATCAAGGCATCCAAGTACAGCTTAACGTTTTGCAAAGCCTCGATTCTGGATTTCATGTATCGAACTCCAGCTATACTTGCCATTTCCAGATCAATGTTGTACTTAGCTGCCTTGAACAGATTTTCAATGTCATGCCCTGGTCTCTCACTGAAAGCTTGTAAAGGCTTACCTTCCTCTTGTAGAAGGAACAGGCTTACGCCTGGTATTTCGAATGATATCAATTTACACTTACCCCCGGTACTTACTCTTGTCTTTACATACGGAGTTAATGTCACCTTTTTTCTCCTTATGAATGCGTTATACTACGCGATGTTTCTATATACCTTATACCAAAATGAGTAGGTTAAAAAAAGCCCGGTGATTAGCCGGGCCTATCCTGAGAAGAAGCTTACTCCAGGATTCTACGCCATGGGTATAGCAAATCTTCTCTTTGTTTTACAGAGCGGTTGACACATCGAATTATGAAGATACTGATGAGGACTCTGGTGAATGCACTACCGGAATCGTAATACCGATGCAGAAGAAAATCGACGAGGAATTGAAAACCAGACATCAGCAACGCAATCACAAATACAATTGCTATGCACTTTTCTACTCTCGTCAACTTAATTCTCCCAATTCAGGAAAGGTACAGCGCATTTACTTTTATGGCTTTCCAGAATGTACGCTTCGATATCGGCTTTGACACCTAACGTCTTCATTATACTCAACATGCCATATGCCAAACAATATGACGCTTTATACTCCGCCATAGTTTGGTTGGTTCGCTCTTGCTCAAATTTCACGGAGTTTTTTTCCAGATCCTTGATTGCAACTCGAACTTGAGCGACAGCTTCGTCATAGCGTTGAGCACTAATGGTCATTCCAGACATAGCTTGATCCTTAAGGTCTTGACGTGTTAAAATTCGTATATACTCTTGAGAAACAAAGTACAGCCACTTCAAAGAATAACTACAATAAGTCTATTCTCAGTTGTTTCGCTCCTTTCTACTGAGATTCATCCCGGTGCAATGCCGGGATTTTCTTTTTCTAACTCTTCCCTTTTGTGAATATCGACTGCCGCCCCGAAAAGACCTTCTGTGCGATAGAGATCCTGTGCGAACATGAGTTCTATCAGTTCATCTCTGGATACCGTGAAGACATTCTTCGCAGGGGACAGCATCAATTCTTTTACGATTTCATCTGTAAGCCTTGACATCCAATCTCCTCTAAGCGGTAGCCTTGTCTTTTGCTTCCTGTTCCTTGAAATACTTTACCTTCCTTTCGGAAAGATCTATGAGACCTTGAGGCGAATTAGCGTATACAACTTGTTGCATCCGGATTTCGAATTCATCCAGATATTTGATAGCATCTCCGTAACTCCAGGCATGAATGTACGTCTCTCCTTGATCCGTATCCTCCCGAGTAAGAGGCATGCAGTGGAATTCATAATCGCGAATAGCATCCTTCTTAACACGGAGCAGCGTATCAGACCAGTCGATGTTTAGAACACGTTTCCGCCAACCGATCTTAACCAACCCGTAAGGCGTTTTCACCAGCCACCACGGGCCTCGATATTCCTGGGACCCATATTCATTCCGGATCTCGTACATGCCTTGAACTTCAACGCCTGCCAACATGAACACGGCTTCTACTTTATCTTTGGTAAACAAGTTAACTCTCCTTGGATCGGTTAGGAATATCACGCTTCTTTTCTTCCGGTAACTGCTCTTTCAGAAGTTGTCGAATACGTTTGCGCGCACGTTTGCGCTTAGGTTGAACACGGGGTTGTGTCGTCATCTTCTGAATTATCCGAATACAAGGTTTCCAAGCTGAGTTGCTTCTCTACCTTTACGGCATTCGGAAAAGGATCTTTCCCCTCGGGGAAGGTTACAACTTTTGTGGATCCTGAGATATTGTGCAGCTTCGTACTTTTGATCTTTCCGGCCTGAGACAGCCCTCTTCTTAGAATATCCAGAGCATCTTCGGGATTAAGCACCTTAAACACATACGCCACCGGATCAAACATGGTGTAATGTATTACAGAACTTACCGGATCAGATCCTTTGTAGTCGATTGTGCGTAATGCTTCGTCAGCACTTTTGAATGCTGCTACAGATCCATCCGAATGGCAGAGAAAACCTACCTGGCCGTCTACTCCCAACTTCCCTACTCTGAGAAAACTGATCTGCATTTCGCCTTACTCCTATTTAAATTGGTCTTCGAAATCACCCCAGATATCGGTAAAAGATTTCTCCTGTTGCTTTGTTGCTTTAATACTGTTCGTGTCGATCAGAAACTTGGGATCAAATCCGGTATTGAATTCACCAAAAGATTTATATCCCGAGGGGTTGCGGATGACGCGAGTATTGCCTATGAATTTATCCATGAATTTATGACTATGGCCATGGATCCAAACTTCTGGAGCCCATTCCGATTCAAGGATATAATCAAGGTTACTCTGGTATCCGCAGTTAGCACTGTCGAACTTATAAAACTCATCAACTGCCTGGAAGCTTGGGCCGTGATGGGTCACTACGATTTTCTTTTTGTCTTTATACTGCTCTAATCGCAAACACTGCTGAATGTACTCAACGGTGTTATCATGCTTCTTGTTCGTGAAATCCGTGGTCAAGCCGGGAGAATGTCTGAAATCAGCCATGTAATGACGGACTAGATTTGCATTGATAGGGTTATGTAGATTGGTCCACAAAGTTCCTCCAATGAGAACTACGTCATCGATAACTACATGGTCATCCTCTAAGACCTTTACGTTGTAAAGATGAGATACTCTCCGCTTGAGCCAAGGAATGAACTCTTTACAATGCACGTCGGCCCAATATTCATGGTTACCAGCGACATAGTAAATAGGTTTGTTGATGCCTGAAAGCTGATTCAATAAAATATCAATGTGCTCTCCTTCAGCTGCATCCCCTGCAATAATGAGGATATCAGCTTCTGGGTTAAGCGTTTTCTCCATGAAGTCTTCCAGATGCATTTCGCTAAGGCAGTCTAGATGAAGGTCAGAAATGGGTTGTATGAGCATGATGAGATTCTCCTATAATACTTATACCAAATGAGGCGTTAAAAATATGTTTAATAATCCATCGAGAATCGATTCCAATTTCGATGAAGGATATGTGTCGGAAGTCGACCCTTATAGAGGATTCTGTAAGGTTAAAACTATACGTGGTCAAAATCTTGATCAGGTTCAATGGGGCCAAAGTTCCGGAGGATCTAGTCGAGCTGGAGACAGAGTGACCCCAACGATGGGAGACCGTGTAGTTGTCATGTATGGACTCGGATATCCTCTGATTATCTGCTTTCTATCTAGAACTCAGACTTCGGATAGTGCTTACCCAAAACATATCGATACCGGGGATTCTATCGCTGATACTGGAAACTTCAGCCCGGAAGGAATTAATGCTATCAATGACATTAACAAACCGGGAGACATGGCTGTCGGAGATCGAGTCATAGGATCCAGCGGAGGAGGCATGCTAGCTATCCTCCGTGGTGGGTCTATTCTTATGCGAAGCTCTCGTCTAGCTGAAATCTTTGTATCAAAGTGGGACGACGTAGTAAGAATAGTATCACGTAACTTCGAACATTTCACAGATGTCAGCTCAGACATTATTAAAAACATCAAAGGTCGCGTCTATAGATACACTGGTTACGCTGCAACATCAGATGCTGCAAAGATTGAAAACTACGGATATAACCTGTATTATGGCGATGTTGCACTTGCACAAGCAGTGAAGACTGGTTATCAAAACTACTCTGGATCGCCCGCTACATCTTCCATAATTTTCAGGGAAGAATCTGGAATTATGTATCGCACCGTTGATGGATCCAGCGGAGCGGTTACACAGGTAGTGGGTAGTACAAAAATATACCAGGATAACACTAAGGTTACAGTTGATTTTGGGGGAAACCATATCGCCACCTGGGATGGTACTCAAATCAAACTGGATTATGAAGGGCAACAAACTGTTACACTCAACGGAAGTCAGATCGACTTAAAACATAGTAGTGGTGCCGAAGTTAATTTAAGCAGCAGCGGTGTTAACGCCACGTACAATGGCCACTATGTAAAGGTAACCTCAGGTGGCGTTCAAATGGGATAATGATGCTAAACAAACTGATTAAATGGATAGAGGCGCTATTCACAAAACAAACGCCCCAAACTCAAGGAGAGACCGTGCCTATTAAAATTCAATTCATTCTCAAGTACCGAGAGAATTGCTATACGAATGAAGACGGATATAACTGCTCAGGTATGCTGGAGAGCGGCTTATTTAACAGCGCACGCTTTATGTGTGAAATGCTGAACGAAGAGCCTGATCGCTACGAAGCAGAAATTATCCATGTAGAAGACAACAATGCAATTGATCGTGAAGTTACGCGCTTCCGTCCAGATGTAGTAATTATCGAAGCATACTGGGTTGTACCGGAGAAATTCGACGTTCTCCACAAACTACATCCTAACGTGAAGTGGGTTATCCGCAATCACAGTAAATCATCCTTCCTTGCAAACGAAGGAATTGCTTTTGACTGGTCCATGCGCTACACGGATTACGACAACGTCTATGTATCTTCTAACTCGGAAGTAACAAACGACGAAATCGCTCAGTTGGTGTATAACCATCACGGGGACTGGACTCTGCAAGAAGCTAAGGAGCGCTGCCCGTTCCTGCCGAATTATTACCCAATTCACAGGCTTCGTAAGGATCGCCCTGATTACTGCACTCGCCATAACGAAGTTCATATCGGATGCTTCGGTGCTATTCGCCCGCTAAAGAATCACGTTATTCAGGCTATTGCTGCTATTAAGTTTGCTAACAGACTTGGTAAGAAACTGTACTTCCATATCAACTCAACTCGTATGGAAAACTCAGGTGCAAATCAGGTTCTTAAGAATCTGCAGATGATTTTTGAAAACATTGATCATGAACTGGTTGAACATGAATGGATGCCTCATGCTGAGTTTCTGAAACTGGTAGGTACAATGGACTTTGGTTTACAAGTATCATACACCGAAACTTTCAACATTGTAACAGCTGATCAGGTTTCTCAGGGAGTACCGGTTATTGTGTCAGAGGAAGTGGATTGGGTCGATGGTATGTTTATCGCAGATCCTAACGATTCTAATGACATTGCAGAGAAATTGTTCATTGCAAATATCTATGCTCGTGCTCAGGGCTGGGTGTATCGCAATCACAACAATCTCGGTGAATACAACGAGAAGACTCGTAAAGCATGGTTTAGAGAACTTACTAGACTAACTGCTAAAAGCTAAAAAAAGGCCCGGTCACCAACCGGGCTTTCTTATTTCTACTACTGGGTTCCTAAGAAGTTAATCATGCATGATTTCAATGCGGTAATCGAGTTCATCTACCGCACGGAGATGTGAATTTATGCTACCCATTACAACTCTCCCTGTTCGTACTGTAACAGTACAGGCCAATTCGAAGAAGCAGACTACAGCTTTTTACCCAGAAAGCTAGTCAGTAAAACTGAACAGGATTCTCAGATGCGGTCTGATGTTTGCCTGTTGGTGCTCCGGAGTCTAACGACATAAGTTCTTTTACGTTTCCTCCGTCGGCGATAGGATCACTTTCTTGCTTGCCCATATCGGCTTTCTTTAACTTTGACTTCAAACGATCACCAGCTGTGGGATTCAGCTGGCTGAACCAATTCAACCGCCCCATGAGTTTACTGTAAAACAACTCTGCACTGATACCGGCCTTTTCGGCTTCCGCCTCGATACCATTCTTATTGCAGTTGTAAACCATAGCCCTGAGTTTGTTACGCTCAGATTTTTGCAGATTGACCTTGACGTTCACAACGGCTCCGCATACATACTGCCGCTGGAAATAACGCATGACTTTTGTCTTGGCGGTATTTATCCGGAATCGATACCTACCGACTTCACGCGCTACTACTTTACAAAGATTCTTAACAACACCTTTCCCATGTTTTATTCGTGTTTCCTGATCCATAGAGACTGTGATGTCATCTGCGTAGATGGTGAGCGTAAAGCCCATTTTGTCACAGTAGTCTTTAATCGCAGGCCCGAACGTTAGCGCAGTGATGATGTTACTGAGCTTAGGACTTGTCAGCGCGCCTTGGGGAACGAACGAATCGTAGGTGCAAAGCTCTGACAGGGTTCGGGCAGATTTCTCGCCGAAACCTATATGCTGGAACAGATCAAACACTTGGTATTGCTTGATAGAAGTAAAGAAATCTTCGAGGTCGATACTTACGACCATATCCTTGCCCACATGGCTTACTGCCATCTGCGGAATACTCTTGCCCTTCTCAAATGCATGGATGTATTCCGGAACCTCGATCTTGTTCAGTACCTGGGTTAGGATTTTGTACTGAACCATTCGCATCAGGTTATCAGGATTGTGGATCTTCCGAAATTTCGAACTCCCCCTCTTTCGCAGCGATAAAATCGAATAATGCTCCGATTTGCTCCTCCCAAGCAGCGTCAGCAACTTGGCATTCTTCCATTTCAGCTTCTCTGCTAGCTGCTGATTTGTCTGAATGTTGAATGGTTTCGGGGACGACGACGTTGTTAGATTCAGCTTTTCCTGATTTTCCATTTACTTTATCTCTTTTAGGTACAGCAACTTCTCGTGACTTACGAATAATTTGCCGCATAAGATCTTGAGGGGTCACGCGGTACGGCTTCTTGCCGACAATCGCAATGCCTTCCACTAAGACCGGTGGCGACTTTTCAAAGCGGATAATACTATCTGTTTCTGTGAACGTCTTCACCTTGATAGGATAGTAGTTGTACAGCAATCCGGTTTTCACAACGTAGTAATTGTCTTTTACTGTAAGTTCCGCAGTAATCAACTTTGGTACGTTCTTCGAGCTAACGGATGAAAGATCCATGTTGCACCATTGTTCTAATGCAGGTAGTTTCTACCTGCGGTTCTAAAAGAGCCAAGCGAGGTTTTTTTAAACTGCTTCTTGTTCGCTCAGCGTGTTTGTCAGATGCTCGACAACTTCAATCACCGTAGTGGCGATACGAAGTGCGACTTTGATAATCTTAACAAACATGACGAGCTTCGTTAGGAATTTACCCATTAGCGATTCTCCAGTTTGAACCCCAAAGGCTGGGGCTAAAAGAATAGGTCGCTGCTTCTTCGAGTAGGGTACGTGCCTGCTCAAGATTGTTATACCAAAAATATACAATTTCTTGACCAATAAAAACGAGGCCGTAGCCTCGTATACTACTTACTCAGGATAATTGTATACTTCCTGATTTTTCATCTTCAAATTAAGGTCATGCTCTTTGACTTGCATCCATAGCCACTTATACGCAAGTCTTGCCAAAATGGGGAAATCGTAAAGAAGTTTGTAAGTCTCAGAGCTGGGTCCGAATACATAGAGAATACCTTCGTAACGGACCTGACCTTGAATAGAGTCTTCTTCTACCCAAATCCTTGCTTCTGAAATTGCAATTTTTCGTTCACATTTCCAACGCCAGTCATCCTGTAAGTACAAGGGAGGCTTGGCAAAATAGTCTTCTCCTCGTCCCGCTTCAAGCTTAACAAATGCGAAACTCCTACGGTGACTCACTACGGTAAGGCAACTCATACATTCAGGTCTTATTATCATGGGGGTGCTCCTTGACAAGTTATAGATGCTACAGGGGCTTACAATATTCTTATACCAAAAATTGGACACATGCCAATTCTCTGAAAAGCCCGTCCAGTAAGGGTTTGCGGGAAGCGTGTCCAATTTGTCCAAAATCAAAAATAAAACTGGACAGCCGCAAACCTATACTGGGCTTGGCTTTCAGCCGATTTGTCCAATTGTCCTGGTTTTTTTTCAAACCATACCTCACTTTCTAATAGAGAAATAAAAAACAAAAAAAGAAAAACTTAGGGTTCACCCTAACAGTCACAGAATCCGGGGGTCTTATATATAT